GATGCGCGCCATAGTTGGGGTTTACCCTACTTGCTGGTTGTGCCGATTGTGCTGCCCTCCCTGCCCTCTTGCCTAAGCGCTGCCCTCTTCGCGCGCCTCTTGCTCCCCCGCTCTTCCTGCCCTCCCCGCTCTTGCTGCCCCTTGCTTGTCGAGTCTGCCAGCAAGAGCAAGGGCAGGAAGAGGGCAGGGGATATAAGACATTGCAGATTGCAGACTTGCAGCAAGGGAAGATAGCCTATTTCCCTTGCTTTTCTATCAGTCTAGGGCAGCATTGTTGCCCAACAATGCTATACCATACCTTGTCAAGCAAGGTATGGTTGTGTCGAGTCTGCCGATTCCAACATGCTGACTATCCGGGTGGGATCAATTTTGCCGAGTCTGCCGAATGTCCGACCCCCTCGCTTGCCGTGCCCTCCAGTGATCCTTTCGGGTCCACGGGGAGCACTGCCGCGTCCGATCTCCGAGGGCGATCTGATCTTCAACATGCAGGTCATCAGTGCCGCGATGCCGCCGATTGCCCGGCAACTTAGAACCAGACCTCCACGATGACAGGATCATCGTTCGGGTCAGGCGGGAATCGCGTCAGCCCATTCGGGATTGAGCAGCGGACCTGGGCCAGGGAATTGGAAATGCCGGCCGGCTTCTCGTCCTTGACGACTCGGCCCCGGAGGGCGACCTGCCGGCGCACGACGTAAAGGCCGGGGTAGTCGGACGGGTTGAAGGTGACGACATAGAGTTCCATGATCGTTCCATGCTTGGGAACCGGCCAAAGAACCGGCCACAGTGATGCTGGCCCATATTGTATCCAAACGAGGTAGAGGCTACAATGGCAGGATGCTAACCCTCTCCACCTGGAACACGCCGGCCTCCTCCTACCCAGATTCCCAGGTTGGCCGTGCCAGGATTAAGAGCATCCCCTGCAAGAGGGGCTACTACGAAGCCTACGGGCTGCGGGGCGTTCGGGTCTATCGGGCGGCTCGGCCGCTGCCAATCCAAACCCTGACGATCGACGGCGCGACGTGGATGGTGGACGACCCGCCGCACTGGTGGGCGATGGAGGATCACGCTACCCACTACCACGGCACCGTGTTATGTGCCGGCCTCGGCCTGGGGCTGATCGTCCACACCTTGACGGCCAACCCGAAGGTCGAGAAGATCGTGGTCGTCGAGCGGGAGCGCGACGTGATCGACCTGGTGCTTCCTCACTTGCCGCGTGGGAAGCTCAAAGTGATTCATGGCGACTTCTGGGAATACAATGACGCGGCAGACGGAGTGTTCTACGATCTCTTTGTGGGCGACGGCCGCGAACTGGCAATGGAGGCGCTGCACGTCTTCGTCCAGTTGGCACAGGAGTACCCTCGCCCGATTCGCATTCATGGATTCAACAATGACTACTTCGACAGGATGTGGGATGCCATCGGTGAACTCTCCGCTGAGGCGGGGCGATCTGGTCTGACGGGCGACGGCTACTACGGGATCATGGCAACGACGAACTCGGTGTTCCTCGGCAACGGGTGCGAGGAAGTCTTGGATGATGAGGAGATTGCCAAGTTGAAGATCATTCCGATCAATGTCTTCCACGAGGGCGTGACGGCCGCTTCCAATTTCCTCGATCTGGTCGAGAACCGGGCACCGTGCCAGGAGATTGAAAACCAACGCCGCGAAGCCGCCCACATGCGGGCAGAAATGGACGACGTGTATGAGCGTTGAGCCAGGCGTGTATCTGCACTTCAAGGGAACCGAGTACACGGTGCTCGGCGAGGCTAAGCATAGCGAGACCAAAGAGACCTTCGTCCTCTACACGGATGGCCATCAATACTGGGTTCGGCCGGTCGATATGTTCAAGGGCAACGTGGATGGCAAGCCGAGGTTCAAGTTCCTTCGGCCAATCGCGGACGACGCAGAGACCGTGGAACGCCGACGCCGTTTCTCAAGGGACATCTGCGGCAATGAGTAAGGAAAGGAGCAAGGATGCCACGGAAGTTGGATTTAACTGACCATCGGTATGGTAAACGAACCGTGATCTGCCAAGCCAAGGGATTATGGCACTGCCGCTGTGATTGCGGTGTAGAGGAGGATTTCAGCACAAGCAATTTACGACAGGGGACGGCTCATCTTTGCTCCTGCACTTCGAGACGCAAAGCTGGCCGTGGGCGATTGATTACAGTAGGCGCTGAAACGCTTTCGTTGAAGCAATGGGCCAAACGAATCGGTATTGACTTCCGATCATTGACGAGACGATTCAAGAGGATGAGTGTCGAAGAGGCAATCCTATTGCCAGTCGGACCATCTACGATAACGGTTGGCGATGTCAGTATGACCGTTGGCGAGTGGGCCGCGAAGTTGAGAGTGTCCAATCACACGATACGAAGATGGGAGGAGAAAGGCATCCTTTCGTTGGCAGCAAGAAGTGATGGTCGAGGTAGAAAAGCTCGCCTTGTGACGGGGACTGTTACGATGACTCTTCGTGATTGGTCCAAGGAATTGGGTGTCACGCAAGCAACCGTCCTTAGATGGGAAAAGGAAGGAACACTGAAATTGGTGCCTAAAGAAGTCAGCCAAGAGATGCTGCGATGGAGACGAAGTGCCTAAAGTCCATATTACGCAATGTCTGTGCCCGCAGCGCCACTGCATAATGGGCATCATTTGGGAGGAACCAGACGAGACGCCCGAGTCTGCGATCGAGAAATTGAAGCGGATCATCAAGTGCCTGTTCGAGACGAAGGCGGTCAACCCGTGGTGCGGAATCTGCCAGAGCCGTGATCTTCACTACGAGGATGGCTTGACGCCTTTCAAGTCCAGAGAGGAAGCCCTGCCCTTTGTGAACGAAGTACAGGCTCGGAATCTTTTAACACGCGAGTTCATCAGCGCTGACACAGCGTTCAAGAGAAACTGATGCAAGTAATTGACAATGGCGAACTGTTTTCGGTCAAGGGATTCAATGTCTCACTCGCCCGCTTCTGCAATTCGGCGCAGTGGAAGAATCTGTCGGTCGAGTGGAAGTTGGCAGCATTGGCTCTTGGATGTGAGGCGATTGAAATAGCATTGAAGATGCCGCAATCTTCGCCCGATGCCCGTTGGAAGAAGGCCGCGCCAATCTTCATTCGCTGCCAGCAGAAGGATACTCAGGCGATCCGCGAGGGGCGGCCGGGCCACGGGCCGCAGCGAGTCACGTCCGTCTATCGGAGTGACAGCGTTCATGTTCGCCTTGAATGTGGCTGCTCATTTCCAATTTCTTGGCTGCCGATCTGGGAACGAAATGCAGCCCTTGCCTTCCAGGAGTTCCTCAAGAAATGAAAGCCATCATCGTCACACCTAACACCATCGAGTTCCAAAACATCAGTGATCTTCACGCGACACTCGACGGCTACTTGGAAGCCTTGAGCGTCGGCGAGAACTTCATCTGCTTCATTGATGAAGACGGAAAGGCCAAGGGACTCCGGCCGAATCAGCGGGCGACCGACATCATCCAACTAATGCTCGCCAAGCGCGGCCGTTCCATGTTGCCGGGCGATATGATCGTGGGCATGGCGATCTTCGTGGGAGTGGACGGCGAGGATGAGGGCGATCTGCCCGAGTCGGTCATCGCCGAATACTTCCCCGAGTTTTTGGGCAGCCGATCGCAAGGTATGACTGACGCGGCCAATCCCCGAGGAAGCCTATGAGACGCGGACGCAAGATGTCAAAAGAAGAACGGCAGAAACGCAGCGATGCAAATCTTGCTGTGATGAAAAAGTTGAAGAAGGAGGGTGTGCCCCTCGGCTCCGCTCGCCCTGGCCACTGGAAAGGGCGAGAGCATTTGCGAGGATTCAAGCAGGCAGCAAAAGCGTCTGGGATTGCACGAACTCGGCGAGCGCGCGAGTGCTATAAGGTGGTGATCGAGTTGATTGTGCAGTGGCAAGCCGAGGGAGTCACCTACGAAGCGATCGCTTGTCGTCTTAATCAGCAGCATTTTCTCACGTTGGCTGGAAATCCATTCACTCAGCCCGCTGTGACTTCCGTCTTCCAATTGTTTGGGAGGAAGCCAGTTCAATTTTCACGTACACGGGACACCTGCATCAAATGCAAGAAGCGTTTTCGGGTGCCTCTGAAAGAATCGTTGGATGAACACCGTCCACATACTTGTCTTAGGTGTCGCAAGGAACAGACATGAACGCAGTGATGGACCACTTCTATTCGATCTACCATCGGCAGGCCGGCGAGAAGCCAGGTTGCGGCGAGAAGATCGGTAAGGACATGCTGCGGCGATTCATCCGGCAGCAAGCCATCAAGGCGGCTGCGATCGTGGAGGAAGTGCATCGGGTCGGGGTCATGGAAAGCCTGGATGCCCTGATCGAACACGCCAATGATTGCCCGTGCGGCGAATGCACCGGCCATTCACCGCAAGTTGAGCCAGAAGTGCCCGATCCGTTGGCCTATTATCAGTCCATTATTGACCACGGCGGCGGGATCATCACCTTGGGTGACCATCTTGGCGTCTTGGTTGGTCCAGATTATACTAACACTCCGGCCGGGTGGCTTTACGTTCCGATCGAGAACACTACCACGGCCGAGCAATTGAAGCACTGGGTCGATGCCGTCCGCACGGGGCGGACGGATTGGCCGAGCAAGGAGGTACTACGATGAAACTTGGTGATGCAGTGAGAGACACGGTAACTGGCTTTGTTGGTGTTGCCGTGGCACGGATCGAGCGCCTCAAGGGCGCAACAGCGATTGGCGTTCAATCGAAGCAACTCCACGAAGGAAAGGTGATCGAGGAGTGGTTCGAGGAAGGCCGGCTGGAAGCGATCTCCGCGAAAGAACTGGCAAAGGCCGCGTAGTTGGGAGGGCCAGTCTCGCTAACTGGTCAAGCGAACTCAGCAGGGTGTTCACATCAGACCTTTCATGTGACCCCTGCTGGGTTCGACCCATTTGGAGAACGATAATGACCGATCACCTAATCAATGGTCCCTACAAGCGGTGTCGCTGTGCGTGTTGTATGGTGAAGAAACGGAAGATGACCGCCGCCCAGATTAAGCGGTTGCCGCCGAAACCAAAGAGAGGAATTTTCTCGTGAGTTGTCCAACATGCGGTCATACGATGCAGAACGTCGCCGATCGAAGTTGGTGGTGTCCACGATGCGGCACGTTGAAATTGAATGAGCGAGCGGATTCATTAGGCACTTACGAAACGCGACTGGTCGAGCGCGTGAGAACTTATTTTGAGTCTGCCAGTATCGAGGATCAAGAAGTAGCACGCGCTGCGGTCGAGGAGTGTTTGGGCGATGAACATCGAAAACATTGCAAAGGAAATGTGGAAGCAGGCAAAACAGGGACCGACCCATCGGTGGATCAGAGTTGAGGGATTCAAGATTGCGGTCCTCTGTGCGCGGAGCATCTGCGATCAGGGCTGCCATGTTCGTTTCACGTTCATTATGAATCACGAGTCAGGTATGATGGCAGTGCCACATTCGCTCGTGCGACGAATACGCGAAGTGTTCCTGCCGAATGGCATAATGTATCCGGGTGAGAATGGCGAGTTGATTCAGTACGTGCAGGAGATATGTGTGCCCACTGATCGAGAAATCCGCCGATCGCTGGCAGCCCAACCGTTGCCGGCACATTCTGGTCAAGACTATCGCGCGTCCGGGGACGCCGATTGCCCGGTCTGTGGTTTCCTGATTCGGCTGCATCCACTGGACCCGAATGAATTGAGCTACGACAAACAACCGTTTCTGCATGTGCTCTGCAATGGAGATCGAGTGAAGACGTGAAGCAGATCAATCTCAAGAATCTGGCTAGCAAGATGCGGACGGAGGCCGATATGTTTCCGTTTGATCCGCTTGCTATGGTCTCTTGGCGGAAGAAGAAAGAGAAGGTGAAGTCCTACCAGCATCGGATCAAGTTTGAGGGTCACACGCTGCTGGTCACGTTGACGCGCGATGCGATGCCCATGTTCGACTGTCGGGAGTTCTACCATTTGTCGATTGGCAACGATCAAGGCAACCCGTCGCTGATTCCGAAGCGGATTGTTTGGAGGATACGGCAAGCGTTCCTGCCGCATGGCATCGAGTTTCCCAGCAAGCTCGGCAACTGTTTGCAGTTCATCGAGCCGATTGCAGAAATAGAAAATTGATGATAGCAAAAATCAACGTCACAAAATGCAAACCAAAGACGATGATGAATTTTCATCACGAGTTGGGCGCTGCTGACATCGAGGGCCGTAAGGTCCGTTTCTGTCAGCACATCAACGGCTCGTGCTTTTGGCTATCGGTTGATGAAGATATGTATTTGGTGGAGACACAGGAGTTGATGAATGCCGTGCTGAACGCCGTGATGTCAGCACGACGATCAGGGAAGAAATGAAACTGCTCGATAACATTGTTGACTTGTTCTTCCCACCGGAGCCAGGCGATCCTAAACCGCCACCGAAGCAAGTGCTGATTGTATTCCTGATGTTGCTGTTCATCTTATTGTGGGGAACGTGCAGATAAGGAGGATACCATGAAATGCCCACGTTGCGAACTCGTGATTCCTGACGACAGGCTCAAGGCACATAAGGAGCGGTGTCACCCTGAGCTTCTTTTCAACCAGTGGGAGACGACCGGATTCATGCTGGCATCTGAGCTTGAAAAACTGGAGTCAAAATATAAGTCACTCAATGTGTTGCTCATCGAGTGTGCTACGATTGGCAGCTTGTCGGTTCATATTTATGTGCTTTCTGAGGAAAAGCGACAGGCCGCACAGATGAAGCATCGTGTCATCGTTGAGATCATCCCTACGCCGCCTGGCAAGGTCTTTAAGGCTCACGGTGTCACTCCCGTAGCCGCACTTGCCCTTGCAATGGATAGAATGGAGTATGCAGATGAAATGCCCATGCTGTGAACTCGTGATCGAGGACGAAGCGGCGCAAGTCAGCCATACGGAGCGGTGCCACCCGCAATTGTTGCGGCAGCGATGGGAAGAGATGCACATGGCCCCAGAGGATATGCTTGCACACTGGGTAAGCATCAGCGACAAGCACCCGCCGCTTGAAGCTGTGCTCGACGAATGTTTGCGAAGGTTCACCTGGCTCAATATGACGATGACGCCCGAGAACGGCGCAAACATCCATGCGAAGCCTAAGTACGGAAACCTGATTGACGGTCACGGCGAAACGCTGTACGCTGCGCTGAGTCTGACTTTGGACCGATTGGACTACTATGAAAAGACGCATCGCGCGGAAAATCCTGAAACGGATCAGGCACAAGGTCCAGTTGATCGGTAACGCGATCTTCTACTTGTACCAGCCGAGCAGCTATAAACCCAGCACCGTACATCGAGCCGAGGCCGTGCTGGGATTGTTTGCGCTCGAACCCAATGACCTCTGCCATGAATGGGGCCTGTTTGATCCGTTGACCGAGACTTGGTTTGGCACTGGTGACAGTCCGTATATCTACGACGATGAGAGAACCGCGATGGCCATGCGGCAGATCGTTGCGGCGAGGATACCGTGCTCCCCGCTGCTGATTAGCGTGGAGCCGTTCACGTCGGCAACTCGGAAGCTGGACGAGATCACGTTCGGGAACACATTGGATCAGGCAATGGCACTGATCGAACAACGAGGATTCTGACATGCTACGGATGGCACACCGATTGTTGAGCCAGAAGAACTTTTCTGTCTTTCCAGGTACACCGCAGTCCAATCACGCGGAAATTCGTCGTGCTAGGGATATGATCGTCAAGGACTTGTCTTCTGGAATCCCCGTGGTCGTTGCTGACAATATCGCAGACTACGTTGCGGCTCTGGTCGAGGATGAAAAGTTGTCGTTTGACGATCTTCCTAGAGTGAAAATGCCTTTTGATAATTTCTTCATTGAATGGAAAACTCCAGCCACAATTGACGACGCAAACCAGGACTTTAGTCAGTTCGGCGCACACATTTATAAAGGCGACGATGCGTTCGTTCAGTCTGTGGCCAAGGAGCGGTCGGATATTGCTTCGGTTTACATCGGCTTTGCCTACATGACGGTGAAACGCACCGGCCTGGTATGTTCTAGTTTTAGTTTCCTTCTCTGCTTGGATGTGAATGGCTCAGTTCTTCGGGTGCCACTGATCGGTTGGGACGGTAAGACTGAATCTGGTGAGAGAAGCGCAGAGATCAGTACGATTGTGTGGACGACGGCTTTTATGCGCTCACACAGTAGTAAAGTGCTCGATGCAACAGAGACCGAGGGACCGTCGCCGCAATGGTGCAAGCGGCAACGTGTCAAGCAAGTGACCTATAAGACAATCTTGGTTCGCGGAGTTCGTGGTCGCAGGAAAAGAGGCGAGCGCAAGACGGAAGGCGATCGGTCTGGAAAGGCTCTCCATATTCGCAAGGGGCATTTTATGGAGTTCATAGATGACGGGGTGAGCAAGGGGCTGTTTGGGAAGTACATCTTCGGGTTGTTTTGGGTTGAGGCTTGCATGGTTGGCTCGGAGGAACTCGGCCAGGTCTCGCATATCTACGACGTAAGGGTGCCAAAATAATGTCGCACATCATTCCGTACAACGAAGCGAATGTCGTCACGGATCAGCCCTGGCTCACGGCCGGGGAGCTTGAGCAGGCGAAGGTTGCCGGTGAGCTTTTCAATCGCAGCCTCAACGATCGCATGGAATCGTGGATGGTCGAGCACTTGGAGCAGCGAGTCGCCGAAGGTGACCAGCAGGCGATCGAAGCGTTGCATCCGCTCTGCCATTACATCCTGACGACTGACTTTCGCGTCGTGCAGGAGCCGAATTATCTACGTTGGGGCATCTTCTTGGAACGTGGGTTGCACCGCATCATTGACAAGACGGACATCTGTGCCGGCCAGGACCGTGATCGCTGTGATTTTACTTCTTGGGCCGCTCAACAGCGCCACAAACGCAAGCGGCAGGACGCTCCTACCTTCAAGACTGAGGAAACCTACGTCTCCACGGTGTTCATTGGTGCAGATCAGCACGAATTGTTTGAGACGATGATCTTTGGAGGCTGGTTGAATACGATCTGTTGGCGAAATTGCACCTTGGAGGCGGCGAAGAAAGCCCACTGGTCGGCCGTGACGTTGGCTCATCTGCTGAAGCGCTACATCAAGCGTCATGGCCGATCGGTGCGGAAGGATTGGGTCCGGCTCGATCGTTTCTGGCATTTGGCTCGCAAACGCGGCCCTGAGTGGGCCTTGAAGCACGTTCCGACGATGCAGAAGGTCGAGAATCGGCTGAGTCGGGTGCCTGGACAGCCTTCGACGCCGCAACCGGACTTTTTGTCCGAGTTGGCAGAGCATTTTGTGCCACGACGAGGGGTTCCAGCATGATGTACGACGACAGATGGGCGCGGATTCCTTCGCTGTGGAAAGAGGAATTGCTTAGGCTCTCGATTGAGAAACCGCCTGGCATATTCGTCAATCCCCATCCTCTCTGTCAGCACTGCGGCGAGCCGGTCCTGCCTCACGAGCCACGGGGCCAGGTAGTCAACGCGATCATGCACCACGAGTGTTTCTTCCGATCGGTGGCCGGCAGCGTCGGTCACCAGCAGAAAAACTGTCACTGCTATGGAAAAACAGACACCAGCGAGCTTGGGATGAGTAAAAGAGATGCGGCGAGGCGCTCTTTGGCCTTCTATCGGAGCCAACATGAAGGAATATCTCGGTGATAGCGTGTACGTGGAGGTCGTCGATGGCATGTTTATGCTTACGACGGACAACGGCGAGGGTCCAAGCAATACGATCTACCTTGAGCCGGTCGTTCTCGCTGCGCTGATGAAGTACGCTGAGAAAGTCATGGGTTGATTTGGCGCGGCGATTTTCGGCATCTTTGCCTCCAATCAAAAGCAAACGGGCCGTCCGGCGATCCGGGCGGCCCGTCGCACGCGGCTGAGAGCCTAGTCAACCGCGATGCCTCTGGAGCGACGTAGGAAGCGGCGGGTCCACTGTTTGCCGTTGCACCGGCGAACAAATGGGTACGACCGTTTTCTCCAGAAGCGCGAGCGAGGACGTTTCATGGGTCTCTCCTATGAAAAGTGGAACGGAAAACTAACCTTATTTGCGTTTTACCAGGAAATCTGGCGCTGAAAAGGCTCTCCTAACCCTGTTTTGACGTGATTTTCACCGAATTTTAGCTCTCGCGTCGGCAAAATCGGCACCAGCGGCAAGGTCAAGCCGGAAAATCCGTTTGACAAGAAAAGTTGCCAATGTAAGATGGAGATAGATTCACTACGGGCCAGCATTGAGGTATACAACCATGTTGATTGAACAAGAGATTCCCGAAGAGATCGTTGCTTACTACCGACTCAGCAAACCTAAGCGTGGGAAGAACAAGAACGAGACGATCCGTGACGCCTACGGCATGACCGATCAGCGGCGCGATGTCGCCACGATTCAGGATCGGTTCAAGGCCAAGCTCATCGGCGAGTTTGCCGAAATCGAAACCGGCACCAAGAAGAAGGTCCATCGCCCTGAGTTGGAGAAGGCGATTTTGACGGCTCGGTTGCATAAGGCCACTCTTGTGATCGGGAAACAAGACCGTCTTGGAAGGGATGTTGCTCTTGTCTCCAACCTCATAAAGTCTGGGGTCAATTTCATCTGTGCTGATCGGCCAAATCAGAGTAAATTCGAGGCACACATTCGCGCGTGTGTTGACGAGGAGGAGGCCGATCGTATCTCGGCACGAACGAAGGCCGGGTTGGCGGTTGCTAGGGAGAAGGGCGTGAAGCTCGGCTCGGCTCGCCCCGGTCACTGGGCCGGGCGCGAACACCTGCGAGGATTCAAGAAAGCGACCGCCGCAAGCACTGTTGCACGAAGGCGGCGCGTACATGAAACCTACGATCATGTGATTCACTTGATCGTCGAAATGCAGGCCGAGGGGATGCCCCTCACGGTGATCGCCAAGAAACTCAACGAATTGGGCCATAGCACGATGGGTGGTATGCCATTCACGCAACCGGCAGTCACTTCGGTGCTCAAGTTGTATGGCAGACAACCAGTCAATAACTTTGTCACTGGGACGTGTACGAAGTGTGGTCGTGGTTTTCGTGTCTCGTGGGAGGAACGGCAGCATCCAGAACGTCCGCTGGTTTGTTACCGTTGCAACAGGAAGCCGCGATGAAGAAGCGCAACTATTCGACGATCCGTGAGCGCATGGCGCACGCCATCGCTCTTGAATTGGTGCGGAAGGACGGGCACTGGCCGGCGGTCAAGGAACGGGTTCGCGGATTGTTAGGCAATGATGTTAGGCATCTGGATGAGTTGTACCAACTCGCCGACGTGGCCGCTGCGGCGGTCCTGGACTGTGAGTTGATTCGTGTTGTTGCTGTGAGGAGAACCCCTTTGGAGAACGCACCATGAAGTGCCTTGTGATCGTGTTGGCTCTAGCGGCTCCGTGTTATGCACAACATATCACGGTGAGCGATCAAGTGCCGCCGCCGGTCAAGTATCCGGCCGAAGTCTACAAGATGTCGGACGCCCAATTCTTTGAGTGGGCCTCCAACTTCAACAAGAAGCAGGTTGCCGACGTGGAGGTTCGCCGGGCAAAGATCACGGAGGACAAGTGGATTACTGGGGAACGGACGACGAGCAGCGAGAGTCATGTTGAGTACAATCGCTTTGGGTCTTACAACGGCTACGGTTGCAACGGCTACAGCAATCGGTTCGCGGCTTGCAACAGTTACAACTACGGTTGCGATTCGTATGGCTCTGGTGACACTGGTCAGTATGGTAGTTCGAGTCAAGAGACTACCACTTATCCAGTGCGATGGCCGAATCCGGCCTACCACGGCCCTGGACCGTTGACGATCGTTAATCCATATTGTCGGCCAACAAAATGAGAAAGCAATGCGGCAACAAGTGGCAGAAGTCCTGGTACAATCCCAGGGCTGGCTACCCGATGTTTCATTATGTTCCTCGGCGTCAACCCGTAGGTTCATCCCCAGAACTGCCCTGGGGTTGGTTGCAGATCGTGGTGTTGGTTCTAACGCTTCTTGTGATATTCCTTTTGTGAATCATGCGACCACTCCACAACGTATTCCGCCGGCTGCGCAGGCGAGCAAGCAAAGCAGGCTATGCTCTCCAAAATTTCCGTCAGATTCATGGCCCTGACACGGACCTGGGGCCAGAGTGGATGGCGCAGTGCATTCGGCATCCACATCTGGCCGTGGTCGTATGGCGTCCCTATGGCGACGACGCTATTGCCGAGGCCGAACGGACAATGGATGAAGTAATTGTGACAGAGCGATTCAAGTCAACTGGGCGGCCATGCCAGGTGTTTGGAGTATCTTGGCTGGGTCGGTGGCCGCCAGAGGTAAAGCGATGAAAGTCCATGTTGTTTTGACGATGCCACAGGCAATGGCCTTGCGGAGCCTGGCTAGCGAAGGTTGGTGTGGCATTGAGTTTGACGACTCACAGAAGTTTACACCAACCGAAGTACGTGGTATGATGGCCCTCGAAGACGCCATCGAGAAAGCAACCGGAAAACAGTTCCAGGCTCGGATTTCGCCGAGGACAAAATGATTTACATGGCCGCAACGACAAAGAATGGCCTACTTGTTTCGTTGGCAATCGACGACGAGAACCTAAAGCGGATCAAAGCCGATGATCCTCTGATGGCCCGCTTATCTCGTTGCGGCTACTCCAATGGCTTGTTCTTCGTATACCTCATGCCATCAGACGGTGGATTGTCACCAAGGATGCGGCAGATTGTTGAGGAATTGAAGGGTATGCCTGTCAAGTTCAAGGTGTGTGCCCTGGGTCTCGGTGCCACGGAACTCAAAGACTTAAAGGTGGGAAAATTTGTCAAGATAACGCCAGGCACAGCGATGCCAGGAATCTTTCAGATTGCCGTCTTTTACAACAGCGATCAAAAGAAGATGCTTGGCAAATTGCGTAAAGCTGGATTGATTGGACCAGACACAAAGATTGAGATTGATCCTCGTCTTGTTAGGGAAACCAGTTCGGCCGGCTCAGCAGAAATGGTGATTGGATGCGTTCCATGTGTTGACGGAATGAAATTAAACTATTTGCCCTACAAGAATTCCACGGTCGCCAAGTGTTCACGGTGTAGCAATGAGGTTTGGCTGGGGCCGAAGCAGAAAGAGGCACACGAGAAGCATGGCTACTCGATTATCTGTCTGAACTGTATCGTCAAAGAACATGGGGCGGAAGCAGCCGACTGGATCGTTCCACTTACTGACAAGAAAATGGGAGAATGAAATGGGATTCATCAATGCCTGCGAGGGGCGAGTGAACTTGCAAGTCTTCGAGTATCGGCAGCCAGGTCAGGACAAGCCATCCGACCCTGAGTTCGAGTTTATGACGGGCAGTGAGCCGGCGAAGTTCGCCAAGCTCGGCATGACTCACGAGATCGTCGGACCTGATCCGCAGGATGGCGGCCCGAAGCTGATCTGTGTCTGTCCAAATGCCGATTCGGCACGGATGATTAAGAACGCCCTCGATCTCCTCGGCAAACTGTGACTTGACAATGGGACAGCTTTGTGGTATAATAGGAGAATACCATGAAGGGAGAACCACCATGAGTAACTGGTTTGCCGTTGACAAGAAGGGCCTGGCGAAACTGATGGCCGGGCGGCCCAAGGCGTTCGTCCTTTATGAACTTTTGCAGAACGCCTGGGACCAGAAGGTAACGAAGGTCAACGTCATGGTCACGCCAATCAAGGGTGTGCCGATGACGGAGATCAGCGTTGAGGACGACGACCCGGATGGATTCGCGGACCTGGCGCACGCCTACACATTGTTCGCCGAGAGTGACAAGAAGGGCGATGCTGAGAAGCGCGGTCGCTTCAATATCGGTGAGAAGCTCGTGCTCGCCCTTGCCTACGAAGGCAAGATCGAGACGAGGAAGGGTGCAGTGCGATTCGATCGGGAAGGTCGTCACGAGGTTCGCAGCAGGCGGCCCGCCGGCTCTTGCATTACGGTCAGCCTGCCGATGACCCGCGCCGAACATCAAGAGGTACTTGATGCGGCTAGCCGCGTGATCGTGCCGGCGAAGATCAGGACCACGATCAACGGGCAAGTCATTCCGAGTCGCACACCGATCGTCAAGTTTCGGGTCGCCTTGCCAACGCTGATTGCCAGCGACGATGGTGTGATGAAGTCAACTACGCGCAAGACCCTGGTACAGGTCTACAAGCCGGCTGATGGCGAAACCGCAATGCTCTATGAAATGGGAATTCCGGTTGTCGAGACTGGTGATCTCTACCACGTTGACGTGCAGCAGAAGGTGCCGCTGAACATGGACCGGGATAACGTGACGCCGGCCTACCTGCGGACGTTGCGGGCGGCCGTCTTGAATGAGACACACCATCTGCTTGCTACTGTTTATGACGCCTCGCAGCCGTGGGTCAGGGAAGCCTGTAGTGATGGCCGTGTGAGCGACGATGCGGTCAAGTCAGTGATGAACATGCGATTCGGCGCAGACGCCGTGACTTATGATGCCTCTGACCCGGAGGCCAATAAGCTGTCGGTGTCACAGGGGCGGCCGATCGTCTATGGCGGCACCCTCTCGGCGGCCGAGTGGGACAATGTGCGTCGGGCCGGCGCATTGCCGGCCGCTGGCACGGTCACGCCAAGCGCGAAACCATACAGCCCAGACGGGAAGCCTTTAACCCTGGTGCCAGAATCAGACTGGTCACCGGCAATTCACCGCTTTGTTGATCGAGCCAAGGTGATCGGTCACGAGCTTCTTGGTACAACGGTCCTGGTGGCGATCGCACGGGAGCCAGGATGGAGGTATGATGGAACCTATGGGCCAAGCGGCAACCTGGTTGTCAACTTGATGCGCGTCGGCCATGCGTTCTTTGAGGATCAGGAGAGGCAGTTTGATTTCTTGATTCACGAATTTGGTCACCAGTATTGCGGCGATCACTTGAGCGAGGATTATTACCGGGCTTTGACGAAGCTCGGCGCAAAGATGACGATGCTCGCTCTCCAGAACCCGGAGTTCTTCCAATGAGACTGTCCAGGCAGGTGGATACTCATCGACGTAATGAGACGATTCAGGTGTTACGGATTACGCGGAAGAGGCCGACATGCCCTGTGCATGGCGATCGTTTGGAACTTGTGATGCTTCGTACCTCGGTTGCGGACGCATGTAGCCGGGCCGGAGTTCAGACGAAGCATCTGCCAGTGATCGGCAAGACGTTTCAAGAGTTGGTACGGATGGCTAGCCATAATGAACGCGGATGGAACACTTTGATTGCGGCGCTGGCCGAGAAAATAACGATATGAAAGAGTTTACGATCACAGACCTTCTAACAGACCAGGAGATCAAACGGGCACGTCAGATGTATCGACGATTCAAGGACACGGGTCGTTTTGCTGCGGAAGTTTCCAAACAGTTGATTGAACCCAACATGGAACGAATCAACCGCAGGCTTGGGCAGGAGAATGACCCCATGTTTTTGGCTTACGCAGTTGAGTACATTTTGTCACAGGCAGGTGGAGAATGATTCGCATACATGAGATTCCTGATGGCGTGATGCTTGAGACGATTCCGTTTACGAAGCCAAGCAAGAATGCGGACGCTCGGATTATCGCTGAGGTTCGATCGTCACGCGGCCGGCGGCGCGACGTGCATGTTCGGCTCTGCAATATGGGCGGCTTGATGACTTTGACTGACGTGGCGGTCCTTTCTAATTCGCTTCGCGCACTGATGGCTAGAGCACAGGAGAAGATGGACGAGGTTCAGGCGCGAGCCAAGGCCAAGAGATCGAGGAAGAAATGACAGACGCACGGATGTATCATGCTATCGGCTACAGGGATGCTTTGGCCGTCATCTGCATGAACGCTAGAATGAACGGCCCACACTCGGCGATCCGTGAGGTAGCCGAGGCACTGCTTGCGTCGGACCCGGATCACTGTCACGCGAAAGCAGTGATCGCAATGATCGACGTGGATGAGCGAGATCAACGGAGGAAAGCATGGCGGAAGAAACGCAGAAAGTCGAAATGACCAGCGCCACGCTGGAGTTTTGCCGGGATGCCCTGATTCGGCAGATCGAGGCTACCTACGACGAGCCGGCAATCTGCGACCTTGGGGTAGCCCATGAGCTTGCTTTTTTACGATCCTGTGCTCACGATCTAGGCGTTGACTTCGATAAGGTCGTGCAGGAATCGGTCCCCGTATGGGCACGGCAGAGGCTTGAAAAAGCTCTGGCTGTAGAGGGGTCAGTCGGCGATCGGGCGGGGCAGCGGGGTACTTGTTGACAGGTCAAGACCAGGGTAGAATGTGCGTTTCCACATTCATGTAACCCTTTTGAGGTAGATTGTCATGCAAGCCGAAGCAAAAACGAAGAAGACCGTCATCCGTTGGACCGATGAGGAATGGGACAAGCTGGCTGACGCCGTGTGCAGGACAAGGAAGAACTCTCCCGACTCTATTGCTTCAATAGCGAATCGACTACAGAAGCAGTTTCCCAAGGATCGCCAGAGGCCCGGCATATTGACAACAGCCGCGCTTCAACCTCTTGTTGAAAGGGTCCAGAGTCGAGAACGCGAAGAGCAGGCGAAGGCTGAGAAGGTCGATCAATTACAGGCAAAGCTCAGTTTCTTTGAGGACGCACCATCAACAAGGGAAGAGTTGCTGACTACTCTCACTGATGATGAGATACGTCAGCACTTCCTTCCTCGTCTTTACCAGATGATGACGCCTGACGATGTGGTCAAGGTGTTTTCGTCAGAGCAGATTCTTTGCACAATGGGGACTGGCGACTTGGCGGCAGTGGTCGCCAAGCGAATCATTGAGCGCATCGAGGAGGAACCAGCTCAGGTTCTTGTTCAGATGCAAGAGGCGAAGGCTCCTGCACCTGTCAATCGTCTGAAACCTCAGACTAACGGCAAGCGAAAGAGGATTGCCGTTATTGGGTTGTCAGGTGACGAATGGCGGCATATCCGAGATAAGGTTGGCCATCTTTGCGATCTTGAGTTCATCGAAGTTGACAGGTTGAGGACTGAGAACGTGCCGAGGAACGCTGACAAGGTGATCCTCTGTGCAAAATGTGTCTCTCACAAGCATCGCACGATGGTTCGTTCGGTCGTCGAGCCACGAAAGGTCTTCGATCACTACTTTGGGAATAAGGAACTCGTCAGGAAGATCGAAGGTTTGTGCCGTGGGGAGGTAATGGCAAAATAGGGCGGGGTAGGATTTGCACCTACACGTTGCGTCCCTTGTCGGGCCGTCTCAGCAATTGGACTACCCGCCCGCGTTCTGCCAGTAGAGTTGTAGTGCCATTTGGGTGCAGCGCCCCTGGAACTGCGCACCTGTCTCGTCACGCCCAGCCTCCATGACTTCGGCCCACGTCTCTGGCCATTCGGCCAGAATGCGCTCACATAACTTGTGCCGGCCGGCGTCATCGAGCAGACTCATTTCGAGTACGCGATCGAGTCGTCCCGGCCGGCTGGAGACGTGATTCGCTGTGGGCGTTCCGAGCGCCGGGTCCAGGTGGTCAAGGCAATTGGTGGTGACGACCAGCAGGACGCCGCCGGCACGTTCGATGCCGTCGAGACAGTTCAAGAGGCAATCGAATGTCAGATGGCCGCCGGCAATGTTTTTTCGGCCATCGAATACCGTGTCGATGTCCTCGATCAGCGCTACGCAGGGGACTTCCTGCTGCATTTTCTGCCAGGTCTCTTGCAACTCGTTGTCATAGAGTGTGGCAAGGTGGAAGACATAGACCGGCAAGTCGAAGTCCTCGGCGATCGCCCGGACGATCGAGGTCTTCCCGGTGCCCGGAGGGCCATAGAGCAGCCAGCCGCGCCGCCACGGGATGCCTCGGCTCTTGTACCATTCCTCACTGGTGCGCCAACGCTTTATCTCTTCAACCATTGCCTTAGCCTCGGGATTGAGGGCGAGTTGCCCGATCGCATTGCCGTGGTTTAATCGACAGGTGCCAAGGTCATCTGCTTTCCATTGCAGAATTCGATTCTGCATGGATGTGATTGCTGTCCATTCTGTTTGGGATGCAGCACAGCCACCTTCGTTGTTTTGTAGGCGAGCCGGTTTTCCGTCCGTTCCGAAGACGTGTCGCACGGAATATCGTGGCCTGGCCTCATTGTCGGTTGCCGCCTGGGCTGCATTGTATTCGTCGGTCGCTGTGATGAGGAGCTTGTCGAGGTTGAAGGTTCCCCGGAGGAATGTGAGGGTAAGGCCGCCCTCAAAGTTCTTCTCTCCCATCATAATGTCCTGCTGGTTGTAACGGGCCTCGCGTTTTATCCAGACTGGACGCCAACCACACCAGAATAATTTTCCGCCAGTGCCGACGATCTCCATTGCGATCAACTGAACTCTCTTCTTTGGTCGAACGAACATCGTCCAGCCAATGTAGTTTCGCATACCGTAGGGTGAGGTCTTGAAGTTCTGCCAGCAGTACATGCTCACAGCCTCTTGTAGACCGCCTTGCACTTTGCAGTTGACGATTAGGTAACTGGAGACTTGCGTCCAGAAGCTACGGATGTAACCCCAGAACATGGTGAGCGCTCCGGTCAGCGCGGCGGTTCCGCCGATGATCCATCCCCAGTGGTTCATCATTTCTCCTCAAGTACAATCTTGTGTGTTCGTTTTCCAAGTTGAATTACGCCCCAACCTGGCTCAAGAAATGCAACTGGCATGTTAGCGTCGATCACACGAACGCCGTTCCATTTCATTGCGCTCTCTTTGATTTTACGGATGACTTCGCCGCGCGTTGCAAACAATCCGCTTTCAATGACAGCCTCAGCGAACGACGTACCCTTGAGGACTCGCGGCCGGCACCAGTTGACGACGTGCTCAAAGGTTTGGCCGTCGATTGCGCGCGGATTGTTGAGCAGTTCCCAAAGGTTATCGAATGGGAACGCCGTCATCACGTCGTTGAATCGTTCAGTTCTTTGGTTCATGCGTGTCGATGATGTAACGCCCTGCCGGGATATAGCCGTCCGCCACGAGCACTTCCAGCATCAGGGGCAGATTTCTGATGCGACGGCCACGGCGAAGATCGGTTGCCTGTCCGCTGGTCACCTGTTGGCTTCTCCCAGTCACCTGGTATTCAAGGCAGACCCCGTTGACGCAGCCAGTGGCAAATAACAGGTCGAAATCGAAGCCGAACACCTGTCTGATGTACCGTTCCAAGTCCTGATATTTCACGCGAAAGACAGGGACGATGGCCGCCTTGAGTTTCGGCTTGGGGTCTGTGGGCATCTTATGGACTTTCTCAGGCCAATCACGGTGAATGAGCACTACTTGACTCCCGGCTAGTCAGGCATTAGGCTAGAGAGGGGCAACAACTCTAACCTTGTGAGGACAGATCATGTACCACTTTACGCTCCAGGGCATGGAATGCCGATGTGACACGGCCGACGAACTCCGGGCAATCTGTGAAGACAGGTCAGCCAAAGTCGCCGCCACCATTCCCAAGGAGACCACGGATGAGGCCACCAGGGAAACGGCCACCACGGGAACCATCGCCACGGAGTCACCGACCCGGCGTCTGCATAGGGCAGTGGCAAGACAGGTGTTTCCTGAACAGGATGCGATCGCTGCGTTGCCATTTGTGGAGGGCGGCCTTTCCTGGAAGGTGGTCAAGCGGGTTGCCAAGAAGCTCGGCCGAACTGACACTCGTCTGTTGCGATCCGAACTCTTCAAGCGCCAAAAGATGGGCAAGTAGTTGTCCGATCAGGTAGCCGCCGGCATGAGGCCGGCGACTATCATTTTCAGTCGCATCGGTAGGACTCGAACCTACGACTCCAGGTTCCCTGATAACCCTGACCTGCGACCCTACTGGGTAAATGGCGGAAAGGGAAATATGACCTGCGCCTCTGCCAACTGGGCTACGATGCGATTTCTTACCTGATAGTGCTCATCAACATTTCGATGTGTTCTCGTAATGCCTGGAGACGGCTGAGCGTCTCTTCTTCACTCACGCTTCGATCGGCGAACACCTTGTCGATCGCCTTCTCTGCCTGCTCTTCCAAGGTCATTGTTCCTCTCCAGTAGGACTTGATGACGGCTCTTCACGCCGTCCTTGATCCGCGTGAACATAGCCTTGACGATTCCAGCCTCAACCAGTGCCGCCCGAATGGCTCTCCACTCGCTGGGCGTTGGTGACCGTAAGGCTCCGACGATCTCCACGCTCTCTCGATCCAGATGCCGAACGGCAGCGCAGAATGTATACGGATCACCGTACTTGCCGCCGTTTGGGTAAACCCGGATCACACTTGCCAAGTGTTCCAGGTCGGCGTTCATCAGCCCTCCGGCGGATCAAATACGAAGGCTTGGGGAGCAAGGGCTTCCTGGTTGAAGGACACAATGTCGAATAATTCGTCAACGAGCCGCACGCAGGCCCGCTCGATGAATGGCTTCTGACGCATGACCTCGATGGCGTCCCGTACCTCCTCATGGTCGATGAGCTTTGGGTTCTCATTGGGCGTGAGGCGGCCGAACTCGCCGCCGACACCACGCTTGTAGAAGATGGCGTACTGTCGCATGTCAGGTCTCCGTGGATTGATGGTTCCTCTACTAAGACGACGCGACAGTGACCGACTTTTCCCCAACAAACCGGGTTGTTTTTGTCGTTTTGGCGATGCGATGGTCTGAAAGTGCCAACCCTGCGGTGTAGGACGCGGCGATCGGCATAAATCTTTAGAAATCTGGCTCGATTTGACCATTTTTTTCATTTTCCGACACCCTTATAGGTACGGAAGGGAAGACACTATGAAGCTCGTCACTGACGCGGCTGACCCAAGACGCTGCAAGCACAGTCTGCCGCACGAGCAGTGCTGGAACGAGGCTGAACCCGGTTGCGACAACTGCCTGGCCCACGGGGGCAAGAGTAAGGCCGAAGCCGAGGACACCCGCTTGTACCATCTTGCCGAAGTCGATAATCGAACCCGCCTGGCGGAACTCTCCTCACATGAACGGATCAAGTCTCTGCGTGAAGAGATCGGCTTGGTGCGGATTCTGATCGAGAAGCGGATGAACATGATTAGGACCGAAGCTGACTTGCTCAGCGCTTGTGGCCCAATCAACAACATGCTCCTGACTCTGGAGAAGCTCATCAAGAGTTGCCACAGCCTGGAGCAAAGCCTGGGTGAACTCCTCTCGAAGAACTCCGTCGTCCGGCTTGGCCAGTCGATCTGCGAGATTGTGATCGAGGAACTTCAAGAGGTTGAGGGTCACGAAGAGATCATTGATCGCATCGTGGAATGCCTCTTCCCCACCATCAAGGCCGCCCAGAACAGCGATGTCCTGCGACTTCCTTCCCCATATTCACCCCCTGCGTCTACGGTTGCAAACGCAGCGCAGTTGTCCGAGTGGGACGATCGCTCCTCGGATGATGCCGCACGCGAGGAGTAATCCAGCGCACTTTGCGGCATCTCTTACACTCCAGTCGGAGGATCAGCAATGTTTGGACTCCGACCGTGCTCAGCTTCTACCATAAAGCCTGGTGACATCATCGGGTTCAGTGGCGAGAGCTTTTACAGCGACCTCATCAATATCGCTACTTATGGTATTCCGCGTTGGGGCATCAGCCACGTCGGAATCATGGGTGAAGCCAGTGATGGCCGACTGTTGCTTTTCGAGTCTACAGAGCATGACAGTATGCCGTGTGAGATAGTCGGTGTTCCGTTCTTCGGGACGCAGGCTCATCATCTTGATGCTGTCAGGGAAGTATATCACGGCAAGCTCTGGCACTATCCCTTGTGCCGTCCACTTTACGAGAACGAGCGACAACGACTCACTCAGTTCTTGATGGAGACGATCCACACGCCTTATGACGAGATGGGCGCGTTTCGATCAGGTGGTGAAGGTCTGTCCTGGATCGAGTCCATGTTTCGAGAACAGGATTTGTCCAGAATCTTTTGTTCCGAGTGGTGCTGTGCGGCTCATACCGCGATCGGCATCTTTCGGACAGATAACGTGAGTCGTTGGAATCCCAATCGTTTCGTGCGAACTGAACGTAGGCAAGGCATCTTGCTCAAACCTCGGAGAATGAAATGAAGTTTCTCGCAGTTGCCTTTCTCTCGCTAGTGCTGACAGGTTGCGGGGTCGAGGTCCGCTTTGACGAACCAAATATGGGTAGAACCCCGGTCGTCAAGATCGAGCACCCGACCGTCAACCTGCCTGTTTCGCTACGCCAGACGAATTGGCTTGGCAGCAGGGACGAAGGTTCTTGTGTTCACGCTACGATGATTAGCTTGCTCCGGTGGCAAGGGCGGCCGGGCACGGCTGATTACTGGCGTCGGAACTACGGCAACGGCGAATGGCCCGAAGACCTTGCCGCGAAGTTCGACCAAGAGGGCGTGCGATACGCCTACACCACGGATGGTGACGTTGCGTTTCTCGAATGGGCTTGCTCGACACGTCGCGGTTGCGGCGTGACAGTCATGGGTGGCAAGCACATGGTTGCCCTGGTTCACTTCGATGCGGAGTGGGCTGGCATCCTGGATAACAATGACATCAACAAGATCACCTGGGTTCCCCGTGACACCTTCGTGAGCGAATGGCAGAACTCCAACGGCTGGGCGGTAACGCCCGTATACAACCCGGCCCCACCCCTGCCTTAGAGAAAGGTATTGAGATGATCCGCTACCTGTTGGCGGTCGCCTTGCTGGTGGCCGCGAGTTGTGCGCCGGTCTGTGCCGGTGATCCCGTTACGAAGGCTGATCCCGCCTATGGCGTTCGCTACACCGAAGAGAAGGTTGTGGCGTTGCCGCAGGACCAGGAGACACCCTACCTGACGTTGTTTGGCGATCGGAATGATCCCAAGTTCAACGAGATGGTGAAATGGTTCGAGACGAACCAAACCCTGGCTGGCATTAAGAGCCAGACTCATTGGAATGTGATTTACACCGACACTGCGATGTACCAAGAACGGTACGCTAGTACGATGCCGGCGTTGCCCTGTGTGCGCCTACAGGCGACCAGCGAAGAGCAGCCCGTTGCAGAATACGCCGGTGTGAATGTTCCAATGACGGCTGATGCTTTGGCCAAAGGATTGAATACGTCTGCTTGCTCGGCAGAGTGCTTTAGGCGCTGGCGTCACAATCATAGTCCGCAGCCCCAGCCTCAGCCGCTCAATCCGGTACGTCCCGATCCTACTCCGCAGCCCTTGCTTGTTCCTCCGGCTCCCAAGCCGCACGATATGACGTGGGTGTTGATCGGAGTTCTGGCGTTGGTGGGCGGTGTCGTGGGTGCTGCGAAGCACTTCTCGGACATCTACCACGGCCGCAAGGTGTAGTTCGTTCCCAACCACAAACCAAACGAAAGAGAAAACCATGTTTGTTCTGACCCCCGCTACGATTGCTCTGTGCGTGTGTGTTCCCTTGCTGGCCTACTTCATCTGCAAGTGGCTGTTCACCAAGGACACCGAGATCGAGAATCGCCGGCGCGGCGCTGCCATGTTGGCCGCCAAGCTCCAGGCGATCGGTCTGCGAAAGATTCCTGAGTTCCTGATCGACTACAGTGTCGGTGACTACTCCGGCATGGCTCGCAAGATTCAGATGCTTGCTGAGTTGTTCCTGGGTGGCGATGAACTCGTTTTGGCCGAAGTCGAAACAGTCTTCCAGAATGTGTTGGTTGCAAAACTCGGCACCGAAGAAGGGCGCGCGTTCATCGCGGCCAAGTTGGCTGAGGCGGCGAAGGTCGCCGCGCCAGTTGCCAATGCTCTTGTGGCTGCGGCCTAATGCGCGGCTTCATAGCAACGCTGGTTGTCCTCCTGGTGCTGACAGGCTGCGAGCAAAATACTTGCCCCACTCCTGGCCCATCTCTCATCGCTTTTTATGCGACCTGGTGCCAATCCTGTCAACGCGATAAGCCGCTGCTCGTCGAAGTCGCCCGAGAGTTTCCGGTAACGGAAGTCAACTTCGACACACAGCATGACATCGCGGCTCGATACCATGTGCAAGTGCTGCCCACCTACCTCGTCTTTTCCGAGGGGCGGGAGGTCATGCGGACGATGAATCTCCACACGGCTCTCCAGGCGCTTCACGACTTCAACCAGCAACAATGACTACAAGCTGCCCTCGTCATGTGCGAGGGCCGCTTCATTGGTCCACTAACATCTAGTGGCTCAATGAAGCGAAAAGGAAACGATTATGGCGGAACGAATTCGCCGTCGTTGCCGTAACTGTCCACAGCCAATCGAGGCTCCGCATGAAGCTCTCTCTTCCTCAAAGCGATCAAGCTCTCTTGAGAGTGACGGCGAAAGCCGGCAATTGGTCCAAGAAAGTTTGCGTCGGACGACCGTTCACATACTGCGAAATCGTGATCGACGAGGGAATCGACGAACGCGACGTTGAAGTTGTGGCTGAGCCGTGTAATCGAAAGGGCGAGGTCGTCGAATCAGTCGTGGTGCTCAAGGCAGCAGTGAAGGCCAAGACGACTGAGGTCAAAGCACAGACAAAGCCTCAACCGCGACCATCCTTGGAGCCAAAACCCAAGAAGAAGCGGGTGAAGCGCGGTCAGGAGATCGCACCGCCGAAGTCGGCGGACTTGGACAGCACGCGATCTCAAGCAGGCACGGTCAATGATGAGCGGGATACTGGACGAACTGAATGCAACGATAGCCGATGGTCTCAAGAATCGCACTCTGACAACGTGCTCTAGGTGGGCCAATCGTCGTCGCATCATGGGTGGCGATTTTGCTGGTCCATATTCGGATCGGTATCATCCGTGGGTTCGTGAGATGCACGATTCATGGGCACCATTTAATTGGGCCATGAAGGGCGCACAACTTGGCGTGACCGAAGTCGCCATCAATCGGGCGCTCTACACGATCGACAAGCTCAAGCGGGACGTGATGTACGTCCTGCCGACCACGAAGAACGCGAGCAAGTTCAGCAAGGGCCGTTTTGGTCCGGCATTGGCCTTGAGTCCTTATCTCAAGTCCATGTTCACGGACACGAACTCAATTGATCTCAAACAGGCGGGATCAAATTGCCTTTACATCAGTGGCTCGCGTGGTGACAGCAACCTCAAGTCGGTGCCAGTCAGCGAACTGATCCTCGATGAAGTTGACGAGATGGATCAGAAAGCCATCTGGCTTGCCTTGACTCGTCTTGACGGCCATATCGAAAAGCATGTCTGGGGCATTTCTACTCCGACTGTCCACAACCACGGCATTCACAAGCTCTTTAAGACGAGCACTCAAGAACAATTCGTATTCAAGTGCCCTGGCTGTTCGCAACGCATCTTTCTGACTTGGCCAGACAACGTAGAGATCGTCGGTGAAAGTGTGACTGATCCGCGTTGCCTCGATTCGTACCTCAAGTGCCATCTCTGTGGAAAACGCTTGGAGCATCGTGAGAAGCCTTTGTGGCTGGAACACGCTAAGTGGGTTGCGATGAATCCTAATGGGAATCCCGATCATCGGGGTTTCCAAATTTCTCAACTCTACAGCTTCACGAAGACGCCTGGCGAATTGGTTGTCTGCTACTTTCGCGGCTTCGGCGACGAATTGGCCAATAAGGAATTTCACAACTCCCAACTCGGCCTGCCATTCGTCAGCGATGGGGCACAAGTCACCGATGACATGATCGAGAAGTCGATCAGGCACCATACGAAGAATGATCCACGCCCCGTGCTTGGTGGCGAACGGATTATCACTTTGGGTGTAGACGTGGGCGATTGGAGCTACTACGAAGTCTGCGAATGGACGATTGATGAATATGGCATGGACCTCAATGCGAGTGCTCATGCAAAGGTTCTTGCCGAAGGCAAGTTTTGGCGGGACCAATTCGATTCGACCTTGAATCAACTCATGCGTGAGTGGCAGGTTTTGACCTGCGTGATCGACGCCGATCCGTGGATTCTCGAATGTCGCCGCTTCGCCCGTCGCTTCCCTGGTCACGTCTATCTTTGCCGCTATCGCCGAGGCGTAACGGCAAAGGAAATCGCCATCTCTGATGATGACGATGACGCTCCAGTCATTACGGTGGACCGATCCAACTGGTTGAGCGCTGCGCTTGGCCGATTTAAGACTGATCCTACACGCATCATTCTTCCTTGCGACGTATCGCAAGAGTACCGCGAACACATGAAGAGTCTTGTCGGAACTTACGAGCGAGACGAGTTCGGTAATCCGATCTACGTGTTTAAGGAAACTGGGCCTGACCACTTTGCTCACGCCAGATGTTACGCCGAGATTGCGTTGCCGTTGGTGGCGATGCAGGTCACGAACAAAGACGTGAAAGCCTTTCTCTAAGGGTGCCAAATGAGCTTAACGCAAACTCGGGTCATCGACAGCCGGCATCCTAATTTCCTGTCGAGCATGACGGACTGGGAAAAGTGGCGGCTGACTTATCGTGGGGGCGAAGAGTTCCGTAACAAGTACCTCGAACGATTCACCAGCCGCGAAGACCCCAATGATTTTGAGGCACGGAAACGAGTGACGCCGGTCCCGGCATTTGCCAAGGCAGCCATCAATCGGATTCGCAACTCGATCTTCCAGAGAATGCACGACATCACGCGGCGTGATGGAAGCCTTCCTTATCAGCGAGCGATCGCTGGAATGGATCAGGGCGTCGATCGGCGTGGCAGCACGATGAATGCGTTCCTCGGCATCAAGTGCCTTACGGAACTTCTTGTGATGGGCCGCGTAGGCGTGTTCGTGGACAACTCGGTGGTTGAAGGCGAGACGCTTGCAGATGTGCGCGGCGCGCGCCCCTACCTGTATCCATATCAAGTCGAAGACATCCTGAGTTGGGCCTGCACTAAGCCGGATGAACCGAGCGAGTTTCAGGCGATTCTACTGCGTGATACGTGTATGGACTACGATCAGTCCACCATGTTGCCGCTCCAGAATTATCAGCGCCTTCGCTTGTTGTGGGTCAACCAAGACACGGGTTTGGTGAATCTCCAGTTCTATTCGACTGAGGGTGATCCGACCGATCGTGATGGCAATCCCAGCGGGCCGATCGAGCTTGAGTTGACTCGCATTCCCTTCGTCATGCTTGACCTTGGGGATTCGTTGCTCAAGGACATCTGCAATCATCAAATCGCCTTGCTCAATTTGCTTTCGAGCGACGTGAATTTCGCCCTCAAGGCCAACTTCCCGTTCTACATTGAACAGCGAGATATGCGTGCTGTCGGAAGTCACTTGAAGCAGGCTGCGAACCCGGATGGGACCGCTACTGCCGGCGGACAAGCGGCGCACGACAATGAGATCACGATGGGTGCGACGCGCGGCAGGGCTTATGACATCAAGGCCAATGCCCCCGCGTTCATCAATCCATCTTCTGATCCGCTCAAAGCGTCGATGGACCTCCGCGAGGAAATCGCTCAGGAGATCAATCGCCTGGTGAATCTGGGTGTTGAATCCTTGGTTGGCAAGATGCCAACTGGCACCCAAGCTCTGGATAGCGGCGGACTGGAAGCTGGACTCAGTTTCATTGGTCTGGTGCTGGAGAGTGCGGAGCGGAAGATCGCCGAGTTTTGGGCGGCCTACGAGGACCGCGTGGCATCACGTCGAGTGATTGCCACAATCAAGTATCCCGATCGGTACAGTCTCAAGACAGACCAGGACCGCATTGACGAGGCTACGGCGCTCTCGAAATTGATGAGTAGCGTTCCGGGCCAGACGATCAAGCGGGAAATCAGCAAGAGTATCACGCAAGCCCTGCTTGGTGGCAAGGTCAGCGTGGAAACGATCGGCAAGGTCAATGCGGAGATCGACGAGTCGGTCTACACGACCAGCGATCCAACCACGATTCTTGCGGCTGTTGAAGCTGGCCTATGTGGCGAGGAAACTGGCTCGATGGCTCTTGGGTTCAGCAAAGAAGAACACATTCAAGCCAAGAAGGACCATGCGGAGCGGGCCGCTCGTGTGGCTCAGGCACAGGCAAGTGTGAAGGGAAACGGCCCGTTGGCTGGACAAGTGGGCGGCGATCCAGCCGCTCGCGGAGTGCCGGACCTGTCGGCGAACCCCCAAGCGTCTCAGCAGGAAAAGAAACAGGGTCGAGATCGTACCTTACACGACAGCAAGCGTCGGCGCGTTCGAGGCCGAGGCGCTAACACTCAGGGGAAACAGACCCAATGAATATCATACAAGAATCCGTAGACAAATTCATCGTTGGCCACGATGGTGCTGATGCTGCCGCCCAACCAATCATGGTTTCCGGCCGAGTCAGGAAGGCATACAAGGGCGTTCGCGTTCGGGCTGCAACGGCGAATACGGTTGTCATTTACCTTGGCCCGCATGGAGTTACTACCGACTCTGGTTATCCGCTGCCGGCCGGCGAAGAACTCTTGATTCCGATTGAAGACCCATCGAAGGTCTACGTCGTCGCTACCCCAGCGGCCGACTGTCAGCAAACGGTAACTCTTGCCGGCGAAATTGCAGGCGAGACGTTTACGCTGACTTTCATGGGCCAGACGACTGATCCGATTGCAGTTGACGCCAATGCGGCCACCGTGCAGGCGGCATTGCGGGCTTTGTCTACGATTGGGGTGACTGGTTGCACGGTGGCTGACACCGCAGGCGGACCTCCTTACACGGTCACGTTCACTGGCCCACTCGCCAAGACTGACGTGGACCTGATGACTTCTACCGATGGTGGAATCAATGAAACTCAAAACGTCACGGCAACGGATGCGATTGCCGGCGACAAGATGGTGTTGACGCTGGGGGCTGAATCAACAGCAGAGTTGGCTTATGATGCCTCATCTGCTCAGGTTCAATCGGCCTTGGAAGCGTTGACGGGCATCGGAGCGGGCAACGTGTCTGTTTCCGATGGCACAACCGGATGGGATGTCGAGTTCATCGGCGACCTGCTTGGGACAGACGTTGATGCAATGACCGGCGTGGTAGGCAAGAATGAGAAGCAGACGATGACGTATCTGTCTGCTCCTGTGGCCGGTGACATGCTGACTTTGAGCTATGACGGAAGCTCGGCGGCACCTATTGCTTATGATTCAACATCTGCTCAGGTTCAGGCAGCATTGGAGACGATCGGTGCCCTCACTGGAAATGTCTCAGTAACCGATGGTGATCCGTCCGGTTGGGTCATCGAGTTTGTAGGGGGCCTTGCCGGGACCGACCTTGACTTTGTAAGCGGGACATGCGGTAAGAACGAAAAACAGACCGTTGGCATCCCCGACACTGTAGACACCGGCACCTTCACTTTGACCTACGACGGTGAGACTACTGCCGCGATTGCTTACACCGCTCCTGCTGCCGATGTCAAGACCGCTTTGGAGAATCTGGACAACATCGAAGTGGATGATGTTGCCGTGACGGGCGGCGCTGGGCCTACAACGGATTGGGTCGTCGAGTTCAAGGGTAACTTGACTCGAACGGACGTTCCGTTGATGACTGCCACATCATCGTGCGGCCAGAACGAGAAGCAGACGGTAAGCATCCCGGACACGGTGGACATTGGACCTTTCACGTTGACCTACGATGGGGAAACGACTGGGCCGATTCCTTACAATTCCACGTTCGGCGAGGTTCAGACCGCTCTTGAAGGTTTGACCAACATTGGTGCGGGTCAAGTATCCGTCACTGGCGGCCCTGGACCAACCGATGACTGGACGGTTGAGTTCACTGGTACACTTGCTTTGACTGATGTGCCCTTGATGACGGCTACGTCTTCATGCGGTCAGAATGAGAAGCAAACAGTGGGCATCCCAGATACGGTGGATATTGGTACGTTCACTTTGACTTATGATGGTCAGACGACCGCTCCAATATCACAAGGGGCGTCGGCGGCAACCGTCAAATCGGCTCTGGAAGACTTGTCCAACATTGAAGTCGGTGATGTGGAAGTCACTGGTGGCCCTGGGCCAACGGACGACTGGGTTGTTGAGTTCAAGGCCACCCTCGGCTTGACAGATGTCCCCACGATGACCGCCGTGTCTTCGTGCGGTCAGAATGAGAAGCAGACTGTCTCGATCGACCCAACTACCACGGGCGGTACATTCACGCTCACTTATGATGGAGAGACTACTGCTGGAATCAACCACAACGCAACGGCTGGCGACGTGGAAGACGCCTTGGAGTTGCTCTCCAACATCGGGGCTGGACAAGTCGCGGTGACTGGCGGACCCGGCCCTGACACGGCTTGGATCGTGTCCTTCACCGGAACTTTGGGCTTGACGGACGTTGTGATGATGGTGGGCAACGGTACGTCGCTCACTGGCGGTAGTAGTACCGACGTGACAATTCAAGAGACCGTCAAGGGCGTCACCGAAGACGTGACAATCACCGAGAGCGTCAAGGGCGTCACCGCAGACGTGACAATCGAGGAGGCTGTCAAAGGTGTTACGGCTACTGTGTCGATTGGTGAGACCGTCACAGGACATGGAGTTGGCGTGAGTACGGATGAAACCGCCAAAGGCAACACTGGTACGGTCACTGTGACCGAGAGCCAGAAGGGCGATGCAGCCTTTACGATTACGGTCGCCAAGGTGGCAGACATCACTCTTGGAAGTCAGTATTCCTGGCTTGCAGTCTAAGTTTCTCAGCCTCGGAGACTCGCAATGGCTATCAGTACGAGCTACTACGGTGATCTCTCTGAGGCGGACGCTTATTTCGCCATGCGTCTGCACGAGAGTGCGTGGACGGATGCCGCCGATGCGGATCATCCCAAGGCCCTCTGGGCCGCCACGCAGATCATCGACACATTGAACTATAAGGGCTTCAAGAGTCCTGTCTACGCACTTTTGCAAAGCTACGGCTTGCAAGACATCCCTACGGCTGTTGGCGATTATGTTTCATCTCCTACGATTGAGGAGATTATGATCGCCGAAGCCTCGCAGGAATTGGAATTTCCGCGTGGATCGGATACCGAAGTCCCAGAAGCGATTCGTCGCGCGTGCTACGAGATCGCTCACACGCTCCTTGATGGGAAAGACCCTGAGTTGGAGCTAGAGAACCTTGGCATTGTGAGTCAAGGTTATGCGTCAGTCCGCACCACTTTCAGTCGCACCCACGTTCCGGTGGAGCACATCGTCAATGGTGTGCCTTCGGCGTTGGCCTGGCGACTGCTTGTGCCTTTCCTGCGAGATGATGACGCAATTCGCGTGAGTCGGGTGTCGTAACACTCGGCATTCTTACCGGCTGGCGGCCACCCGTGCCAGAACTACCGGGTCCAAACTACGGGGTCATAGGGAAATGGTTATGTTCGTGAACGATTGGTACAAGTCCTGCGCGTTGGTTGCTTGCTACGAGGGTGAAGAAGAAGAGGCTGCGGCTGCGGCTGCGGCTGCGGCTGCGGCTACTGGAGGCGATGAGATTAAGTCGCCCGAGGGTTTCACCCCGGATCAGCAGAAGAAGTTCAACGACGCGATCGCCGCCGAACGGCGCAAGCAGGAAACGAAGTACCGCAAGGAGTTGGAGAAGACGGAAGTCACCTACAAGGAGCTTCTGGCCAACAGCAAGAGCTTGACGGATCAGGAACGCAAGACGCTGCAAGACAACCTGGAAACAATCCAGGGTCAGCTTCGCAGCAAGGAACAGCAGGCTGCCCAGGAGAAGAAAGAACTGGAAGCCTCCTACCAAGGCAAGTTGACGGCTGCCGAACAACGCGCCGTCGCTGCCGAACAACGGTGGCGTGATTCAACAATCATGCGGGCGCTTCAAGATGCCGCCGTGGAGAATGAAGCGTACAACACCCGTCAAGTCACCACACTCCTCAAGGACATGACCCGGCTGGTCGAGAGGGTGGACGCGAATGGGAAGGGCACCGGACAGTTCGATGTCATGGTGGATTTCCCCGACAAGGACAATACGACCGGCCAAGAGATCAAGACCACCAAGACGCCCAGTGAGGCCGTCAAGCGGATGACAGAGATCGCAGAGTTCCAGAATCTCTTCCGCAAGAACGTCGTCAGTGGGGTTGGTGGCAACTCGGCTATCGGTGGCCTAGCACCGGGAAGCAACGGACGGATTGACGTGCGTAGCCTTACGCCCGAGCAATACCAGAAAGTCAGAGCAGAGAACCCTGAACTGCTCGGTCTGCGTCGTAGACGCCGTTAAAGACTCAGGGGCGAGTTCTTTCACAAACAAGAAGAATCTGTCCCTTTTGGAGACAACAAGATGAACAAGTGGTATCTTTCTGTGGCGACTGTCGCCTGTTACGGCTGGGATGGCGGAAACTCCGTCACCGGCTACGCGGCTGGCGCTGGCAACGACGCCTTCATTCCCGAGCAGTGGGCGAACGAGGGCCTGGCCATTCTCGAAGAGAATATGGTCATGGCGAACCTCGTGTCCCGCGACTTCGAGAATGACGTGCGCAATTACGGCGACGTGGTGAACACTCGCCGGGCTGGAACCTTCACCATCACCCGCAAGGCTGACGGCGATACGCTGGTTCCCGAGACGGCTTCGGCCACCAACGTCCCGGTTCGCCTGGACCAGTGGTTCTACAAGAACTTCGTCATCAAGGATGGCGAAGCGAGCCTGTCCTTCCAGGATTTGGTTGACGTGTACCTGACTCCGGCCATGCAAGTGATCGCCCGCTCGGTCGATCGCGCCATCATGGGTCGCATTCACGCCTTCCTCGGAACTCCGGCTCAACGCGCCGGCTCGTTGAACGGCCTGACCGCCGCCACCAGCTACGACGACGTGCTGGAAGCCCGCATGATCCTCAATGAGAACCTGGCCCCGATGCAAGGTCGGAACCTGGTGCTCTCGTCCGCTGCGGAAACCGCTCTCTTGAAGAACACCATGTTCGTCAAGGCCAATGAGCGCGGAGACGGCGGGTCGGCCTTGGAGAATGCGGTCCTCGGGCGAATCGCCGGGTTCAGCACCTACCTCGACCAGAACGTCAACAGTTGCCTGACTGGGGCCGACACGGCTGCCGGGACGGTGACTGAGGCGTATGCTGCCGGATACGCCGGCGCTCAACTGTCCGCTTTGGCGGGCGTTGTGGCGGGCGAGTTCATGGTGGTTGCCGGCAACGATCAGCCGACTTGGGTTGTGACCCCCGTCGAGGCCACTTCCTTCGTGCTGAACGAGGCCAACAAGTACGCCACCGAGGACGATGCGGTCTGCACGCAATACAAGTCGTGCGCCGTGGGTGCCTCTGGGTTGACTGGCGACGACTACCCGGTCGGTTACAGCAAGGGAATCTTGCTGAGCGGTTACACCGCCGGAACGCAGCCGCAGGTTGGTCAGTTGCTCGCCTTCGGGGCGACGGCTGGCACACGTCACACCTACACGATCATCGAGTCGGTGTACGTCAGTTCGACCTCTTGCCGCGTGACCTTGGATCGTCCGCTGGAAGTTCTCGTCGGTGACGGTGCGTCCAGTGCGTTCCCTGGCCCGTATGGCTCGCTCAACTGGGCGTTCCACCGGGATGCCGTGGCGTTGGTCAGCCGGCCTCTGGCCCTGCCCAGCCCGCAGATGGGCGTGATGGCGCACGTCGGAATCCACAACGGAATCTCGATGCGTATTGCCGCGCAGTACGACATCGACGCTGGCGGAACCAAGGTCAATCTCGACCTGCTCTGCGGCGTGGCCGTTCTGGACTCGCGCCTCTGCGTGCCGCTGCTCGGCTAAGCGTCTGTTTTCAACCCCTCGCTCCAGATTTTCTGGGGCGAGGGGCCTTCTTTACACGCCTAGCTAGAGGACACTCTGATAATGCCTGCTCTGTTTGCCTCTGGCGAGTTTTCGGACGCCATGATACTGCTGAAACAGTATGGTCCCTTCTTACTCGCCGTCGTGTTCTTCCTCTGGCGCGATTGGAAACGCGAAGACCGTCTCTCGAACCGGCTAGACCAGTTAGAGGACGAACAACGTGAAGTCATTCTTCCGTTGGTAAAAGACTGCTCGGCTGTCATTGCCAAGAATACGGCAGTGATGGAGCGAATTGAAAAGTCTCTCGACCGTTAGGAACTCCCATGCGTCCACCCATCAATCGCAACCTCACTCAGCGGATTCGACAGGCGCTCTACCAGTTGAAGAAAGACTATGGAGCGCCAATCGACATCTACAAGTTGGTGGCAAGTGAGACAAATGTAAGGACGGGAGAGAAAGTCATCACCAAGACCGTTACGCATGTGCGAAGAGCGGTCGTTGTGCCTGCAAGAATTGATCGAGTCGCTCAACAGACGATCTCGCTCATCTCGGCGAACAAACAGTTCGTCAGCGGCGGTACTTATGATTCGAGTCAACGCGACTTCATCATTGACCGCCGGGATGTGCCGGCGCTGCCGGAACTCACCGCAGACGATTGGATCATTTACAACCGTCGCAAATATCAGGTCAAGACAGTAGAAGCCTTTGAGGTTGACGCCGGCTGGGTTGTTACGGCCCGTGAATTGGTCGGCGAAGTGCCCGAGTTGATTCTTGAGGAGCGAGTGAAATCCACTCTTGCCCTCCAGCCCGCTGGTGTACCAGTCGGCGATCTCTCGGAGCGCGTGTTCTACGTTGAGTCCGATGAGACCCTTGACCTCCAAGACAGCGCTGCCGGCGAAACGGCGTAGGGAGACAACTATGGCCGCGAATCCCAATTGGGCACGCTGGATTTTCCATTCGGTGGCAAGTCATCTCAAAGATGTCGCCATTGATGCTAACCTTCCAGTCCTCGTTGAACACTTCGACGAGCGCACCGCTGCTTTCGAGCGCGCGACTGACAAGGCGGAAATCCGCATTACTGGCCCTTTCGATCAGGAACTCTCGAAGGGCTATCACCGCATCTATGTTGATGTCAACGTGCTGCTGACCAGTCGCTACGACGGAGCCAGCAAGAACGCTGCCACCATCCTCAAGAACGCGGGTCTATTCCACGAGGCGATGTCCGAGCCAATTCCGGTCTGGAACTTCGGCGGCGAACCAGGCGATTACGTCGAAGACGATCCTCCAGATCATTTGTACCCAGACACGCATGTGTTTCTGGGTTGTCTTACCCCACGGCCTGGGCGAAACGATAGTGTGCGGGTGATGAACTTCGGTCAAATGGATAAGGTTGACAAAATCAAGCAGACCGAAGTTGATGCCCGTTTTGTGATGGAGTTGACTGAACCCTAACCTTAGCCAGTGGAGTAACCTATGGCCAGGATTGATCTGCGAAACTGTACCGTCCTTCTCAAGGACGGTCTGGCGGGCACGGCCGCATGTGCCAAGAAAACGAACGAAAAGCAAACGATCACTGTGACTGATGCCAGCGGCGGCACGTTCACCGTGACGTATGACAGCGAGGAAAGCGCCAATCTGCCGTACAATCTCACACCCGCTCAATTGCAGTCCGCCCTCGAAGGGTTGACGACAATCGGCGAGAACAACATCAGCGTCACCGGCACGGCCGGCGTCACTTATGTGTGCGAGTTCATCGGCGCTCTGGGCGAAACCAGCCTGGAATTGATGGTGATCGACGACACGCTTGTCACCGGCGGCGCTGGTGTCGAAGTGACGATTGCCGAGACTGTTGATGGTGGAACCGGAAGCGCTCCCGCTCAAGGCAATACCAGCCTGACGATCGACACGATCGTGCTCAACACCTTGGACACGGACCTCGTGCCCGTTGGCGCTCGATTCACCATCGCTGGTGAAACGACTGCTACGACGGTGCATGTGGTCACGGCCCGGACCCCTGAGTCCACCAGCCCGACGACCAGCATTACGTTCACGCCCGCTCTCGGAGCCGGAACGTATTCGACTGGAGCCGTGTTGACGTTTGCACCCAATCAGGTCGAGATCACGATCGGCGAAGGCGATCTCAAGTACACGGAAGCCGACCAGTACAAGTACGACTTGGACCGGGGCGAGCTTGACACCGTGCGTCGTGGCGACGACCAGCCGATGGAAGTCACCACGAATTTCACCTTCGACCAGGTGGCCTCCGGCACCGGCGAAGCGATTACGCCGATTGAGGCCCTCAAGGGCACTGGCGCGGCCTCCGAGTGGGTCACGTCGTCTGCCGACTTGTGCGAGCCGTATGCGGTGGACATCGTGGTCAATGACGTGCGGCCTTGCGGCGGCGCGGCTTCGTCCACGTACACGTTCCCCGACTTCCGCAGCGAGAAGCGCGATTACGACATCAAGAATGCCACGATCGCGGTCTCCGGGAAGTGCAATGCGCTGGAGCCGACGATTGTTCGCGGCGTGTAACAGTGTGCTCTACGCGGTGCCGGCAATTATGCCGGCACCGCATTCTTTTATCTTGCAAGGGAGATTCGTATGAAGATTGGTGGAATTGATCCATCTACGCTGCCGGTTGAGGAAGTTCTTGTTTTGCCGCGAGGCGACCAGAACCTCATCTTTCGGGCCACGGGCTTGAAGGACATGGAAGGCTTTAAGAGGCTTTGCCCTGAGCCGGAACCGCCCAAGAAACTCATCAAGGGCGGCGCGACTGTCGCGGACCTCGACGACAAGGGCTACCAGGAAGCGGTGGCGAACTACCACAAATACCGCATTGCGTTCATCGTTGTCAATTCTCTCGTGCCCAGCCAGATTGAATGGGATACGGTGAATCTCGACAACCCGGTGTCTTGGACGAACTGGGAAACCGATCTCAAGGCCGCCGGCCTGTCTGAGATCGAATGCAGCCGTGTTTTGGCGCTGGTGCTTGAAGCGAACTGCTTGGACGAAGCCAAGCTGCGAAAGGCCCGTGAGCTTTTTCTACGTGGGACGCCGGAAGCGCTGGCCACATAATGTGGCCGGAATACCGCACCGGATTGTACGCAACTTGGAAAGCGTGCCTTCGGGTCGGTATCCGCCCGCCAGGCGTCCCAGCCTCATGGGATGATTGTGGTGTTGTGATGCAAGCTCTGATTCTGGCTTTCGATCAGACGGCTTCACATGAAGAGGCGGAATGTGCAATGCAGTCAATAGGGGCACGGATGCCCTTGGGGTAGGGAGCATGTCATGCACTTCACTGCAAATCTCCGACTGCCTCAAGTGGACATGAATGCGTTTCGCCAAGCTCTTGACGAACGGCTCATTCGAGCGACTACGGAAGGGGCGACCGTTTGGCTGACGAAAGTCATTGAAGACTCTACGCCACGGGTAGGGATGCCTGTATGGAGTGCAGCGTCTCGCGCGACTTTTGCACCGTTGGCCAGCCAAGTTACATACGCGCTCGCCTATTCGCCCGAAGGCGATGCTCCCAATCGCATTGACGTTGGAATCGGAGCGAGTCCGGGCGACAACGGGACATTTGAGAAAGGCGAGACGGCAGGCATCTACTCGTTCACTTACAGCACTACGCTGCCTCATCTGATTATCAACGAGTACCACAATGCCAACACCTTTCGTGACAAGAATGGAAAACTACGTTTTCATCTTACGGACCCTGGACCGTATCACTTCCAGGAAAAAGGCAAGGCGGCGTTTCTAAAACACGCGGCCGAGGTCTCGCTTCCAGACGTGTCGATTTTCACCGCTACGACGATAGCAATAGGTTAGCACAATGGCCGAGAACGAAGGCGTAATTCGACAGCAGCTTGGCTTCGATGCTAGTCAGGCAATCAGCGAGTTGACCAAGCTGAACTCGGCGCTAACCACGTTGGGTACTCAACTGGGCGGCATCGGAAGTTCGTTGAGCGCCTTCAATGCCAGTGCCAATCAGACTGTCGCTTCGCTCAAGCAGATGTCGGCGGCAGCGGGCACCACGCTTGCGTCGATGACGAAATTGGCCAGCACTCCGGCAGCCAATTTAGATGCAGCGTTGGGCGTCGGCAAGGTCACGGAGGGCATGAAGCAGATGCAGGACGCCGCCCGTCTTGGTACTAGCACCTACAGTGGTGCGATGACCTCGATGGCCAGCCAGACAAGGACTGCTTCTGCTGCCATTTCAGATGCAAGCGGGAAGACGAAAGAGTGGGTCGTCAGTTGGAACACGTTGAGCCGGGTCGTGATGACTCAGTTCATCGTTCGTGCCTTGAGCCAAATCCGCGATGCCTTCCACGAGGCGTACACGTCGGCTTTGGAGTTCTCGAAGCAGATTAGCGAAATTCATGCGATCAACCCGGAGCGGAGCTTCGCGGAGATTGCTGCTAATGCCCGTGAACTATCTGACGCTTTCAATCAACCGTTGAGCCGTACCGCTGAGGCTCAATATCAGGTCATTTCTGACCAATTCACTTCGGCTGCCGAACAAGCCAACATCCTCACTGCCGCCAATGCGTTGGCGAAAGTCGGTGCTGACGATCTTGCGGCTTCTGCGCAACTCCTAACTGGTGCTCTCAATGCCTACGGCGAATCGTCGGAGATGGCAGGGCTTCGCGCTGCGCAATTCTTCACGTCGGTCAACTTGGGCCGATTTCGCATGAGCGATTTGGGCACGGCAATGGGCCGTGTTCAATCTATCGCCAATGAAATGGGATTGAGCATGGAGGAAGTGCAAGCCTCCTTGATCTCCATCACGATCGGTGGCGTGAAGGCTAGTGAGGCCGCTACGCAATTGCGTAGCATGATGACCGCCTTGATGAAGCCTTCGGAGGCAATGAAGGCCGCGCTCCATGAGATTGGCGCAGAGTCCGGTCAAGCTGCAATTGCGACTTGGGATTTCTTTGGCACCCTAGAGAAGCTCAGAGGGACTACTGACGGCTCGGCCGCAGCAATGGCGAAGTTGATTCCCAATGTTCGTGGTGTCGCCGGTGCCATGCGGATTATGGGCGAAGGCGCTAAGGCATACAACGATGCGATGGAGACGTTGCACGCGCAGGATTTAAGCACCCTCCAGAAGCAACTCAAAGACTTCATGGATACGGATGCTGAGAAGTTGACAAAGGAGTTGAATAAGCTCGCCAATTTCTTCACGGCCGAGTTTGGCTTGAAGTTGGTCAGCACGCTAAACACGTTGATTCAACTGCTGGGTGGCGCAAATGGGCTGACTGGAGTCTTGAGCAACTTGGGCAAGATTCCGGCGGACCTGGCTCTCATCGGATTGGCTCTTGCCCTTGGCAAGGTGATTGAATGGTCCAATTTCGCTACGGTGGGTTTTGCCAAGCTCCGAATGGGGATGCAGTTCGCCAAGTTCGAGGCGATGTCTCTCCGTGGTGTGCTGAGCGCCTTGGCTCTGCTTGAGCTTGGGAGGATCATCGGTAATCAAATCGGCGACCTCATCAACAGGCAGATTGAGGCTCCACAGAAGGCCCTCCGGGATTCTTTGGATGTGCAAGTCAAGATGCGCGAGGCCCAGACTGCTGCGACGATTCGTGAAGAGCAGCGCAAGGCTACCGAGACCGTAAAGATTCTTCGGCAGCATTTCGCCGGTGCAAACAAACTCTATCTGGAGGATGTTGAGAATTACAAGGCCGCGATGAAGGTTCAAGTGCAATCCGTTAAGGAAGCCTTCGATAAGATTATGCAGATGCGTTACAAGCTAACGCAAGAACTCGGCGCAGCAGCCGAAGCCGCTGCAAAGACGGCCATTGATAATGATCGACAAGTTGCCGAGAACAAGGAGAAGATTGCCGATCGGACTTTCAATACCGATCTCCAAACTCGCAACCTGAGTCCCGAATGGCAATATCGGATGGAGTTGGACCGCATGAAGCAAATCGCGGATCAGGCCGCGAAGCTCCAGGCAACTGCGAAGGACTCCGATCAGCAAAAGCTCGCCGATCAGGAATGGCGACGTGCCGAGGCTTACGGCCAGATGGCCGAGCAGTCCGCTAAGCAGAGCGGCAATATGTTTCTCCAGCGTGACGCTGCTAAGGCGCTGAACGATCTCACGGAGAAACAGAACAATGCCCTCAATAAGCAGTCGCAGATGGAGCGGCAGCTTGCCAAGGATTTGGAGGCCAGGCAGCGCCAAGCAGAGAAGAATAACGCCGAGTTGGAGCGCGACCGCGATGCCATCGAGGAAAAGCTGAATGCGTTTCAGAAGGGCGACAAGGGCGACCTGACTGCTAAGACGAGTGAGCAGTGGAAGAAAGACTTGGGCGAATCGTACCAGATGATCCAGGACTTCATTAAGAAAGTCCAGACCACCACCAAGGGCGATTTTCTCAAGAACTTCATGGGCGATGCAAATGCTTTCAGGCAGATGCAGCGCGACGCGGAAAAGCTGTTGTCGAGCATCTATCTCAAGGAGTTGAAAGCGGCACCCGAAGCGATGGCCATGCTCCGCGATCAACTCCAGGCAAGCCTCGATAAGGCAGGCTTGTCCGCGCCAGTGATGGCTAAGATCGAGAAGTTTACTGGGAAAGAAATCATTACCGATGGCTTGAATGCTGTACTTGATGCGTTTGAGAAGCGGTGGAATGACATTCTTGCTCAAGGGGCCAATAGGCTCAAAGGACTTGCGAATCAGGCCGACGCCAGGAATACCTACAACCAAGCCAGGAATACGCTCGCCAATGAGCCTATGACTCCTGCGGTGCCTGGCGGTGGCGTGTTGCCGGGTCGTGCGGCGTCGATCAATGCAGCCCAGCAACAGCTTCGTGATCTTATCGCTTTGATGGATAAGCTCAGCAAGGGCACTGAGATCACGGATGTTGATATTGTCAAGCTCAACCGCGACCTTGCGGCTATGGACTTGGGCACGGCTCTGCCCGGCCTTGGAAATCTTTTTGAGCGTGGTCGAATCGACCAACAGATCAAGACGATGGTCAAGGCTCTTGAAGAACTCAAAAAGGCGCAGGATACGACACCAGAGGCCGTTCCCGAAAAGGAACGTCAGGAGACTGAGGCGATCAGGCAGCAGATCGAGGCAACCAAACAGAAGACGACAGCAACCGGCGAAGCGGCCGGTCAGATGGAGCGCGAAAAGACTGCGGCCGAAGGTGGAAAGGTAGCCATCGACAGTCAGTTCAATTCGGTCAATGGTGGCCTTCCTGCGATCGCCAGCTTGGAAACTGCTTGGTGGGGTGTTGAAGCTGCCGCCCGTGCTGCGGCTGCGGCTGCGGCTGCGGCCTCAATGGCTGGCGGCGGTGGTGGTTTCGAGGGCGACATTTCCGGTGGCGGGGGAGAGATGCTGGTCGCTCTCGGTGGCTTGATCCGCCACTTTGACGTGGGCGGCTTCGTTCCACGCGGTACGGATACCGTGCCTGCCATGCTCAGTCCGGGTGAATTCGTGATGAACGCCGCTGCTACGCGACGGTGGTTCTCACACCTTGTTGCCATGAATGCCGGCTCAGCGCCGGCCTACCGATCGCAAGGCGGCAACGTGTCCAACATTACGGTCGGGGACATCAATGTCAATGGAGCCGCTCAACCGCGCGAGACGGCCCGAGAGGTATTGAAGTCCATCAAACGAGAACTGCGGCGCGGGACCAGCGTTTTGTAACTCTTTCTGGCAGGTTTTCTCCTGCCATTACCCACGGGGAGAATCCCATGAAAGATTGTCTATCGTTTGTTGATTTCGGCGAGTGTGCCGTGGAGAGGGCGCGGAACGAGTTGCGAAGCGCCTTTGCTCCGAAGGGTCGTTTCAAGGTTGAGCATATCCGTGACGGCAAGGTCATCGGTGAGTTTGCCTTCAACAACGGCATCGTGGATGTGGGCTTGGACCACATCCTGGAAACCCAGTTTCATTCCGGCACCCAGATTACCACCTGGTACATTGGTCTGATTGACAGCGCGGACTACTCCGCGCTGGCCGATGCGGATACGATGTCCAGCCATGCAGGCTGGGTTGAGAACGAGGATTACACAGCGGCCAATCGCCCTGCTTGGGGCGCTGGCGCGGCCAGCGGTCGGCAGATTACGAATGCTTCGACCGTGGACTTCGCTATGAACGCCACCGTGACGATCAAGGGCCTGTTCATTTGCGGCGGCACCGGCACGGCAACCAAAGGTGGTACAACCGGAACTCTCTGGTCTACCGGCTTGTTTGGCACTCCGGTCGCCTGCAACAGTGGTGATACGCTCAAGATCACGTACACCATCGCCGGCTAATCTTCTCCCTTGCCAACCGTCCAGGCGGGTCCAACGTGGACTCGCCTGGGCGATCTCTTTCTTCTTGGAGCATACCGATGGCTCTCTTATGGGTTGAAGGCTTCGATCGGTTCGGCACGTCAACTGACTACAAGCCGCAACCAGATTACGTCGTGAGTCGGAAGTACATTACGTCGTTCGAGGTCGAGCGTATGCTCATCAAGACCGGGAAGATGGGCGGGTATGCACTGTCAATGTGGGCTGATGCTGGTGGTTGGTTGAAGCCGGCGTATGGATTGACGACCAACGATACGGTTGTTCTAGGCTTTGCGTTTCGTTTCGGCAATGGCACAGCTTACAACGGGTATATCGCACAGTTGTTTGACGGGACAACGCAAGGCGTCAGTATTCGTCAGGCCAGCGCCAACGGTACTGAATTGAGCGTTACTCCGTCAACCGGCACTGCCTACGCGACTACTTCTACTCTCGGCTTGCAAAAGGATACTTGGTACTACATTGAACTCAAGGTCAAGTGCCATGCTACGGAGGGGACATTTGATCTTCATGTGGATGGCACATCGGTCCTGTCTGGCAGTGGTCTGAATACCAAGATTGGCTCTCATCTTTATCACGATCGTTTCCGGTTGGCTGGCTTCTACAATGCGCCGATCTTTGACGACCTGTATTTTCTTGATTCGTCGGGGTCGGTGAATAACGACTTTCTCGGACAGATGCGGGTCGAGACCATCGGGGTGAGTGCTGATGGTGATTCGACTCAGTTTACGCCAAGCAGCGGCGATAACTATGCCGCCATTGACGATGCTGTTGCCGACGATGACACAAGTTACGTGGAGACCCCGGAGAGCAACTACAAAGACCTTTACGCCTACAACCCTCTGGTTGGGATAAGCACGGGAATTGCTGGTGTCGTGGTCAATACAGTTTGCAAGCAGTCCGATGCCGCTTCATTCAGCTTGAAGACTTTGTGCAAGTCTGGCGCAACGGAAGACGCTGACGCAGGTCAACCAATTCAATCGTTCACCTATCTCAACAAGCGCCGGATTCTGGAAACTGACCCTGACACGGATGGCGCATGGACTCCTTCGAGTGTTGCCAATGCTCAATTCGGGTTTCAACTGGTTTAAGGAGCAGAGACAATGGCTCTTCTTTGGCTAGATGGCTTCGACAATTACGGCACGTCTGTCGGAAGTAAGCCTTCCCCGGACTGGGTGATAACACGTAAGTATGGCCAGACCAGTTACGAAGATCAGCGTATGTGGACTGCAACTGGTCGCTTCGGTCAGTACGGATTGCAACTGTTCTCTGACGAGGCCGGCTACCTTTTTACCCCTAATCTCACTACGAATGATACTATCATCATTGGCTTTGGCTTCAAGGTGAGTGCTGAGGGTGGTGGATACCCAATTCGTCTTTATGATGGAGCGACTCATGGGGTGAGCGTCAAGTTGGTTGGGAGCGAGCTTGCTGTGACACCTGGCACCGGAACACCGTATGCAACTACGGTGAATCTTGGACTTCTTCCACGCACCTGGTACTACGTCGAACTCAAGGTGAAATGTGCTAATAGCGGCGGCACGTATGAACTTCGCGTGAGCGGTCAGACTGTACTCAGCGGGAGTGGTGACACCCAAATCGGAAGTCATGCCTACCATACCCGTGTTGGCTTCTTCAGCGCAGACAACGCAATACCCTACTTCGACGACTTCTACGTGTGCGACGGCAGCGGTGCGGCGAACAACGATTTTCTTGGCGACGTGCGTGTAGTTGCAGTGAGGCCAGACGGTGCAGGCGGATCAACTGAGTGGACACCTGACAGTGGCAGCAACTACGCACGGGTCAATGAAGTAATCTGCGGCGATGACAGCAATTACGTTGAAGACGGCACAGTTGGTCACGAAGACAGGTACACGTTTGGTGATTTGTCTGGTGTCAATAGTATCAATGGATTGATGATGTGTGCGGATTGTCGTGAGACCGACGCCAAATCGTTCAACTTGAAGATGGCGTGTCAGTCTGATTCGACCCATGATGTTGATGCCGGGCAAATGGTTGGGTCTACCAATTACCTTACGCGGTATCGGATCATGGAGACAGACCCACACACGTCGGCCGCATGGACGCAAACGAATTTCAATGCAGCCGAGTTTGGCCTTCAAGTGGCGTAGGAGGTTCTCATGGCACTGTTGTGGATTGATGGCTTCGAGAATTATGGCACTACGCTTGCCAACAGGCCGCTGCCTGCTGGTGTGTTTGCACGTAAATATGGCGTGGTTGCTTACGAGGATATACGCACTCTCGTTCAGGCGGGCAGGGTATCTGGATACTCGATGGGACATGGGTGGGATGACGCTGGCTATTTTGGCCAGGTTGGTTTGACCTACAACGACACCGTTGTGATTGGAGTCGCCTACTATTTCACCGGCTTGAGTCCCAATTATCCGATTCGTCTGTATGACGGCACCACGATGGGCATCAGCCTGTATCGGGACTACGAAGGCGAGTTGTCAATTACTCGGGGCACCGGCACCGTTCTGGCAAGGACTGCTGGTCTTAATCTTTCGCCCAGACAATGGTACTACATCGAGCTTAAAGTCCAGTGTGCTGCCTCTGGAACCTACGAACTTCATGTTGGAGGCAATACCTATCTGAGCGGCAGCGGTAATACGAAGGTGGGTACGCACGACTACCATGATGGGTTTCGTCTCACTGGCGGGGCTGCATACGGCAGGTTTGACGATCTGTATTTTCTCGACGCAAGCGGAACGGCCAATAACGATTTCCTCGGCAACGTATGCGTCGTAACGTGTCGGGCTGACGCCGCAGGCGATTCAACAGATTGGACACCTGACAGCGGTGATAATTATGCCCGTATCAATGAGCAAGTCTGCGGCGATGACACCAACTACGTGCAGGATGACACGACTGATGACCTCGATCTCTACAATTACGCGGCTCCTGCCCGCCTGACGGGTGTACATGGCATCGTGGTGTGCGATGATTGCAAGGAAATGGATGCCACTGCATTCAACATCAAGACAGTCTGCAAGTCCGCGAGTACCACAAGCGCGGACGCTGGCCAAGCGATCGGCACGACAAATTACACGACCCGGAGGCGGGTGATGGAACAAGACCCAGACGGGCCGAATGACTGGAATCCGACTTCTCTTGGTGCCGCACAATTCGGCGTACAGGTAGGATAATTCAATGGTAGCTGCGATTCGCCTCACTCGTCAGTACGTCGATGCTCTCGGTCCCGGCGACGGTAAGGCGCGGGTGACTCGTCAGTACATTGACGCCCTCTATGGTGCAGCCGGCAAAGCACGGATCACTCAGCAGTATGTTGAGGTTCTGGGGTCGGCGCTCGAAGGGCAAGAGTATCCAGTATCAGTCACCAGTACGCTTGCATTTACAGACACGATCGTTGCTGGACTCGATCGTTATGCCACATACACCGATACCATTGAGTTCACTGAGCAGATAGGCGTCACCCAGGTTCACTTTGTTGGTAGTACGCTGGAGTTATCCGACTCCGCGACGGCGGTTCGAGACATTCCAAGAACCGTTGTTGACACGTTGGATTTTGTTGAGACCAATGAATGGCATGGGCCGCACTATTTCTACGAGCGGAATTTCATCAACTTTGAGCAAATACCCTATGGCCATCTGGCGGTCATCAATGTGTGGGTGAACGATACGCTGGAGTTCACGGAGAAGCGCGGTCGCACGATCTACATTACGGTGTCTGACTGGCTCAATCTTGCTGCCGTGGGCATCAAGAAGGATGCCATCAAGCACACGTTGACGTTCACCGAGACGATCGTGGCCGGAAAATCGAAGGCGATCACGACTACGATGACGTTGACGCCTATCCTCCATGTTACGGGCCTGTTTCACAGACAAATAACTGACGACCTGGGCCTAGTCCATGCTGCCGCCTATCAAGCCACTGGGTCGGCGTGCTTGAACAGGCAGTATCAGCCACAACTCGGCTTCACTACGGATACAACGGTGTCCGTGCCTACCGCAGTCGCACCTACGTTGTCAGACGGTACGCTTACCCTGACGTTTCCCTACGTGTCGCCAACCACGACGCTTGTGCTGCGAAACCCTCAGTTCAACAACAAGGATACGCTCAACTTTAACCGGATCAACCGGACGACGCGGGGCGGGGCCTTGGTAGTGTTCGCCGATCCTCAGTGGCCTAAGACTCAGACGCTTGCTTTCGAGGTTCGATCGCTTACACAGAGTCAGGCCGCCAATCTGCTTGAGTTCTTCGATGACTGTCTCGGCTTGGAGATTGGTTTGCTCGATCACGAGGGCAGACAGTGGCGTGGAATCATCACGAATCCAGAAGAACCAATCGTGAATCCAGAGCAGGGCGACTATTCGACAACCTTCCAATTCGAGGGCGTACTATGCTAGTTCTTCAAGCACCCCTGCCTGGATTGGTGACGACAACCATTCTGCCTGATCCTCAATTCAATGATGCCGAGGCCAAGCAACGTGGTGTTACTATCAAGCGGGCAATGGATGGCACCTGCTACACGCATGTTCAGACAATGGACGGTCGGCATAAGCTGACGTACCAGATCGCCATGTCTCGCATGAAGGCTCTTGAGTTGAGGGCCTTTGTCACCGCTTACTTCTCGTCGCAGATTCGCTTGACGAATCACAAAGGCGAGATTTGGCGGGTATGGTTTCTCAGCAATCCATTTGAGTTCGATACGACGGAACGCGCCGGCGGTCAGCCGGGAAGCGAACTTGTCGTAATCACGATTGAATGTGAAGGCTTCTTGCTTTCTGCCCCGGATGTCCCCAGTTGCTAGTGGAGTTCCTTAGATGCGCACGCTTACTTCTGCTGCTCAAACGAAACTGGCAACCCAGTACGGCACTGAGCCGCTGGTCATCATCGAGATACAGTGGGTTGAAAACGGCAACAGGCTTGCTTATGCCGATCGGAAGATCGTCATTGACGGCGAGACCGTTGTCCACGGCCAGATCATTGAGCTTGGCAGCATCGACGCCGCCGTCAAGGTGGACGGAACATCCGATTCCACTCAGGTGCAACTCACGCTGGAGGATACGGACGGCGCAATCAAGGCAATCTGTGACATCAGTGATCTCAATAAGCGACCAGTGTGGGTCTACCAGTGGTTTGAGGGGCTGGACCTGGACGACAAGTTCTTGCTCTTCAAGGGTGAGATCAACAGTCCATTCACTTGGAATGAAGGCGATCGCACGGTCACGTTTGACGTGACAACGCGGATCGAAGATGTGGAGGCGGGCTTTTCAATGGAAGAAGGGGACTTTCCTCTGATTCCTCCTGATGCTTTAGGCAAGCCCTGGCCGTTGGCCTTCGGCTCGGTATGCGACATCGAGGCGGTTCAGGTGCGTGCGCCAAGAGCCGGTATTCTGGCCTCTGGTGAAGGCATCCATGATTATACTCTGGAGTCCCGCATCTGCCAGGCGCGCTACATTCAATGTGCGAGCGTCCTGCTCGGCACGTCACAGCAGATTACTGACGATTCGGTGTTTGAGAGTCCGACTGTCGAGAATGACTATGGGAGTGGACCGGACGGGCTGATTGAGGTTCAAGCGGAGACTGTTGACAATTGGGGTCCAGATCAAGGGTGTGTCGAGGATCGTTTCTACGCCATCTGCGATTTGATGCACCAATTGGAGCAGCAGCGGGCTTACGAACATGAGTCGATGACCATCTTGGATGGGTACAGACTCTTTCCGCAGAATGAGACGATCACCCTCAATATCGAGGGCGGGAAGTTCACAGGTCATTTCCCAAATAGCAATACCTTCATCATCGAAGGTCGAGAGCATCCAGACTACAGTCTTAACCCGCCATCGAGATGCGCGCCGGTCGCCGATCGTTCGTATACTCTCACTGGCGTGCTTGACCAGACCGATTGGGTGCAGACTCCATCGGGTACGGCTTGGTACGATGGCAGTGTCTACAACGGCTCCAGCGGCGGAACTGATATTGACCCGCAGGAAGTCGAAGACTTCTGCGATACGTCCATTCAGACTGACACTGGTTGGGCGACTGACGGCGGTCCCGCTGCGTCTCAAAAAGCCTTTGATGACATGGTGACAAGCTCGTTCTTTTGGGCGCGGGCTGGCAGCAAAGTGTATATGGAGGCTGAGGCTGAGGTTCTTTACGTCGTTAGCCTGATTCCGTGTACGATCACGCGAGTGGCCGCAATAAAGACCGTGCGCGGAATCGACCGGCTGGTAACTGTTCCTGCCGATCATTACACGATCTACGAGACGGATTACGACGGCTACACGGTCACGGAAATTGGAATGACCAAGCCGTTAAGCGAGCGTACTGAACTGGTTACGAACCCGGACGGTACAAAGCGAACTGTGTCTTCTAATTGGTCAGACAACCTGTACGTCTCGGTAACGTCCACTGTTGGTCCAAACGCAGTGGACATCATCGAATGGCTCCTTGCCAAATATACATCCCTCACTCCTGATGCGACATCCTTTGCCTATGTCAAAGACAGGTTGACCAATTACCCGTGCAATTTCGCTTTGATAGAGCGAAAGAACGTGATGCAATTGATCGCGGACATCGCCATTCAGAGTCGATGTGTTGTCTACGTCCGCGACGATACGATGTACTTGAAGTATTTCTCTGAGGAACCGACTTCGGCCGCCACGATTGCGGAGAGCGACATTCTGGCGAATACGCTTCAAGTGACATTAAGCAGCACAGACGAGATAGTCACGAAGCACACCGTCAACTGGTCGCGCAGCCAGTCTGAGGGTCCACTGACACTCATACTCAAGCATAATGTTGCCAAGTATGGGACGCATCAGAAGGACATTGACTACTATACGCAAAATGTCTACGACCAAATCCTCAAGAGTGCCACCTTCTGGATGATTCGTGACGCCAACGTATGGAAGATTGTTGAGTTCACGACGCCGTTGAAGCATTCGGACCTTGAGGTATTCGATTGCGTGACTCTCAACCTGACCGACGTGGCACCGGCTCCGGTAAAGGCGGTCATTACGGCGATCAAGTATGACGTAGGCGCTCAAGAGATCGCATTCACATGCTGGACCCCGTTGAAGGCCGGACAAACGACGCCGTACATCCATGCGTGGCCGGCAGACATTCCGGCCGGAACGATCTTTCCAACGGCCGAGGAGCGGGAAGCAGGGCTTGGATATGACTTCACAGTGACTCCCCCCGAGGGTCATCTGCTCTATGTTGAGCCAGAGGACAATGGACAACCCAAAGTGAGTCTCACGTCTGGCGACCAATATCCATCAGACCTTAATGATGGCATTGGTACTTGCTTCTGTCCGACCACCGATGATGCTGTCGTAGACGAGCCTGATCCAGTATTCGATGCACTGAAACGTGCGCAACGCGCTAATCAGTCCGAACAGGATACGAAGGCCAGCGCGCCTGATACGGCCGGCAGCAGTGGCGGCGGCAGCGATAAGCACGACAAGAAGAAGGGCAAGTGCGACTGCGAGCCTGGCCCAGTCGATGGCTGCAATTGCATCGTGGCAGTCATGTACTGCACGGCCGACTTGTGCCAAAGCAACTGGGCACCATGCACCTGCACGGGTTTCTGCTATCAGGGTCAGTGCGGTGGCGTTTGCACGGGTGCGCTGTTTACCTGGTGTTACACGATGGGTTCCAGCGGCGCTGCGGCTTCGATGCGAACCAAGATCAATGTGTCCGTCATGGCCCACCAGTGCGATTGGACTACCGGCGTAACGAGGCCGTACCTCACGCCCAGTGTCACTTGTTGCGGCGGCTGTGATCCTCTTCCTGGTCAGACTCCGTATGAAGGTCAGACCAAGCAGCCTGCTTTACAGTCATAGGAAAGACCATGATTTGTAGTTACCACAATAGGGTCGTCGTGCGCAAAAAGGGCGTCGAGCAACGTGAGATCATTCGTTGCGCTGACTCAACGCAACCATGCTTCACGAAAGAAGTAACCGAGGAGCAATGCAACCAGTGTCCACGGCATATTGAGGCCGTGGAACTGGCTGCACGTCTTGAAGCATCCCAGTGCAGGGCCGGAGAATCCAAAAGAACGCGCTCTGCCCCGGTGCCTAAGACTCCAAGCCTTCTTCGGCGTTCGATGACGTATGCTGAGGCTGTTACCGGGTGGATTGCCTCTGGACGGCCTGAGCGCACCGATGAGGAAACCAAACGCATTTTTGCCGAGCATTGCAATAAGTGCGCGTGGTACGACAGAGACAAGAAGATTTGCAGAGGTTGTGGCTGCAAGGTTACGAATGTTGGACATGCCATCGTCAACAAGATCAAAATGGCTACCCAGCATTGTCCAAGGGAACTCTGGTAAAGGAGAAGAGAGAATGGCGCGTTTTATTCCAGTTGGTGGCGAGCCGCAAGAGGAAACTCCTCTGTATGAGCTTCTACTGCGATTTGCCAACAACGGGCGCATGGTGAACTTCCTCCATCTTGAAGGTGAGCAATCTATTGCCTACCACCCTGATGCAAGGGAGATCAACAAGGTAGCCAGTCAGTTGGCTAATGGCACGCAGTTGCACGAGGAGCACGATGGCGTTATCTATGGTGATGCCATCATTTTCCTTGATGCCGAACGTCTAGGATAAGAGGAGAGCCGTTATGGCGAAGAAGTGGATTCAGGGTGCAATCAAGCATCCAGGTGCGTTGACTCGAAAGGCGAAGGCTGCCGACATGAGTTTGTCGGCTTTTATGGCCCATCCGCCAAAGAATGTTTCAACGACCACAAAACGTCAGATTGCTTTGGCGAAGACCTTAAAAGGTTTTCGTCGTGGCAAGTAGGGCGCAAAAGAAAAGGGTGGGCAGGCCGAAGCCTGTCCACCCTTTTTCGTCTCACGATAGTTTACAGCAGTTCCATCATCAACATCGCCCGATAGCACTCGGCCTCAGCGATCGCATCGCAGAGGGCATCGTGTGGCGAAGGGTTGACGACGTTGAAGCGCTTGCAGATCGACGCCAGCCCGACTTTTGGGAACGGCGGTGGTAGCCCCAGGAAGGCTGCCTTGTCATTCATGCTCAAGGCAAAGAGCATTGCGTCCCGTGCATGGCCGTGGAACAGCATAGAGGAAAGATCGAGGCCCAACCAGGCTTGCAGGAACTTGCACTCGAAGGCCCAGTTGTGGGCCAGCGGTACGAGCGTCTTGCCAACAGGTAGATCGAGCTTCTCCCACCATTCGACCAGAAGGTCTGCAACCTTGCCGGCGTCCGGGGAATGGAGGATTAAGTCCTCCATCTTGAGGCCGTGGACGTAGCCCACGCTCTTCTCTTGGCGCTCAGGGTAGTTCGGCCGGATCGTGGTGTAGAACGGTCGGACGCCCTCTAAAGGCCGGAGATCGGAATTCAGCGGCACGACGGCAATCTGGATCGGCTCATGGTAGCCGGCCTTGAGGCCCGTGGTCTCCAGGTCGATCGCGGCCAGCAGGTTGCCGTTCAGGTGAACCAGGCTGGAATAGGTCTTGGTCATGTTTCCTCCCACGGTTCGATCTGTTCGATCGCCAGAGCTTGTTCCATCTCCTTGGCTGATCGTGATGGTTTCTCGCCGCCGCAGAGCCAGATGGCGTATCGTTCGGCCCATCGCTCAAGTTCTTGGATGTCACCCGTTTCGCCAAACACGTTGGTCCAGCGCTTGTAGCCCAGAAGCTCGCGGTCGGGCCTATTGGGTCCGGGGCCGAATCCCGGCCGGACGATCTTGGCCAGTTCGCCACCTTGATCGAGGACCGCTTCCGCCTCATTGAAGAACCGTGTGTCTGGGATCAGCATAACATCAAGCGGATGCTCATTCTTCAAGAGGTAGTCCAGCCACGTATCGGCGTACACTTGCTCGCGCACAGCCGGCGTTCCGAAGTCGATCCATATTTGGCGAGGACTCTTGTTGACGCCGGGCAGCGGGACTTCGCGCAGGCTTGCGCCAGGCTCGGTCTCATAGAACTCTGGCTCGCGCAGCCCGGCCCAGGCGTAAAGCTCATAGCAAATCTGCTTGAGCTTCCATGCCCAGGATCGCTTGCCGATTCGTATGCTTGGATTACGGCGGTGAACGTGGTCAATCACGTAGTTGGCAAAGGTATCTTTTCCAACACGGCGGTAGTGACCTATTGCAATGATCTTCATTCGTCTTCCTCGTCTTTCCTCACCAAGCGATGGTCAACTACAATCCACGGTCTTGTGCCTGGCGCGGCGACCTTGTTCTCAAACGATAGGTTGCCAATCATCCGCTTGTTGAAATTGTGAGCACCGTAGGGGAAGCGCTGTTTGACTTCATCGAGGACAAGGCTCTTCTTCCATGTGTAGCGTTTCTCGGTCGGTAACCATTTGAGGAACGTGTCGTAGAAGACGGTGAACTCGATCATCTCGCCTACAACCTGAAAGCACTGCTCATTGATGAAGGTCTCCAAGGCGTTGCTATTGATTTCCTCTGCCCGTTCCTTGTTGCGTGTTCGCAGTGGCGGCAGGCCCATGCGACTGTAAGGAGACGGCAAAGTCAGGTCCATGATCGTGCGCATGAAGTGCGGCGCTTCCTCTTTGAGCTTAGCAATCAGTGCGTTCTTGGGAATCTCTTCGCCTGGCTCCAGGTCAGGGACGAACATGACAACGATTCGCGTGTCGCCTGATTCCAGGTACAAGTTCTTGAGCTTGTTGCCAGTCTGGATGAAGTGAAGGGTGTTGCGCTGCTTGTAAGCATCCGTCCGCATCCGCCTGATCCACAACTCATCGTTTGTCGTCCAGTCCTTGATGCGGTTGTAGGACTTGCCATCATTCGACGAGAGGTCCGTTTCTTCGATATAGGCCAAGACGCAGTTGGCCAGTTCCCCGTTGAAGTCGTTGCCGTTCGTAAGCGCTCGGTCGGCCGAAGCTACCCCCTTGCTGATTAGCAAGCCAAATGCCTGATGAAGAATCGACTTCCCACTATTCTGTGCGCCATAGAGGAAGAGGTAGGGCAGAGGTTGGAATGGATCGCGTAACAGAAATGCAATCCAATATAGGAGATAGTCCGCACCAGACTTGATGTTGTGCAACTTGCACCAGGGATCGTCTCGAACGACTCCATCCAAGTCTTGGCCGCAATGGGTCAGGACGCTATCCCAGTGCGGATGGATTGGCGTCTGGTCATACTCCAAATTCGCCGGTTGATAATTGTATTGGGCCGCATCGACGTTCCATTTGCGGTCTCCTGGGTACTCCGGCTGGAACGGTACATTTACCAACTTCCATGCCTTGCCGATCGTGCTGCCAAGGATTTGCTCGACTTGTGGCTTTGGGTGCCCTAGTGCAATCAATCGCAACTTTACCTTCTCCGTGGAGAAGCGTTGCCAGGTCTTGTCTTCGGCGCGCAGATACCACCCAGCATCTTCGTGCGCTGGTGTGACCAGTTGGCGAATCAGATGGTCGTTTTCGGCTTCCTCCACATCGTCCTGTTTGTTTTCTGTGAGAACGTCGAATAGCTTGACCCACTTGTCGGGCTTACTGATCCAGCCCTTGAGAGTCTTGTCCTTCTCTCCGGGGTTCTTGCTGATGTGCATCACAAGGCGTCCGTCTTTGTGAGCCTTTAGGCGCGCTTTGCGCTTGGACTTGTCTTCAAGTAATGACTTGGGTAACGTGATCTGTTGGCCTAGCGCCTCTGCTGCCTTTGCGGCCTCAGCAGAGTTCCTGAAAATGAACCCGCCGTGATCCGGGTCTTCCTGCCCGCCCATAGCCTTGGCGGCCGTGGCCAAGTTCGGCCGGCAGTTGAAATAGCAGGTGGTCCAGCCTTCCTTGTCCTGGGTCCAGGTTTCGTCCTCACCACAGCCAGGCGAGAAGCGATAGACCTTCCAGCCGCCTTTGGGCAACGGGAACATGAAGCAATTGGGGCTGGTGCTGTCCGTGCCCTTGGAAGTGGTCTTGAAGATGCAATTGACCTTCTTCTCCTCGATCATCTTGGCCAGCGCGCAGGTGTGCGTTTGGAGCAAGTGGTGATCGGGCACCCAGATCGTGGAGAACCCCGAATGGATCAGGTCGTCCATGAGGTTCTTATGGGTTGTATCGAGTGGAACGATTTTGCGGGCGGATGTGAGGGCCTCGAATGGGTCCAAGTTATCGTCCGCTAGCTCGGCCGACACGCGAATCTTCGTCCGGCGACGGGTGACGACCTCGATGTGGTCGTGCCAGTTCGATGGGAGATCGGCCAGGGTCAGCACCCTCTCGGCCGGCTTGATGAGCTTGAGGCCCTCGTTCAGGACTGTCATCTTCCGATGCCAAATCCACATATTCCCACCGCAGGCGTCGATCTGGGAGGCGAAATCAAAGCCGGTTTCGCTTGACATCATTCCCAACTCGCAACGGCCGAGAGCAGCGTGTTCGGTGTGGTTGGCCGTGGGGACGCCGGCTTCATCGAAGTACACGTATAGATGGATGCCGCCGCCGCCCGTGCTGCGCCGCACTTCGACGTAAGGCAGAGACATGGCGGCCTGCTTAATCCGCTCCAACTCCTCATCGCTCACGCCAATGCCCTTGGCATGGCCTGTGATGGCGTCGAAGTCGAAACCGAGCGCCCGGCTCTTACGGGCCGACCAATCCCAGCCGGTCCACCCGATGGCCTCCACATGCAGGTCCAGGGGCCAGCGGAGTTCGTAATCGCGGAACTCCGGCTCGGTCGCAGCGTGTTTTGGGATGCGGATGTTGAACCACTCGTATTCCCCATCGCTATAGGTGCTGCGTTTGCCATCTACCGGCTCGCCGTTGTCGGCAGCCACATTGACTTGCGTTTCCATGAACGGAGTCCAACGGTCCAGCAGTTCTGGAGCGTTGTGGGCCGCCCGGCGGGCGGTGATGAAGTTCTGGATCGCCTCTGTAACCTTGGGCATGAATCTCTCCTGGGAGGTCTCTTTCTTCCTATGCCTCTAAGGGTGTCGGAAATCGCACGAAATGGTCATCGCTTGATAGATTATCAGGCCGGTATCTGAATAGGGGTTTCGATTGTAGTGCCGCGTCAATCAACAATTTCGCCGGAAGTTTTGATTCGATGACCATTTCATGCAATTTCCGACACCCTTAGAGTCAGGACAAGAGAGGCAAACGCATGGACGACTTGAGGCATCTGCCGATCACGTCTCTGCGGGAACCCAAGGTCAAGTTGCGGGAAGTAAACCGGGAGAGCCTTGAGTACCTGGAGATGCGAGACAGCATCCGGGAGCATGGCATCCTTCAACCGCTGCTTGTGAGGCCCCAGGCGAACTCAGACGACGCCTGGGAGATCATTGAAGGTTTACACAGATACACTGGGGCCAAAGACATCGGCCTCCAGACGCTTCCCTGCCTCATCAGGGAGGCCACTGACGACGAAGTGCTGGTTCTGCAACTCGTGGCGAACGCGATCTCGCCCGAGACGAAGTTGGCAGAGTACGCCCATCAGTTGAAGAGACTGATGCAGCGTGATCCCGACTTGACCCAAGCTGGTGTGGCGTGCCTCATCCGCAAGTCACCCGCCTGGGTAGGCAAATGCCTTGGCTTAATGGACCTCCTGAAAGCAGTTCAGGTGATGGTCAACCGAGGAGAGATTTGCCTGGACAACGCCTACATGCTGGCCAAGATTCCCAAGTCCATGCAATTGGACTACGTGGATCAGGCCAAGCTCATGCCGCCCAAGCAGTTCAAGCCGATAGCGGCGGTCTGCATCAAGCGGTTCAAGGAGGCGGTCAAGCAGGGCAAGATGGATGCCTTCTACTCGGACAAGTTCCAAGCAGTGGCCCATCTGAGATCGTTGAAGGAGATCGAGCAGGAAGCAGAAAAGGTTGGAGCACTCGTCTGTACGGGCGAGGGATGTAAGACAGTGCTCGACGGTTTCAATGCGGCCCTGCGTTGGGTCCGCCATCTCGATCGCCAGAGCGTGAGGGAACAAGAGGATGCCATACGCATCCAACGAGAAAGGAAGGTGCTCGATGTGCATGTAGATGATTGAGCAAGAGATAGTGAATCCCAATCCCAATCCCAAGTTTCAGTTTCAAGAGAGTTCTATGAGTAACGCTTTGACCACCGTCGATCTCACCCAGCTTCCCTCCACTCAACTCGGCACCGACGAGCAATTCGAGCAGATGGCCCGGAACACCACGTTCCTCGGTCGGCTCCAACTGTTCTCCAAGGGCAACGCCATCAACGAAGGGTTGATCCCTCCGGGCACCTACGGAATTCCCGAGTCGGACAAGAAGATCGTGAACCTGGGCAAGTCGATCGACATCCTGCCGTTGGCCCGCCGCCTCAAGGCGCTCGACCTGAGCGACAAGGAAGCGATCGTCGCCAACTACGACGCCAAGAGTGACGCCTTCAAGGACATCGCCGCGCGTTCGGAAGAGACCGACTCGAACTGCATGTACGGCACCAGTTTCCTGGTGCTGGAAAAGGGCAGCGGCCGGTTCCTCGAACTGTTCTGCGGCACGAAGAGCACCCGGCCGATCGCCGGAGACATCGCCGTCTTCATGGCCTTGAGCCAGGCGCAGATCGACGCCAAGAAGGCCGCCGGCGCGGATGTGAGCCAGATGAAGCCGCATCCCGTTCAGCCCTGCACGTTGAAAGTGCGCGTGGCGAAGAACAAGCGCGGCCATTCGTGGCACGTTCCCGACGTTCAGCCCTGCACGTCCCCGTTCACCACTCTTCCCGCGATGGAAGTCATTGTTGACGAGATCAACAAGTTCCTCACCGAGAAGAACGGCGGCACCGAGGTTGTGAAGGAAGACCCGAGCAAGAAGGCTCGCGCCCGCTAGTCCGAAGTTCGTCCGTTGCCAGTGGCAATTCGGACCTGCAAAGGCTTATCGCTGAGCCAGCCTGGCGAATCAGCGATTCTGCGAAGCTCTAGTGACGCTTGGCCCGAGGAGCAAGGTCTGCCCGTGGGAAGCTGGTATAGGTGTGCCACGGCCTCAACCACCGAATTAGGTTTAGCCAGGCTGTAACCTGGTGTGGTGAAGGGGATTCCAGCAGGCGTCATTCATTTTCTTTGGAGAACACATGCGATACCTTCTGCTTTTGGTCGTTCTGTTGTTTGCAGGTTGCCAGGCTGGGTTTGATACCCGGCTGCAACAGCCGCAACAGCAGCAGTATGCACCGCCGACGCCGTATCAGTTTCGCTACGATCCATATACGGGTCAGCAACTTCGATAGCTCATCCACCATTGGTGGAAGGAGTACCGGCACCGTCTCACTGAGGCGGTGCCAGCCGTATCACACTCGCCGCGCCGCTCTCGCTTGAAATACAGCGATGACGCGCATTATGGGCGAGTTTCACGAAAGCCGGTGAGGGTGGCCGTTTCTGTTTCGGTGTGAGGCGGCCGTGGGTGGGAATTTCAACAAGGGCGTGTGGACTAGCGGAGATACTACCGACGCCAGCGAAACACGCAGTAACCGGCTTTCATCTTTTACCTTTTGGAGAACACATGAGACTTTGGATTCTACGACCTGTTAATGAGGAGTCTGCACCCTGGGAGCCTTGGTTCGATCGAGCCTTCGGCTTCGTGATCGGTGCTGGTGACGAAGACGCTGCTCGCCAGCTTGCCGCATCGGATTGTGGCGACGAAGGACCAGAAGCATGGCTCGATCCAGCACTTTCGTCCTGTCAGGAATTGGTTGCCAGCGAAGGCATCTTGATGCGCGACTTTCAGGCCGCGTGATGGAAATGGAACGAGTGATTTGTAGGGTGTTGCTTTACGAAGGTCGATGGGGCCATAAGCTGTCGTACAAGGCCATTGAGTCGGTCTTGCGACACATGGGGTGTCGTCATCGCCCGCTCGCCAGTTTGCGATTCGTCCAACCCGACGATGATGTCGCCTTCGAGGTTGAGGTCGTCTTTCATGCCGACTTGGATTGGGGCGATCAAGAGAATATCTGTGACCGGATCATTGAACGTCTCTTGACCAGGTTCGAGCCTGAATACGAGAGCATGATTGAAGTTGAGGTTGAATGATGCCTGTTGAAGCCGTTCTGATTACAACACCAGCGATCGACTTCAACACGCTGCTGGGCCTTACGCACGAAGCGTTGGGCTACAGTGTTGCAAGCGCCGCCGATTCCAGCCACCGCAAGATGGTTGACGCCGAGAAATTCCTTTCCTGCCTGGCAGGGTTCATAGAGGAAGACGGAGAGATTACCCCTAACCTTCTGTCGCATGTTTCGTTCAGCATCCTGGTAATTGCCGACGAACATGACCTTTTCGACATCGTGAATCGAACGTCGGGTATGTCCTGCGTCCGGGCCGAGACGAAGATACCGAACGTCAACGTGGCCGTCCTGACCGGAACGCTGTCACAATGGCGAGATGCCGTGGCTTCTGGCACTGACCAGGCCACGCCGCCAACAGTCCGTACCTGTTATTCCAAAATCCTTCTGCTGTTTGATCGTGCCGGTTTGACCTCCGTGTGGAGCAACTTCGAGCGGAACATGGCACCTGATCGCAGCGGTTTCCTACTTGAATACCATCATGCCTGATATTGTCGAATGTAAACTCACATCTCGCACGTCGAGCGGTAAGCTGCTCCGCTCAGCCGCCACCTTGGAGTACAAGGCTGGTCGCATTTGGTTTCTCAAGTCGCCATTCGCGTTGAAAGACGAGATTAAGGCGATGAAGAATTCACGCTGGCACGGCCGCGATGATGACGATGACGGCCGCAAGATATGGTCAATCGAAGACTGTCCTCGCAATCGCTTCCAGCTTGGATTCCTCATGGGCGAGAACGTCTATGAGTGGTTCGATCGGGAATTGATTCGACACGAGTATTCGGCGACCCTCAATGGCGAACCGACCTCGATGATGCCACACCAGTGCGATATGTCAGACAGCGGTCTGACATACCACTACCAATTGTGGGCGGCGGAAATGGGCACGGGCAAGACCCTCTCTGCACAGAAGGTAATCGAGAAGAGCGGCGTGCTTTACTGGTGGTGGGTTGGACCCAAGAGTTCACTCCCCAACATCAGGCGTGAATTCGCCAAATGGGGTTTTGATTTCAGCGGTCCTGTTCGCATCGAGTTCATCACCTATGAGGAGTTGACTCGGCGAATCGACGAATGGCAGCCAGGAAACGAACTGCCGCAAGGCGTGATCTTCGACGAATCCAGTCGGCTCAAGGGCGACACGAGTCAGCGATCACAGGCCGCCCTTCGTCTGGCGGACTGGATTCGTGAGAAGTACGGCTTCGAGGGCTACGTGATCGAAATGTCCGGCACGCCTTCGCCGAAGTCGCCTTTGGATTGGTGGAGTCAATGCGAGATTGCCTGGCCTGGCTTCCTCCGTGAAGGCAGTAAGAAGGCGCTTGAGCAGCGGTGTGGCTTCGTTGTCATGCAGCAGTTTGACGCTGGGATGTTTCCCAAGCGGATCGGCTGGAAGGATGACGAACGGAAGTGCAAGCATTGCGGAGCAACGGAGGCAGAAGGCCCGCATGAACTTGACGGCATCATTGATCCAGACGACTATCACAAGTTCCAACCCAGCGTCAATGAAGTGGCCTATATGTACGAGCGCCTCAAGGGCCTTGTAGTCATCAAGCACAAGAAGGATTGCCTCAATCTTCCAGACAAGCGATACCGCAAGATTATCTGCAAACCCAATCCAAGTGTATTGCGGGTGGCCCAGGCGATCGCGGAGACTGCACCAAATACGATCACCGGCTTGACTTTGCTTCGTGAGTTGAGCGATGGCTTCCAGTACCGGGACGTGCAGGACGGCGAAGTACCGTGTCCCTTCTGCCCGAACAGCGGCGGCGAGATCGAAGAATGGTTTGATGCTAACGACGGTGAAGACGGCGCGACATACAGCGACATAAGTTTCCTTGACCCAGAGTTCGCCGCAAAACTCCAACGAAGGATGGCTACGTGTCCGCGTTGCGGCGGTGATAAGACCGTTCCGAAGATCATTCGCATAACGAAGGAGATTGCCTGTCCAAAAGAGAAGGCGTTGAAGATGCTCCTTGACGAGTGCGAGGAGAACGGGCGGATCGTGGTGTTTGCCGGCTTCACGGGCAGTGTCGATCGCGTGACCAACATCTGTCATAAGGATGGCTGGTCCGTTCTACGTGTTGACGGCCGTGGCTTCGAGGTCACCGATCGTGAAGGCAATGTCATCACGAATGACGGCGAAGAGGCTCTGGCATTCTGGGCTGATCGTGACAACCAACGAGTTGCCTTCTCATCACATCCTGAGTCTGGCGGCATGAGCCTCACTCTGGTTGAAGCGAGAATGGCTGTTTACTGGTCCAACAGTTTCAAGCCAGAGTATCGCGCTCAATCCGAGGACCGCATTCACCGTAAGGGGATGGACGAGAACTTAGGTTGCGACATCGTGGACTTGATTCACCTTCCCACGGACGAGCGAGTGTTGGAAGTCATCCAGGCCAATCGCAAATTGGAACTGATGACAATGGGTGAATTCAGTGACGCTCTCGATGAAGAGGGCAGCGAAGATGGAGCGATCATCGAAGAGTTAGTGGCTTAATTCTGAAAGGTTTCACATGAAGAAGATTACTTCGGCCAAGGCCGCGCGCATAAAGGCTGACATTGGCGGCAAGATGACTCAGGCGGAAATCGCCAAGAAGCACGAGGTCAGCCGCTCGACCGTGAGTGACATCGCTACTGGCCGAATTCACAAGGAAGTCCCCTGGCCCAATGGCGAACCAGTACCGAAGAGGTCCGGTGGTCAACGGAAGAAGCTCGAAGAGCACGATCCCACGAACAAGCGAATCTTGGAGCTTGAAGCCGAGATCATACACCTGACTGAGGAACGCAACAGAGAGCGCGCGAAGAGCAAGGCCAGCGCAAAGACGCAAGGCTTGTTCCGGGCCATCACCGTGGAGATGGATCAGCGGGTGAAGCCACTCAAGGCCCTCCCGACGCAAGTCATCCTTCGGCCCAAGGCCAAGATCGTCGAGCACTGCGTCATGCACATGAGCGACGGGCACCACGATCAAGTGGTGCGGCCCGAGGAAGTCGGCGGACTGGAAGACTACAATTTCCCGATCTCCTGCGCCAGAGCCGAACGGTACGTCAACACCGTGGTCGATTGGACTCAAAACACCCTGGCTCCGAAGTTCTACTTCCCGGTCCTGTGGGTGCTCGCCTACGGTGACTTTACCAGTGGAGAAATCCACAAAGCCTGCGAGCGCAGCTATTACAGGAATCAATTTAAGAACTGCTTGGCGATCGGTCAACTTCATGCCTTGATGTACCGGGACTTGGCGGCTCACTTTGAGCAGGTCAATGTCTTGTATCTGGCCGGCAACCACGGCCGGCGGACGCCCAAGAAGGATTACCTGGGCGCACACGACAACTGGGACTACTTGGTCGGCGAAGTGGCGAGATTGCATTGCCGTGGCCTCGATAATGTCTACTTTACGATCCCAGATGCGTGGTCGGCAAATATCAACATCAACGGCGTTGGCTTCAACGTCTCGCATGGCGATGACGTGCGAAGCAACCTCGGCATCCCGTGGTACGGGATGGTTCGACGACAGAAGGGCTTGATTGCCCTTGGCGCTGCGGCTGGTGCCAAGCGATGCCGCTACTTCTGCTGTGGGCATCACCATGCAGCAAGCACGCTGTCGGACGTGGACGGTGAACTGCTGGTAAATGGGAGTTGGCTTGGGACTGATTCCTTTGCCTACAACTCGTTGTCTGGATACCGAGAACCGGCTCAATGGTTCCACGGTGTAAACCCCAAGCATGGGCTGACTTGGCGAATGAACGTCAAACTGCGCCATGAGTCCGAGAAGGTTGGTCCGCAGCGGTACATCATCGACGGCGGCCGGGACATTGGACCATTGCGATGATTTGCTCCCGGTCGGACTTGCCAGACGTGGCCCCGGCCGGGTTCTTCCTTCCTCACTTTGGAGTAAATAATGCCTTCGTTTCGTGCGAAACCCGTAGTGATTACTGCTGAACGCCTACTGGAACCCGTTATTGTCAAGACGCTTGAAGGCGAAATGCTTGGCAATGCTGGCGACTGGCTCATCAAGGGAACCAAGGGCGAGTTCTATCCGTGCAAGGATGATGTCTTTCGACAGAAGTATGAGCCGATTGACAAGGATGGCGTCTTTGCTTTGACGGCCTCTGGTCCTGATGATGACGTTCTCGAATGTCACACGATTCCGTTTCCTGGCCTCAATTCAGTGGAGTTCGCCTAATGGGATGGGCAAGCGGTTCACAACTTGCTGAGGACGTGTGGAGCGTTGTGCGTCCTCTGATTTCACCTAAGAAGCGTAAGAAGGCTGCGGCCTCGATCATTGAACTGTTTGAGGGGCATGACTGCGACACACTCTATGAGGCCGAACTTCTGGTTAAAGATTCTGATCTGCCAGAGTATAACCAAGAGGACGCCTAGATGGAACTTCCAGGGCCAAAACGTCTAACCTTTTCGATGAGCAAAGACATTGCGGAGCAGAACCGCGATGATCTTCTTGCCATGCTTGAAGGTTTTCCAATGCCTGATCCAGATGAGGCAGGGATGATTCAATTCGATTTCGTTGGCAGAGACATATCATTCATGCCTATCGTCGAGCGTATCATGGGTACGCCTGGCGTCAACGTATTCCCAGTATTTTGACAATGGACAATTGCATCGTAGCACAGTTGGTAGTGCGCCGCACTGTTAATGCGGATGTCCCTGGTTCGAGTCCAGGCGATGCAGCTAGCGTCGGAACGGGTGGAGTCTGCGGCTGTAGCCGTGATGGAGGCACCCTCCCTTCTGACGCTTTTTTGTCGCCAGAGGTCAGTATGGAACGGTTGGCTCGATATGATGTGTTTGATGTTCCGCTGAATGACATCTGGGTTGATCCTGATTTCAACTGCCGGAATGCGTTCACCTTCCAGTCGGTCAAGGGTTTGGCGGACAACATTGCTCAGACTGGCCTTGAGATTCCAGTGATCTTACAGCAGCGTGAAGACAGCCAGGTGGGGTTCAAGGAGTCGTATCGTTTGGTCGCTGGTTTTCGTCGGCTGGCTGCCGTGAAGACGTTTCTGAATTGGACCCATATACCGGCGAACATCCGTCAGGGCCTCAATGATCGAGCAGCCGAGATTCTTAACTTAACGGAGAATTTGGAGCGGGAAGACCTAAACCCCTTGGAGCAAGCTCAAGCGATCGCCAAGAGGTTCCCTGCTGGCAGTTCTCTGCGGACGATCGCCAAGGAGATGAGCCGTGATACACGGTGGGTCCATTCGCGTCTAAGGATCATGGAGCTTCCCGAGGAACTCCGCGATAAGGTGGCGGCCAAGATGCTGACTCTTCTTGACGTGGATGTGCTCGTGAACCTTCCGCCAGAGGAACAGATTCAGGCAGCCGAGGAACTGATCGCCGCACGAGGCAGTCGCAAGAGGAAGCTCAATGTCAACCCTCGGTTCCGCCGCAAGTTTCGGTATCGACGGGGCAAGGAGGAGATCAATACTCGCATCGGCCAGTTGATGCAAGCAGGATTAAGCGGCCTGGCGACCCGCTTTGGTGCCTGGATTGCCGGATATATCAGTGATGACGAGTTCGATCAAGACATCGAGCGAGAAAAACGGCGTCAAGTTGGGGAAATGTCGGTTTAATTTACGTCGTCTTAGTAGAGGGCCGATGTGGGCGGGTTATCCTGCAATGATGAACCCCGTCCGCGCACCTTGTCCTCCTTGTATGGATGCCGTAGCTCAGTTGGCAGAGCGCTAAAACCGCTTACCCACCGTTGCCTTGTAAGGGCCGAAGGGTCAGCGTTATCACCTGTTAAGTGAGAGGCGCAGGTTCGAGTCCTGCCGGTGTCCGCTGTTATGCACGTTGTAGCTCAGATGGATAGAGCACAGGTCAAAAGAACCGCTTTCAAGTCTCTTGCCTAATGGGCCGAACTGGAAGCGTTATCAACAAGGGAACCTGTGGTCGTGGGTTCGACTCCCGCCAACGTGCCTCCGGGCCGAAGCTGATTGGTTATCTCACCATTAGTTGACCAACACCAATCGCACACCTTGCCCGGCAAACATTCGATTCGTAAGACTCACCGAAAGGGAACCTGTAAACCGCCCCTCAAGGCGCAGTACGTGGCCAGACGCTTGGCAATGCAAGTAGCGGCGCGCTTGAAGAACGTCCTGTTGGGCCGGTGAGTTTGCGAGTCAGACCGAACATTGGGCCGAAGCTCGTGGGTTATCAGGCATAGAAGACCCACGGCAACAACTTGCCCAACGTACTCGCGTGATGTGTGGGCCGACGCTCGTGGGTTATCGGATACTTACCCACGGCACTTCCTAGCCTAACCCTCTCTGGAGATCGTAGCATGAAAACCCTCGCTAAGCATGTTTCGTCCCGAGTCACTCCGCAGAGCCGGCCGATTCCCGGCAAGAAGCAAGAGCAGAACAACGCCGGAGGATACACCTTCGTCTTGGACTCCTGGGGAAGACTCCAGCGGTTCTTGATCCTTGGTTCCGATGGCGGGACGTACTATGTTGGCGAGCAGAAGTTGACGGCCAACAATGCCGGCGTCGTGATGACCTGCGCGACGATCGACGCCGAGAGGACCGTCGAAGCGATCGCTGGTATCAGCGAAGTTGGCCGTGCGCCAAAGAACGACGCCGCGATCTTCGCCCTCGCCCTGGTTGCAAGCCAAGGTGACGACAATGGCCGCCGCCTGGCTTTGGGCGCACTGCCTCGTGTCTGCCGCACGGCGACCCACTTGTTCCAATTCGTTGCCAACTGCAAGGAACTGCGAGGCTGGGGCCGAGGTCTGCGTGAGGCCGTCGCTGCCTGGTACAACGATAAGCCGGTGGAGAAGCTGGCTTACCAGGTGACGAAGTATCGCAATCGCGCTGGATACACCCATCGTGACGTTTTGCGGCTGAGTCACCCCAAGACGAAAGATGGCGATCGCAATGATCTTTATGGCTGGATTGTCAGCAAGGTGCATGTGCTCAAGGATTTCCTGGAGCCAACACACCCGTTGTGGATCGTGGAGGGCTTCGAGGAGATCAGTTCTCTAGGGTCTGGCGACGAGAAAAGGGCCGCTCACTTGATCCAGAAGTATGGCCTGACTTTGGAGCACATCCCTACCACGCTGCTTGGTAGCGTCAGAGTGTGGGAAGCCCTCCTGCCCAACTTGCCGCCCACGGCGCTGATCCGCAACCTGGGGAAGATGACCAGCATCGGATTGCTGAAACCGTTGGCTGCGTCCACAAACATGGTCTGCAATGTGCTGACCAGTCCCGATCGCCTGCGTGGCGCTCGCGTCCATCCGCTCTCCGTTTTGATTGCGACGGAAACTTATAGTCAGGGCCACGGGATCAAGGGATCGCTTACCTGGCAGCCTGTCGGCCAGATCAGAGATGCCCTTGAGGAAGCGTTCTATTCGGCTTTCGATGCCATCGAGTTGACCGGGAAACGTCATCTGCTGAGCCTGGATGTGTCCGGCTCAATGGGATGGTCCTTCCTGGCGAACACCCACCTGAGCGCCGCCAAGGCCGCCGCCTGCATGGCGATGGTCACCCATCGTCTTGAGCCGCAGACTCATGTGATGGGATTCTCCCACAATTTGGTGCCGATTGACATCTCGAAGAAGGAACGGCTCGATGCACTGGTCCAGAAGATCAGTCGCATACCGATGGGTGGTACTGACTGTGCCATCCCGATGATGTATGCCACACAACAGCGTCTTGAAGTGGATGCCTTCGTGGTCTACACCGACAACGAGACGTGGGCCGGGCAGATTCACCCGACTCAAGCCCTCAAACAATACCGTCAGATCATGGGAATCGACGCCAAATTGATCGTCGTAGGAATGACGGCCACACCTTTCACGATCGCTGATCCCTCCGACGCCGGCATGTTGGATGTCGTGGGGTTTGACGCCTCTTGTCCGGCCGTGATGGCGGATTTTGTTCGATGATTCAGCGGGGCTTCGGTGTGCGCGAAAGCGCTGAACCTATAACTGCACGGCTGGCGACTAGGACTGCCTCAGCCAGGCTGTAACGGTAACACTCGCAATGGCAATGCGAACGCCGTGTGGAATGCACCGAAGCCCCGCGTTTTCTAAGGAGTCAACGTGAAAAGCTACCACTGTCGGACGAATCTCGACGAAGGTCACTGCAAGACGTGGCCGGAAGACTTCGTGACGTGCCCGCGTGTTGGTGATTACGTTGCAGCCGAATGCGGGTACAGATTGAAGGTCGTTTCCATCACGCATAAGGTACATCGGCGTGAGTTTGACCGTCATCAGAGTCCCTATATCGAAATCGAGTTACACCGTTGATGTTTCAGCAGTACGAGAATGACTTCCTATTCCGTATCAAGCTCCCTAGCGGGAGATTCATCTACAGGCTGGAAGAGGATGAGGCTGATGCCGTCAAGGAAGCGATAGCACAGAAGAAACCAATCCCGCCGCCCAAGTACCGACGCCTCATGCCATTCGGCGAGGGCGTCGAAGTTGTCGGCGACCGGATCACTGCCTACTACAAGGGTGCGAATCTTGGCGTGTTTCCAACGCTCAAGAAGGCCCTCAAGGCTTGGGATGGAGCAGAGCGATACGATCGGTTCACCCTTGAACAGGAGGCCGAGCAGAAAGCCATTGATAAGCGGTACTACTCTGACCTTACATTCGACGAACACGGATACAAGATATTCAAGCCACGGCCAGCACCATGAGTAAAGTTTACATCGACACCGAGACGTGCGGGCTGCATTCGCAGATGGTCCTACTCCAATACGCGGAGGAGGATGGACCGATCGTGCTGCACGAGGTCTGGCGTCGTCCAATTCACGAGACGCTGGCCATCATTGAATGGCTATGCGAGCATACGGTCGTCGGGTTCAACCTGGCGTTTGACTGGTTTCACCTGGTCAAGTGCTATACGACGTTCCGGCTGGCAGACCCAAACTGGATTCCATGTGAGCACATCAAAGAGATAGCGTTGCTGGAACCGCAGGCCCAGGATGGGCCATGTGTGAAACCGGCAAGTGCCCTCGATCTGTTGCTACACTCGCGCAAAGGCCCCTACCAGAGTTTGATGGCGCGCGAGGACATCAGGATTCGCAAGGTTCCCACCGCCCTGGCCTACGCCCTGGCACAGGAACTTGAGGGGCGGATTGAGCTTGATGACATCTACTTCGCCAAGAGTGCCGACAAGGACGCCCCAAAGTGGCAGGTGTTCGACCGACGTAACCGAGACGGGACGATCGACGATACGTTCAAGGATGTTTGTCTGAGATTCAACCCGGCTGGCGGCTTGAAATTTCTCGCCGAACATGCGATGGGTTTTAAGCCCAAGTATCACTACAAGGACGTGGAGCCGGACCCTGCATGGCGACCTTACGAGGTTGGGTTTGCCCCAACCGCTCTGGCCGTCAGCAGCCCCGAGAAGAATTGGGAAGTGTGGGTTGAGAAAGACGGGAAGCAAAAGCTAGCAGGTCGTGCGTGGCCAGCAGTGATTCATCACTTCATCGAGCACTGGGCAACTCGGCCGGACGCCCGCGATTACGCTTCTGACGACATTGTATACACGCGGGCGCTCGACAAGCATTTTGGCAATCCGACGCCTGGTGATGATGACTCGATCCTTGCCTGCATGGTGCCGGTGATTCGCTGGCGCGGCTTCACGATCAACGTAGAAGGTATGAAGGAGTTGTTGGCCAAGGCAAAGGCGGTTGTTGCCGCTTCACCCGTCAACATCAATAAGCCGGCCGCTGTTCGAGCCTACATGCTTGAGGTTATGGACGACATCGAGAGTCTCAAGATTCAGGAGTCAACGAAGAAACAGAACCTTGAGAAGGTCGAGAAGTATCAGGTCAAAGCCAAGGAGATTCTCGACGAGGACGAAGACGACATCGGCACTGCCGGCGTCGAACACTGGGATGGCATTACCGTCCATGAATTCTGCCTCAAGTGCAACGGTACGGGCCAAATTGACGGCGGCACATGCCTTCGGTGCGAGGGCAGAGGATTCCTCACGCCGGGTCAGAAGCATCCTGCTTCGGTTCGTGCCAAGGAGTTGCTTGATGTCAAACATGCCGTGAAGGAAGTGGAACTCTACACGAAGTTGATCTTCGCCAAGAAGTTTCATGCCAGTTTCAATATCGTAGGCACGTTGTCCAATCGCATGAGCGGCGGCGATGGTCTCAATGCTCAAGGCATCAAGGGATCAGATGAAGTCCGCTGCATGTTCCCGCTGGCTTGGCCAGGTTACACGCTCTGCGGCGGTGACTTTGATTCATTCGAGGTTACGATCGCTGATGCGGTTTACAACGATCCTGAACTTCGGCGAACGCTGGTCACGAAGACCATGTGCTATGAGTGCAAAGGCACGGGCCGGTGTCAGGATAAGAAGTGCAGAAAGTGTCACGGCACCGAAGCGCATGAGTGCAAGGAATGCGACGGAACGGGAATTGGCACTAAGAAACTACACGCCCTGTTTGCGATGGTCCTCTTCGAGATGACCTATGAGGAGGTCATGGCGGACAAGGAAAAGTATAAGAAGGGCAAGGGCGGCGTGTTCGCCGAGATTTACGGTGGCAACGAGAAGACCCTTGCCCGCAATTTGAGCATCCCTGAGTCGATCGCTCTCAAGGCCCATGAGGATTGGGGCAAAAAGTATCGTGGCATAGGCAAGGCCCGAGAGAGAACCATCAAACGGTTCTGCTCGATGAAGCAGCCGGCCGGAATCGGATCACAAGTAATTTGGGATGAGCCGGATGACTTCGTGGAGAGCTTCCTTGGTTTTCGTCGCTACTTCACCCTGGAGAATAAGATTTGCCGGGCATTGTTTGACCTTGCTCGCAAACCACCCAAGGGTTGGCGCAACCAGGATGTGAAGGTCAATCGGAGCGGGGCACGTATTCAGACGGCTGGTGGGGCGGTTGCCAGCGCCTTGTATGGCGCAGCCTTCCAAATTCAAGCTGCGAACATGCGGGCTGCCGCCAACCATGAGATTCAATCTCCTGGCGGGCAGATCACCAAGCATGTGCAACGGGCGATCTGGGACATCCAGCCGGCGGGCATCCACGAGCTTCTGGTCGGCCCGATGAATGTGCATGACGAATTGATGTGCAGCACGCATCCGACCGTGATTCATCAAGTCACAGAGAAGGTTCGCACGGTAGTCGAGTCCTACCGCAGCAAGGTGCCACTAATCGGCATGAGTTGGTTCGAGGCGATGGACAACTGGGCAGAGAAGAAAGACGGTGCCGAGAAAGTAAAGATTCGTGCCCCGGAGATGATGTGATGCGTTGCAGCAAAGCCGTTGCCATGAAGCGTCATACAGCACGACGCGCAGCCGAGCGATTTGGAATGGGCGTCAACATGGACGACCTGGCCAGGTTGATTCAGCAAAAGCAGGGCAGGTTTGTCGAGCGGCAATCAGTTCGCGTGACGGTCTGGGATGTGGAGTACAAGGGCACGACTTTGAGAGTCGTCTATGACAAGAAGCGAGGGATGCCAGTAACGGTTCTGAACACATGGATGGGAAGACAAACCGCTGAACAGACAACAGGACCATTATGACCGTCTTCAAGATACAGACGTTCCTTGATGCCGTGTCCATGTATGACAACATCCAAACCTTCACGCCCGACTATGTGTGGTCGGTGGCAAAGATGTGGCGACGGTGGTATTTCCCGTGGCCACGGATCGAGGTTGGTGTGGTCAAGAATTTGCGTCCTGCCGAATTGAAGGCGGCCCGCATGGCGATACTAAACGCTCGTATTCGCTTTCGTAAAGAGAAGGCCCGCGTCATGCGGGTTACTCAAGTGAGCGGTGTCGAGACTAAGACAGTGGTGTGGGACAACGGGAAGTACCTTGATCCCACGATCCTCCCCTGGTATTGGCGCATCCTTCGGTGGTTCATCACGCCGTCGAAGACGAAAGCCAAGAAGACAGAGAAGGCTTCCGAGAAGAAACCGGAGAAGAAGAAATGAAAGTGCGTGTTGAGAAGGACATTGTTATCCCGGCGGGCATGATCCTGCATGATGCTCCTCGAAGAACCGTGCGGTACGAACCGTTCGGCGAAGCCTTGATTGGCTTTGGTAAGGATCACACCGCGAGCTTCACGATCGACCTGGATGCCATCAAAGCCCACCCCAGGCAGTTCACGGTCATCGAACAGTGAAGCGAATCCGGCGACCCAAGCATGGGCCGGAGTGGTATATCCAGCGCGACTTAATTGCCTATCTCAGAACGAGGAAATGGCTTGTTGAGAGAATGATCGGGAATGCCTATCAATTTGGTATCCCCGATCTCTACTGCCACCATCCGAAATGGGGCGGTCGCTGGATCGACGTGAAGAATCCTGGCAAGTACAGCTTCACTCACGAACAGAAGATCAAATGGCCCGTGTGGGAAAAGTTCGGCTGTGGCATCTGGATTTTAACCGCTGCCACGCAAGAAGAATACGACAAGCTGTTTGCGCCACCTAACTGGCGTGAGTTCTGGAAAGAGTCTTGGGGTGACGTTCCAGACATTGATGAACTGCTTGATGAAGTCAACCGTTTGGAGGCGGAACGTGAAGCTGCAAACTCAGAATGAACGATGGCAATGCGTGATTACGGCGTTCGCAATGGTGCTGAACGTCCATGTCGAAGACCTGATTCGATTGGTGGGTCACGACGGCAGCGAGATAGCCTTCCCTGATCTCCCTGAGCCAGAAAGGCGACAGGGCCACAACATCTATGAGATGATCCGTGTGGCAGTGAACCTGGGGTACGCTGTGACGCCGATACCATTGCGGCCGGCGACGACGCCGGCAAACAATCCGGCGCGTGAAATCATCATCGGTACTGACGAGGGCAACTGGAATGATTTCAGCAGCCAACTTCAACACTCGCGCGGCATTATTGAATGCAGTGGGCCTTATGGCTATCACGTAGTTGCCTACGACCAGGGCCGCATCCTTGATCCTCGTGGCCACGAGTTTCCTTACACCCGTGAAACCTGCGAGCAACGCAACCTCTATACCTATCGTCTCTGGCGGGTAGATCGGATCACACCATGAACTTGAAGGAACTCAGCAGTGCCGTTGGTCGTGCCGAACCGTTCACTACGGAACAAAATGATGCTGTCTACCAGCGCTTGATGGCCGGGGATAAATCGGCGCGTGATGAAATGATTGAGGGAAATGTCGCTTTAGTCGTCTATCGCGTGGATGCCTACCTACGAATGGCTCCGCAGATGTCCTACTACCGTGATGACATGATAGCATCTGGGCTGTTAGGTCTATGTGATGCGGTGGACGGCATGAGCAAGAAGGGGGTAATCAGAAAGCCAACGGGTTACATCAGCATTGCCATTGACAGGTATGTGTCCCATGCCGCAGACGAGGCAAATGCGATCGTAGTTCCATTCCAGGCACAGGCGGCTGCTAGACAGGAAGGTACGCCAATGTGCCTTCCACGGACTGTCTCAGATAGTGCTTTAACTAATTACAACGATCTGTCAACGATTGAATGTGAAGAAGTTCTTGCACTCACAGAGGAAGTATTGGCATGTTGTCAGGATGACGTTGAACGTCGCATCGTGTCTATGCGTGTGGATGGATATACAGACGAGGAGATTGGCCAAGCGCTTGCGATTCAACGGCGGCATGTTTCCCGTATGCGGGAAGGAATCTTCAAGCGCTTCAACGAGCGTTGCCCAGAGTACAAGGAGACTGAACGCGCCAAGACAAAAAGACTTGCGAAGGAAGCCGCTGCCGCTGCTAAGAAGGCAGCAAGGAAGGCTGCCAAGTGATCGACAATATACTTCTTGACATTGACGGAGTATGCAACAGGTTCCACTACCACGTCTTCAATCATCTTGGATTACCATATTCCGATGATGCGGCCTATCCAGTGGAATGCGGCTGGGACATGGTTGCCGCTGCTAACAAGTTGGCCGGCTGCGATCGGTTCACGACGGCCGCCTTCTGGCGGTCAATCACGCGAGAGATGTGGGCGACCGCCCCCGTCTCAGCAGAGTTCGACTACTTGGTCAAGTGGGCCGAGGGTCGTGTTGGGAGAGAGCATGTCTTCTTTCTCACCAGTCCGACGCTTGATGCCGATAGTGTGGCCGGCAAGCTCGAATGGATACAGCGATGCACTCCGAAATGGATGCACCGTCAATACATGATTGGCCCAGCGAAACATCTGTGTGCAAGGCCGAATGCACTGCTGATCGACGACAGCGACAAGAACGTGAAAGCCTTTCGGGAGCACGACGGCGAGATCGTGCTAATCCCACGGCCGTGGAATTCGATGCACGGCAAGGACGCGATGGACCATCTCGAAGAAGTTCTACCCTGGTGCTAACCAATGCCCATTCAACGAACGACGAAGAACGGAAAGCCAGCGTACCAGTACGGTCCTTCTGGGGCCAAGTACACGTACACGCCTGGCAATGCGGCGAGTCGAGAGGCCGCCAAGAAGAAGGCGATTAAGCAGGCCCTTGCGATACAGAATCGCTCTGGAAAACCTGCACATTTCTAACCCCATAGGAGTGCCCAGAATGGCACGCGCTACGAAGACGGCGGGTAAGACCGCCACGAAGAAGGCCGCTGCAAAGAAGACCAAGAAGGCCACCAAGAAGACCAGTGCGCCCAAGGCTCGCGCGGCGAAGACCGTCACGATGCCGATGGCCAACGCCGGCATGATGGCCTAAGCCATCAAGCCAGCGTAGCTCAAATGGCAGAGCCGCTGACCTGTAATCAGCGGGTTGTAGGTTCGAGTCCTACCGCTGGCTTTTAGGAGAACAAGTATGAATATCAAAGCCGAAGTCCTGATGAGAAACATGGCCGAGGACACAAGCCTCGTGACTGTGGAGGATGAACTGCGTCGAGCGGCCTGTGAATGGCTGGACCTCGATCATCATCCCAAAGACCTTGATGTGAGAGTCACTGCCCCGACTTCCGATGTGACGAGGCCGATTCACTGGCAAGACCGGGACGAACGGTCCACGATCTACGCGATCAGCGATCTGCACATGGGTGACGCCGGCCCGAGGGATAATTTTGCGCTAGGTGGCCGAGAGAAGCAATTGATGTCGTTTCTCGATTTTGTGGAGCGCAACAACGGACGCCTGGTGATCTGCGGCGACCTGTTCGAGTTATGGCAGAGCAACGTGAGCAAGGTGCTCACGAAGCGCGTCTGGTTGCTCGATCGCTTGGCCAAGATGGAAGCGGTCTACGTCCTGGGAAACCACGACGCCGACTTGTACTACTTCCTTGGACAGCGCGGCTGGCTGACGCATCCGTTCTTCGAGCGGATGTGCATTGGCTGCCATCTCAACCGAGGGGGCAAGTCGTTCCAGTTCACGCACGGCCACGAGGCCGATCCGTACTGTGCTGATGATACGCCGGGTCTGGGGCGGATTACTGCGATCTACTCCGGCATGGCTGAGGACCGTAACGGCGGTCCCATGCTCGACGAGTACCGCACGGTCGAGCAGAAGGTGATTGGACCAATGGAACGGTTCGTCAGCTTTTGGAATTTGCTGCGTGGGAAGCCGGATCGCTTCACGGACATCAATCGCCGGCTGCGAGACGCACCGCCAGTCGCCGACGTGGTGATTTGCGGCCACACTCATCGTCCGGGCCATATTGGCTCGTGGCTCTACAACTGCGGAACGTGGGCAGAGCGCACCAACAGTTTTGTGGTCATCAACTCCAATGGCTGGACCAGTGTCTTCGATTGGGTTGACGGCCAGCCTGTCGCCAACCATACGGAGCTTCCGATATGACGTTGTTCATCCTGGCTGTCATCGGCATGACTCACATCGTAGTGGACAGCGAAATCATGGAGCCGGTTGAAGAATGGGCAAAGGGTTGGCTCCCCATGAGTCTGCACAACGCCCTGTTCAACTGCTATCAGTGTTCTGGATTCTGGTGTGGCGTGGTCCTCGGACTGCTGATCGTCAGTTTCAATCCTTGCACCGTGTTTGCCTGTGGCTGCGCCGGCAGTTTCCTGGCTGACTTTAGCGAATCCGTTTTTCAATTCCTTGAAGGATCACACCATGCGTCGTGAGTTTCTCCAACTGGCCGACACCTACAACCCTGCGAAGCACAAGATTGCCGGCTACCTCGTGAGCGAGAAGCTCGATGGCACACGATGCTTTTGGGACGGCGGCCTGAGCCGTGGCATGAAGACAGACCAAGTGCCGTGGGCGAGTATCACAGACCCGAAAACCGGCAAGCGAAAGTCAAAGCTAAAGCCGTTCGCCACGGGTCTGTGGTCTCGCTACGGTAATCCGATCATGGCCCCAGATGATTTCCTGAACGCTCTGCCGGCGTGTCCGTTGGATGGCGAGCTTTGGGCAGGCCGTGGGAACTTCCAGCTTTGCCGAAGCATCTGTGCCGGAGACGAACCTGATTCCCGGTTCCACCAGATCAGCTATGCGGTCTATAGTGCTCCGGCGATTCCATACGTGTTCGGCAGCGGGGAGATCAAGAACACGAACATGGTCTGCAACCTGGACTTCGAGGCGATCGAGAAGTGGATCAAGCCCCACTTGATGCCCGAGTACGGCTGGGTTGGGACTCCTGCGACGTTCAACGATGAGTTGATGTTCCTGCGTGAGTTCCTTGAGGTTCAGAATGATCGCGTGTTTGTCCACAAGCAGACCCGGCTCCCAGAGAACGAAGTGGAGGCCAGGGCCGTTGTAGATGAGTTCCTTGAGAAGGTGCTGAGCCAAGGTGGCGAGGGTTGCGTGATCCGTAATCCGATGGCGTCGTGGATGCCAAAGCGGCACAAAGGTCTGCTCAAGTTCAAGCCGTTCAGCGATGCCGAGTCAGTCGTCACCGGCTTTACGACAGGCCGCGAAACCGACAAGGGAAGCCGATTGCTGGGCAGGATTGGTGCCTTGATTACGGAGTACGATGGCAAGCGACTTGAGCTTGCCGGTCTTACTGACGCCGAGCGCGAGTTTACGACCCAACAGGCTGTGGATTGGGCCAGGGCAAATCCTGGACAGGATGCGCCGGAGTGGGCCGAAGGAAGACAGTTTAGGAAGGGACAAACCGTGACCTTCAAGTACCGCGAGTTGACCGATGACGGGATTCCCAAGGAAGCCCGTTACTGGCGACGGAGGGACGTGGAATGAGTGGTATGCGAAAGATCATCTACTTGAACAAACGACCAGAGACGACAGAAGAATGGGAAGATGTTGCATGTGGCGTTCTTAACTTTTGCGTCACAATGTTGACCATCTGGGCGATACTCAGTGTCGTTTCCATTCTTAGTTTCTTTCTGTGGGCGTGGATATGGCTCACATGAAACGAGCCGAGATCATGGCCGTTGCCCGCACCCAAGAGAGCGATGCTCGTTGCATCAATCCGTGGCGCGGCATGGCCCGCCGAGGTAAACGCCTTGGTGCTAAGAAAGTGCGACAGCACTTGAGGAGAGCCGATGAGCGAAGTTGTCATTCTGAGTGTGCCCGACAAGAAGGAAGCCATCTACATTGATGGCAACCTGATTCTGGAAGACAAGTGGATTTCCTGTACTCAACTGCTGGACAAGCTCGTCCAGTGGGGTGTCATCCACGGTGGCCGGCGATATGCCGAAGAGAGCGCCTTGAACGACGTGGGCCAGTTTGCTCGGACCCTGGCCGAAATGAAGACTCGGAACAAGAGGTACGCCTGATGCCGTGCATTTGCTATGTGCCGAAGAAGTTTCATACCAGTAGCCTGATGATTATTGCAGACGCGAACAGGATCATCCGCGACTACTCGCGTCAAGGCTTCAAGCTCACCCTGCGGCAGTTGTACTACCAATTCGTCGCGCGTGATCTTCTGCCCGCTTCGTGGATTGACCCTGTATACAACCTCAAGCAGGGGTTGCCGGCGGACACGAAGAACACGATGAAAAACTACAAGCGCCTGGGCGACCTCATCAATGATGGTCGTCTAGCTGGCAAGATTGACTGGGACGCAATCGAGGACCGCACCCGCAACCTGCAAAGCGGTGCCCACTGGTCAAGTCCTAATTCGATCGTGCGGGCCTGTGCCAGCCAGTATGCCGTCGATATGTGGGCCGATCAGGACAATTACGTCGAGGTATGGGTTGAGAAGGACGCCTTGATTGGTGTCCTGGAAGGCATCTGCCAAGAGTTGGATGTGCCCTACTTTGCTTGCCGTGGCTATACGAGCCAGAGCGAGATGTGGGGAGCCGCGCAGCGCCTCATCGACCAGGAGGGCGAAGGCAAGGATACCACGATCGTCCACTTGGGCGACCATGACCCCTCTGGCATCGACATGAGCCGGGACATTCAGGATCGGCTCGAAATGTTTGGTTCGTCTGCGACAATTGAGCGCATCGCATTGACCTTCGATCAGGTTCACGAACACAACCCGCCGCCCAATCCGGCCAAGACAACGGATGCTAGGTATCGGTCCTACGCGGACCTCTATGGCGACGAGAGTTGGGAGTTGGACGCACTTGAGCCTCGCGTAATCGTTGACCTGATTCGTGATGCCGTGGAATCGAAGATCGACCACGAGTTCTGGGAGGCCGCGCTGGAACGTCAGGATACAGGTCGCAAGCAATTGAGTCAGGTGTCTGACAAATGGGACGGCGTAGTCGAGTACCTCAGCCAGGCAGGATGAAAACCATGAACGAACCTATTGTAGCAGAGATCACAAAAGACAGCGATGGCGTCTGGCTGCACGATTGCAGCGGAAAGAGGGTGTCGCTCAGCAACTCGCCGGGCCAGCACATCCACGAGTTCGTTGCCAAGAACATTCTGGCATCGGATCATCCGGTCAAGAAGGCTGGCCATGCGGTAACGCACGTTACCAGACGCGCCGTTGCCTACGTGACCGGCACTGCCGCATTGCTAATTGTGGCGGTGTCGGCCGTCACGGCGACACTCTATGCGATCACGCACAGTTCCGAAACACTTCACAATCTGGCGTCATCCACGCTTACGGGCGTCGGCATGGCGATCGGCGGCTGCCTTGGCAGTGCATTGATCCTGCGATTCAAGGCGGCTCGCTATTACATCCGTTCCGTGTTGAAAGACCTGCAATAACTGGCTGGCCCACGGTGGCCTCTGGACGTTAGGTGGTCCGAACGCTCCGCGAGAAGGACTTAACCGAAGACATGCCCATCTACGCCGCTTGAGTGGTTTACGCAACCAGCGGTAGGCGAGACTCCGGGTACGCCCGGTGAGCCTTGGCGAAACCCGTGGGCCACGCCAGCTTTTTACCCATCAATCCTCTAGCGCTCAAGGTATGCGCCCATGTCCAATGTGTTTGTTGAGTTGACTACAATCGACGAAGTGAGACCCCATCCGAACGCGACCAAACTTGAGATCGCGGGCATCAAGGGCATCACGACCATCACCGGCAAGGGTGAATTCCAGAAGGGCCAGCGGGTTGTCTTCTTCCCGCCTGGCATCTTGCTGCCGCCTGACGTTGCCCAGTTGCTTGGAGTGCAGAAGTACCTCAAACACGCTGAGTTCCCTGGTGATGCGGACCATCCGGCCGGCAAGTGCCAGTGCCGCGTGGCAGCCTGTCGTCTGCGAGGCGAGCCTAGCTTCGGCTTTGTCATCCCGGCTCCAGTCCTGCTGGATGACCATGCGATTGGAAGCGATGTCTCGTGCATGTGGGCCGCTCAGAAATATGAGCCGCCAGTGCGCTACTTCTATGGCGATCTTGCGCCTGACGACAACCAGTTCCACAAGTACACCGAGATCGAGCACTACTGGCGATTCAACGATGCGATCGCTGAGGGGACGCCGGTTCGGATCACCGAGAAGATTCACGGTACAAACAGCCGCGTGGGCTTGATCCCCAAGATGGGCGAATTCGAGTTCATGGCCGGCAGTCACCGTACAAGACGGAAGAGGCCGGAAGGCGAGAACACTTCCATCTACTGGCGGCCGTTGGAGGACGAACGCATTCTCAGTCTGCTCACTCACCTGTGCGATGAGAGGAATGCGGCAATCATCTTCGGCGAAATCTATGGCGTCGGCGTCCAAGACATGGACTACGGCACCAAGGACGGCTACCGCGTTTTTGACATCAGCGTCAACGGGAAGTACCTGGATTGGCCAGATGTAAAGCAACTGTGCCAAGACTTTGGCATTGATCTCGTCCCGGTCCTTTATGAAGGTCCGTTCACCAAGGACTTGATCCAAGAGCACACCTATGGCCCGACGACGGTCATGGCACCCGAAGGCATCAAGTGTGCCTTCAAGGGTCGAGAAGGTTGCGTCGTCACTCCGCAGACCGAGCAGTTCTATGCTCCGACCGGCGGCCGGCTGATTCTCAAAAGCGTGTCGGCCGACTATCTCGATCGAAAGGGCGCACAGGATAACGAATGACCACCTGCGAAGACCATGCGAACTGTGTTGTTGTCTATGAGGGATGCAATTGCCCAATGTGCAATCTCCAGGAGGAATTGGAGGAAGCACAGGATCAAGTCGCTGACCTTGAGTCTGATGTGAAGGACTTGGAGAACGAGCGCGATCAGTTACAGGAGGAACTCAATCAGTGAACCGACAAATCTTTCTCGACATGGATGGCGTGATCGTTGATCTACATCACACCGTCGCCAAGAAGCTCAACCTGGCTGACATGACTCTGTTCAACCGGGGCGAGCTTCCCATGTCCGATCAAGACATCTGGTCGGGCACCGATGCCGAATGGTGGGCCAACCTTCCGTGGATGGAAGATGGCGAAGTTATTGTGGGACTCTGTGAGGAGATCGTAGGACCGGAGAACGTCATCATCTGCTCGAAGCCCGCCAACTGGCCTGGCTCAGCAGAAGGCAAGTTGCTTTGGATCGCAAGGCACATGCCCAGCTATGCCCGTCGTTTCGTGCTCACGCCGAACAAGTCGTGGTGCGCCTGTAGCCGCACCCTGTTGATCGACGACAACGCGAACAACGCGCTTGAGTTCCGTCAGGCCGGTGGTGCATCGTTGATCTGCCCACGCCCTTGGAACGTCGGCTGTGACGAAAAGGATATGGCCGTCGATTATCTGCGTTCTGCAATTGAGGAGATGCTGCCATGAACCAGTACGTCCTTTGCTTTGCCCACCCACAACCCCATGCCCATTGGCCGGAAGTTCTTCTGATCGAGAAGAAGAAGCCTGCCTGGCAAGCTGGGCGCTACAACCTGCCTGGCGGCAAGATTGAGCCAGAAGAAACGATCCACAAAGCCGCAAGCCGCGAGCTTCAAGAGGAGACTGGCATCGAGTGTCCAGAGGATCAAATCCGCATCATGGGCACGATCGAGGGTACGGACTTCATCGTTTACGTCTGTCGTTGCGATTACGACTCGTTGCGTGGTCGCAATGTGATTGAGTCCTTGACCGACGAGACCGTGTTCTGGATGCCATTGGGCGAAGCCCTGCGGCATCCGCTGCTCATCGAGAATCTACGCCTCATCATTTCGTTCTGCCGCGCGGAACTGGTGGGTTGGCATATCGTCAGTGACAAGGACGGCATCTACATTCTTTCAGACGAGAGGAACCATGAGGAAGCCAACGTATCTTAGTCACTCCTCGCTAACCACCTGGGGCAAGGACAAGGAAGAGTTCTACATCAAGCACTTGGCTGAGACTCGTGCTCAGCGCGTGCCGCAAGAGAACTATATGTCGGTCGGTGCGAGCTTCGACGCCTACGCCAAGTCGGCGTTGCACGAGCGGTTATTCGGCAAAGGTGCCGATCCGCAGTTTGAGTTCCAGACGATCTTCGAGGCCCAGGTCGAGCCACAGAATCGGGACTTCGCTCTGGACGCCGGTAAGTACATCTACGACTGCTACGTGATGACTGGCGCATTCGAGGAATTGTTGACCCTCTTGCAGAAGTCAAAAGAGTCGCCCCGCTTTGAGTTCAAGGTCGAAGGCACGATCAACGGTGTGCCGATCCTCGGCAAGCCTGACTGCCGCTTCATTCACGAGTGTGGCGTCCATGTGATCCTGGACTGGAAGGTCAAGGGATTCTGCTCGAAGTACGGAGCCAGCCCGTCGAAGAACTACCGACTCTGCCGTGACGCCTATGGGCCGCCGTATAAGCCCAGCAAGAGTCACAATACGGCGCACAAGGATTACGTGCCCTACTATCATCATGGCTTCGAGATCAATAAGACCTACTTGGAGGAAGCCAATGAGGAGTACGCCGACCAGATTTGCATGTATGGCTGGCTACTCGGCGAGCAGGTCGGCGACGAGGAAGTGGTCTGCTGCATAGACGAGATCGTGAGCAAGTTCATGCCCGAGGGCAAGCCCCTGCTGCGGGTCGCCCACCAGCGCGCTCGTGTAAGCAATACCCATCAGACGATGGTGCTCAACCGGGCTGTCGAATGCTGGGAAGCAATTTGCAGCGGGTGGGTCTTCCGTGATCTAAGCCGCGAAGAGAACGATGAGAAGTGCCGTCACATGGAACAAAAGGTCATCGCTCTACAGTCTGACGGCTCTCTCGAAGAGGATATGTTTGCAAAGATGGCCCGTCCGCAAAGGTGGTAACGCATGGCAAGCCCGCTAACAGTTGTACGAAACGATTACCACTCGAATCCCAAGGCGAGCACAGTGCTTACGCCCATAGGCGTGGCACAATTCTTATTCGACATACTGCATCGGGATGAGTACACCAACGTATACGATCCAGCGATCGGAAACGGCCGACTGACTAATCCGTGGTTCGAGGCTGGTTGTTACGTCCGTGGGTGCGACATTAAGCCGAAACCAAGGTCGTTGCAGTGTCACGACTACTTGCGAGGCCGATTCGAGAATGTTATCCCCGGCTCGATTGCGCGACCTGATCTTGTTCTATGTAACCCACCTTTCAACGGTGCCGAGGGCAAGCAACTTTATCCAGAAGTGTTCCTGCGTCGTATCTTCGAGGTTTGGGGACCAAGAACGCCTACGGTGATGTTTACGCCAATGGGGTTCCGGCTGAACCAACGGTGCAAGAGCAAACGGTGGCGGTGGCTGCGTGACTCGAAGGCCAGGCTCAAGTCGATTGTTTCCCTCCCGCTTGATGTGTTCCCTGGCGTCGAATTCCACGCAGAGATATTGATCTTCAATGCCACTCGAATCAAACCGCATTACTTTCTGCCAGAGGAGGCGCTGCAATGATTGGCTTCCGTGCTTCAAGTGACAGGGACGCACACTACCTGATCGACATCGACCTCAAGTGCTTTGACTACGCCTGGCTACCGGAAACATGGCGGGCAGTGTCAAAGACTTGCGTGGCCTGTGTGGCGACGTGGAATGATACGCCAATTGGAATGGCGATCTTCGGCAAGACGCCTGATGGTGATATTGAGATTCTCAAGATCGCCGTCAAGCCGGCCTATCGCAACATGGGCATTGCTCGGCATCTGATCTACAACTGCATCCTCTATGCGCGGGAGGTTCACGCCTTCCGTCTCGTGATGCTCGTGCCCGAAGGCCAATTGCGACCAGGAGAGACAGGTGACATAAGTCATTGGTTGTGCAGCCTCGGATTTCGCGCACAAACTCCGCTGCTTCAAGGTTATTTCATTTTCTACGGTCAGGCCGAGGATGGCGTGATCTTTACATTACCAATACCACAGGCGTAGGCATGAGACGTACACGAAGAGAATACTTTGACAGTCTGACATTTCGCCCTCGCAAGATCAGCTTCGATGAAGCGCTCGCATTTGTCAAACGGCAGATCAAACGCAAGGCCATTGCTGATGGCGTGATCTACGATCCAGCCCAAAGACCACCGAGACACAAATGGGCATGGCAACTGTCTCCCGGAACGATCAGCGCGACCTTCAATATGAAGGACGGTGAGCTTCACAGCGTCACTGAGAATCCCACTGGCGGCATCGTTGATGCTGATACAAGAAGCGAAGCCAGGAGTCTCATCAAAGCCAAACTTGGTCTACGAAGGAAGGACCGTCTGCCGGTCGGAATTACCATCATCAAAGTCGAAGGGAGTGCATCTTGACGTTTCAATCCGAAGTGAATCCCATGTTCCGCAGCAAGTTCAGCGAGGACATCTTCATTGCCAAGTACCAACATACGGGCTGTGAAACATGGGCCAAGTTGGCAGACGTGCTGGTGGATGACGTGTGCGGTAAGCTGCCGGAGACAGCGGACGCCAGAATTAAGGGACCACATCGACAGCAATTGCTTACCGACGAGGAGATGCAGTTGCTCAAAGGCTTTATCCGCGACTTGAAGTTTATCCCCGGTGGTCGATACCTCTACTATGCTGGGCGGACGCGCAAGTATTGGAATAATTGCTATCTGCTGCGCGCCGAGGAAGATTCGCGCGAGGATTGGGCAAACCTCAGTTGGAAGGCAGAAAGCTGCCTGATGACCGGCGGCGGAATTGGAATCGACTATTCGATCTATCGCAAAAGCAATTCGATCCTCTCTGGCACAGGCGGCTTTGCCAGTGGTCCGATTCCGAAGATGCTAATGATTAACGAGATTGGCCGCAACGTCATGCAAGGCGGGTCTCGCCGATCGGCGATCTACGCCTCGCTCAATTGGAAGCATGGCGATGTTGAGAAGTTCTTGAACATCAAGAATTGGCATGACATCACAGTGCCGGGCACAAAGGTTACGCTGGCTGATGTCAAGCTGCAAGATCAGAATTGGCCAGCGCCATTGGACATGACGAATGTCTCGATTAACTACGACACGGCTTGGTTTCTTCAACTGTGCCAAACTGGCGATCCCGGTGAATTGTTCAAGCGAAACGTACTGCAAGCCGTATCCACGGCCGAGCCTGGCTTCTCGTTCAACTTATTCGACCAGGAGAAGGACACGCTTCGCAATGCTTGCACCGAAGTGACGAGCAGTGATGACTCCGATGTGTGCAACCTCGGTAGCGTCAATCTCGGCCGAGTGTCAACCATCGACGAGTTCAAGACGATCCTTGAACTGGCGACCAAGTTCCTGCTCTGCGGTACGCTTCGAGCGGATGTACCTTACGACAAAATCTTGAAGGTCCGCGAGAAGAACCGCCGGCTCGGAGTGGGTCTGATGGGCATCCATGAATGGATGTTGAAGCGCGGATGCCGGTACGAGGTAACGCCAGAATTGCACAACTGGTTGCAGTTCTATCGTGGCATTACCAACAAGGTAGGCAATGAGTTTGCAGACAAATTAGGCATCTCGCGCCCGATCGCTAAGAGAGCGATTGCGCCGACCGGCACGATTGGCATCCTGGCGGGCACAAGCACCGGCATCGAACCGATCTTCGCTGTTGCCTACAAGCGCCGCTACCTTCGTGAAGGAACCAAGTGGCATTACCAGTATGTTGTTGACAGTGCTGCTCAAGAGTTAATCAAACTCTATGGGCTTGACCCTGATAAGGTTGAAAGCGCTCTGGACTTGGCTGAGGACTACGAACGTCGCATGAAGGTCCAGGCTGACATCCAAGAGTACGTTGACCAGGCTATCAGCAGCACGATCAACCTTCCGAAATGGGGCAGCCGACGCAATAGTCCCGACACAGTGAAGGACTTTGCCACGACTCTCGCAAAGTATGCGCCTCGCCTGCGCGGCTTCACCTGTTACCCCGATGGCGCACGCGGCGGCCAGCCACTTACGACCGTGAGTTATAAGGAGGCTGTCGAGAATCTTGGCAAGGAATTCGAGGAAGCCGTTGAGACGCACGACGTTTGCACCCTTACAGGTCATGGAGGCGTTTGTGGAGTTTAGCACATCTGATCTATTGCGACACGCATATCGACTCGCGGAATTATATTCCGATGATCCAATGACAAAGAACGGAGCGGTCATCGTTGACCGATACGGCGAAGTCATCGGTGTCGGAGCAACGAGCTTGCCCCGAGGCGTTAAGCGGTCGCCTGAGCGGTTTGACCGTCCAACGAAGTATTCCTATCTAATACATGCCGAGCGCAAGGCCATCTTTGATGCTGCTCGTAAAAACGGGCAACTAGATGGCGCAACGATGTACTGTCCGTGGTATGCCTGTGCAGATTGTGCCCAGGCAATCATCGACGTAGGAATCGTTCGTGTGATCGGTCACAAGCAGATGCTTGACAGGACTCCAGATCGTTGGAAACAAACGATCGAGGCCGCCACCATCATGTTCCAAGAATCCGGTGTGGAAGCACTCCAACATGATGGAATGATTGGGAACTGCACTGGCCTAATTGACGGAAAGCAATGGAAGCCATGAGCGTTCCAGGCGATGAGGTTCCAGTATGGCTTACCTGCCCAACTGAGTCTCTGATTCGTCGATCATTCGTAGAGAAATACGCGAATGCTTTACATGATTACAACAATTCCAAAGGAAAACCCATGATTAGCGTCAAACTTCTTCATCCGGCGGCCAAGCTGCCAACTCGTTCCTACCACTCGGCCGGCTATGATCTCTACGCTTGCGAAGAGATCGACTGCAAGCCTGGCTCGGTCACAATGGTTCCCATCGGGATCGCAACCTCATTCCCTGCTGGCCACGCCGCCCTGGTGTGGGATCGTAGTGGAATGGGCAAGAAGGGTCTCACCGTCTTTGGTGGCGTGATCGACGAGGACTACCGAGGCCAGTGGTTCGTTATGCTCTACAACTCGACGAGCGACGTGTACGAGGTTCATATCGGCGACCGCGTGGCGCAGTTCGTCCTCCAAGAGGTCAAGCAAGTTCCGATCGCTGTGGCCGAAGAACTGACCGACACATTGCGTGGCGAGAACGGCTTTTCGAGCACTGGCAAGTAAACCCATCACGCCTCTACGCAAAGCGATCTCTTGATGGGTAATCGCTGGCCTGGCAACAGGTCGGCTCTGCGGCTGGGATGTGGCAGCATCCAGGTAAGTGAAGGTACGTGAACCGAGCGCCGTGCTCGACTGCCAGACGGCACGTAAACCAGGAGCCGAGTGGGGAATCCGGCCAGCCGCTTTTATTGAAAGGGAATGCTATGCGAATCCTAGTCTACCACGGCAAGCAAGGAGACGAGTATTGGCTGGCGGATTCGCCAGAACAACTCAATGCCGCCATGTGGCGGCTGTTCACGATCCTTGATGAATACCAATGCTACATGGAGGACGAGGCCCATAGCTTCACCCTGAGAATGGCTCGCTCAGGGAACGCTCAGTGCGTTCGAGCCATCTTGCAGTTGCATCGTGATTATGAATACGAAGGCTGGGACTTGAAGGAGGTTCCCGATCCATGTGCAGAATGATTCTCGCAACCTTCATCTGTCTTGTGGGTTGCAGCCAGACTCACGCCATTACGCCAAGAGACGGTTCAGTGATCTTCATCCAAGGAGGTCCGTTCACGAATCTCATCTCAAGGCATACCGACAGCACACTGACTCACGCCGCAATCATCCTCTACGACAATGGTGAGCCGTGGGTCTACGAGGCCACACCGCCTCGCGTTTGTCGGACGGCGCTTCCTGAGTACCTGCGGCTCCTGGAAAAGAAGAGCCAACGGCATGAGATGTCATGGTTCATCCTTGAGCCACGAATCCCATACAGTAGCCGCGAACTATCAGCGATGAAGCGGTATGCCGAATCGCAGTTAGGACGCCCATATATGCTACGTGGCTGGTGGAAAGGCCGCGAGGTCAGGGGCATCTTCTGTTCAGAGTATGTGGCCGACATCCTCGAACAGTCAGGCAGGATAAATTCCGCACACATCCATGAATCGCCAGGCAGTCTTTACATCAAGGTCCGCGATCTATGAAGCATCAACTGATTAACACGGACTGTCTTGACTACCTCAAAGATCGAATACCCAAGTGGACAACGATCTTCGCCGATCCCCCAGATAACATTGGCCTTGGGTATTCGAGCTACAAGGATAAACACCCTGACCAGGTGTACGTGGAGTTGCTCCGCAAATGGCTCAACACGTTCATCCTGAGAGCCAGAACCGTATGGTTCAGCTACAACTCGAAATGGACGTTCGATGTTGGCGTGATCGTCAAGGAGATTCTCGGCATTCGTTGCACCGAAGTTGAAGCGAAGCACTGCATTCAGACCTTCACCTTCGGTCAACACAATCATCACGATCTGGGGAACAACCATCGACCGCTTTTGCGGCTGCGATGGTACGATGCACCCCTGTTTCCTGATGCCATTCGTGTTCCCAGTTGGCGGCAGGAGAACGGTGACAAGCGGGCGGACCCGCGCGGGCGCGTACCCGGCGACGTGTTCGACTTCACCCGTGTTACTGGCAACTCCAAGCAGCGCCGAACCTGGCACCCAACTCAGTTGAATGAGGGCCTGGTCGAACGCTGCATCAAGTTCACCACGCCGCCTGGTGATCCGGTCCTCGATCCGTTCGGTGGCACCGGCACAACCTTGAGAGTCTGCAAGGCCCTTGGCAATCCTTGCACCCTGCTTGAGATCGACCGTGGCTACTGCGAGAAGATCGCTGAGGAAAACGGACTCAAACGCAACAAGGAGGATTGGTCATGCTCATCGTGAAGATCGAATTGCACTCGGCCGTCACTGGTGAGATCAAGACCATTGCAACCGGCAAGATCGTCAACACTGGCGCAGGTACACCCACCCAGGGTGATTACCGAGTCGAGTTGCGAGATGCCGTCGGCCGTCCCTGGAAGTCGGGAACGGTCAAAGACTTCCCACGTAAGCGGCTCCTAGCGTGGGATTTGCTCGCCCGTGCGCTTTATAACGCGCTGGGAAAGCGAAACGGTCTTTTGGACGGGGCAAACTAGGGGAAATGTCGGTTCCAATTACGTCATCTTAGTAGAGGGAGAGTGTGAATGCGAGTAGTGGACTGCGTTGACCGCGAGGTCAAGGTCGGTTGTACCGTTCTGTATGCTGTTCGCCGTGGATCGAGTATGTGGTTGAAGCGCATGACCGTTCTACAGATCGTCGAAGGAGGGCCGAATGGTCGCCCATATCTTTCTGGCACTACGCCGGAGGGTCGAAGGGTCAGCGTTCGCAATCTCGACACTGTGGCCGTGATCGTGCCCTTGGGCGTCCAGTACGAAACCACAACCTGAGTTCAACGTCTTTTGCCGGCCGGGGCTGAACGGCCCCGGCCGGCGGACAAGTAATCAATGAGCAAGTACGAGAAAGTCAGCGAAGACGAAAAAGTCCAGGCCCATTACGAGGAATGCCGCCGCAACGGTTGCAGTCATCGAATGGCCGAGATGCTCGCCTTCAAGAAACCCCCAGTCGTTCGTAATACTTACAGCCCGCTTCATCCCCGGCGCAACCGAGGGCGCGGGTACTAACCCACGAGGAAAGCATGGATTACCGAGGGAAGATCATCACCCTGTCACGTTACGAGGGCCTTGCGCCCAAGGATTTCATCTGCACGGCGCACTACGCCGGTTGCGTGGAAGTCGTGCCTATCGAAGTCGGCCAGGAGCATATCACCTATCCGCCTATCGCATTGCAGGGGCCGGGCCTTATTGGCACGGTCCACAATTGGCGCAACAGCACCAGGATGATCGACGAAGTGAAGTCGCGTTGTATCTCGCGCCTCGATGCCGATTTCTACCGAGAGGGCAGCGCCGACCAGAATGGCATCCGTAAGAATCTCGATCGGCTCCAATCTCTTGACGGCGATCAGCCGGTGAAATTGGACGAACCAACGCCCCGACGTGACGCATATTCGGCCGCCCAGAATGCGGTCTTCGCCGAAATCTACGGTGGCCTCTCCGTCCGGCCCAACTACGTCGGCCGTTTGGTCTTCATCGAAATCCCGATCGAGTACGACGACGATGGCAGCGGCGAGTTCATCGTCATCAACCAATCCAGCGATTCGCTTTACGTGGTGGACACGCAATGCTGCGCCGCCGGTGCCAGGGTCTATCGTATGCCGTTCAGCGACGGCGAGTCCCACATCACGATTCTCGACTCCCACGAGGACGATGACTTTGTGCGTGAGTTCATCGACCGGCTTGAGGACATGGACACGGAGAGTTACGACGACTCGATGTGCGATGCCGCCGAGACCGTCGCCCATCTGCTGGCCCGCATGTTGGAGCGGAAGTCCAAGGAGAAGACGGCCCTCGACTTGCTGTTTGGCAAGACCGATCTGTTCTTTGGCCCGATTGGCACTACCGACAAGCGGCAGTCCGAGGATCGGTGCCATCGCGTCGGCTGCAACGCTCAGTGCTGTGGCGTGTAACGGAGAACACCATGATTACCCTCTTGATCGTCCGATTGATTGCCTTCGCTTTCGCCTGCTGGTGGTTCCTGCACCTGTATTTCGAGAATCGGAAACTGGCTCAGGCCAAGGAACTCTGGAAAACCTTGGCCATTGCAACGGAAGTTCAGCTTGAATGTATCCGCGACTACTACACGCGAATTGACGGCGAAGGTTGCATGACCCGATCAAGAAGGCGTGAGAAGGACATGGAACAGTCCAACAACGCCGAGGAACTCGCTGAGGGCACCAAGGATGCGTTAGTGACCCTCGGCGAGCGTGAGCCTGATGAGGAGGAAGACTAATGCCGCTTTACGACCTTGTGTGCGGTGCGTGTGGCGAAACCAGCGAAGCCTTTCAGCCAATGAATGCTAAGCAGCCCACGCGCTGCGCCAAGTGCGGTGTGCGTCGAGTCCGCCGAGCGATTACCAAAGCGCCGGCCACTCGCAACACCTACAGTCCACTGCATCCACGGAAACACCGTGGGAGAGGATATTGAGATGGAAGGCGCTTTTGCATGGATCGGCTGGCTATTTGAGTGGCTAGCAAGGTGGATTCCCCGCATCCTCATAGTTCGTTCAACCCACGCTGGAGCGCGATTCAGGTATGGATCAAAGGTTTCACCTTTGCAGCCAGGTTTGCATGTCTACTGGCCTCTGGTAACAGAGGTCGAAGTCATCCCTACGGCTAGACAGACCCACAATCTTCCTACACAAGCATTGCTTACGTCGGACGGAAAGAAGATCGTCGTCAGTGGAGTCGTGGTCTACGCGATCAACGATGTTGTGGCCACGATCGCCAGGAATTGGGATGTCAGCGATACGCTAAATGACATTTCGATGGTGGCCATTACGAAGGTCATTACCACGCACACGCTCGAATACCTGCTACAACATTTGACTGATGAAGTTCAGGATAAGTTGACACACGAGACAAGACGCCGGCTCCGTCGCTACGGAGTGTCCGTCTACTGGACCGCCTTGACTGATTTCAGTGAGGCCATTGTCATCAAGAACATTTCTGGCAATGGGCAACACGGCACGATCATCACGCACAACATGGAATAGACCATGATTACCGACAGACCCCTCAGCGAAGCCAAAGAACTGTTTCTCCAGCAGGTTGACAAGGGCACCCATTGTCCATGTTGCGGCCGATACACCAAAGTCTATCGCCGAAAGTTGAATGCTGGACTTGCGCTGTTCCTGATACGGGCGGCCAGGAAATACGACGACAAGTGGTTCCATGTCAACCATGACGTGAAGGACCATCGGGAATTCAACGCCGACTACGGCAAGCTCGAATACTGGGGCTTGATTGAACCAATGTCGCCTACTGACAAGCGTCCGACCTCCGGCTATTGGCGCGTAACCGACAAGGGCCGCCAGTTCGTTCGTGGTGAGATTGCTTTGCCGGCCTACATGCTCGTGCTCAACAACAAAGTCCTGGAAGCGGCACAAGCCTGCATTGACATTCGAGACGCCCTACGAAGCGGAGGCTTCGACTACGCCGAGTTGATGAATGCCGCATGATGGAATTCACCCGCAAGAAGATTAAGGGCCAAAACAAGAAGGTCCGCAAGACCTGGATGTCAGAGGAGAAATATCGCATCGTCTGGCGCTGTGAAGCCTGGGGGATTGCGCTGCCGGCCGCCTTCCAAGCGACCGTTCGCATCCTGTTGCCGAACGGCAGCGAGATGTGGGACTTCGTGAGCAGCCGCCGGCTGTTCAAGACCTTCAAGGCCGCCCAAGAAGCGTGCGAGAAACATCAACGTCTTTGGCAACAGGCGGCCGAGGGAACAGGCATCCGCAAATTGGAGGAACTGTTTGGCAAGGTTCCATCTGGTTATCCACTGTGGGTCAGGCCGAAGTTGAACCGTAACGTGTACGGCTTGCTGATGGACACGACGACACGGAAGCGTAAGGACATCGAGATATGCGACCTGGACCAAGACGCCCTTACAAGAATTTCGGCCTCTTTTGCTGGGCCAACGGGAGCGATGGCAACGGACCCAACGGACGACGATACCCATGTCTCGCCTGCAAAGGAAGAGGGTTCTTCCTTGAGCGAAACGGACAAGCCTATATCGCCTATGGACCAAGAACCACCTGCACCGCCTGCGGAGGAACCGGCCGAAGCACCAAGGAAGCGTGCCAGAAAGCGTACAAGCTCGCAATCGACGCCTACAAAGTCGAGAAAGCGGAATACCAAAAGCTCGTCCGCCTCCGCAAAGAAGCCCTCAGCAAGCTCACGCAAGCCGAGAAAACCGCGCTCAAAGAGCTAGGAGTCCAATGAGCCAGACCATCTACGAAGGATCGCCAACGCGAACTGAAAGGCTCAAGTTCAGACTGGTTCTGGACAAGGGCAAGGCAGGAAAACATAAGCAGTCAGCGAAGATGCTGATGGGCGATCAGATGCCACCAACCGCAGATGATGACAAGCTCACCATCGACTACCAGATCAGCATTGACTATTTCGACAGGATCGTCGGCTGCCTCAAGGCTATGCGAAAGATACTGGCGGACCCGGAGGTCATCGTATCCGTTTCGACTGAGGAACTGTCGCACGGGACGTGCTTGATTCAGGACGTGTTCACGGAATTAGCCAAAGTGCAGGAACAGCTTGCAGCGAGGACCACATGAAGAAGTTTTGCCCTGAGTGCGAAGAGATGTTGAAGACCAACGACCTCAATCCATCGCTAGGACACTGCAATGGATGCGGTTGGTCCGGGCACCTTGGCGAGGCTCACCGTGAGCCTGGTCTGCCAGCCGTTGCGCTCAAGTTGCCCTATGTCAGCATTGACATCGAGACAACCGGCTTGAACCCGGAGACGTGTCAGACTTTGGAGGTTGGCGCGGTCATGGACGACTGGAAGTCACCGATCGACCAGTTGCCAGTCTTCCGTCGTGTGTTCTCCTACGATGAGGTATCCGGGTCACCATTTGCTATGGCCCTCAACGCCAATCTGTTGAAGACGATCGCCAACCGGCCGCAAGAAGAGCAGCAATCCATGCCAAGGGAGGCCCTGGCCACTTGGATGGATAAATGTGCTGTGCCAACGAAAGGCTTCCCGCAGGCAGCCATGCTCAAGTTGCTGGGCGACATGCCCATGCACTGGTACGAGATACCGAATTTCCTCCTAACGATGGGCCGGCAATACGGCCTGGCAGAAGCGCTGACGTTTGGCGGCACCCCGCCTGGAGTATCGTGCTTCTGCCGCGATTTTGAGTTCGCGGAGTTGTTCTCTGCCTGGATCGCGGGCCACGGTCTTGACCCCAAAAGCGTTCAAGCGGCGGGCAAGAACTTCGCGTCCTTCGACATGCAATTTCTGAATCGACTACCGTACTTCGATCTGCACGTCAAGTTCCGCCATCGGGTCATTGATCCGGCCATCCTCTTCTGGAATCCAGCGGAGGATGAACGGCTGCCCGACAGCAAGACGTGTTATGAGCGAGCCGGCTACGACAACACGGTGGCTCACACCGCCGTTGAGGACGCCAAGGCAGTCGTCTGGCTTGTACGCCAGGGCGTCAAACGCCTAAGAAACGGATAGGCCGTCAGAGTCCGTTAAACAACCAGACTCGAACAACTCGGGTTGGTATCAGCCTACTGCCGGGGCCTGTTGATCGGCGGCCGGCAATCTTTCACAAGGAGACTTTCGTGGACAAGCTGATTGTTGGATCGTGTGTTGTGCTGGTGTTCTTGGTCGTCATTGGCCTGCTGGTGGGTTTTCCCATTATGTGGCTGTGGAACTGGCTGATGCCGGTTCTCTTTCACCTTCCCACCATCAATTTCTGGCAAGCGATCGGGCTGTTCGCCCTGATTCGCTGCCTTTGGCCCACACACAAATAGGCGTAGGCACAACCGGAATGTTTGCGCCAACCGGAAATCTTATGGGATCGGTAGAGCTTACCTAAGCCGCAACCGATACCCATTATACCAAGGGAGAAATCATGGCTACGATCGCAAGCAAATGGGTGCAGGTCAAGGCACCTACCGACATTGCCCTGAATGGCATGACAGTGGAACTTGACTACACCAACAACAATATCGTTGGTGTCAAGGTCACTGACGAAGCGGGTAACGTCCTGCGGATCACGAAGGGCGACTACTCCGAGATTAAGGTGCTCGTGCGCCCAATGGTTGAGAAGTACCGTGTCGTCGGCGAATGCTGTGGCATGGCCATCAATCAACTGTTCGACGACGAGTCGGCTGCCAGAGACAAGAAGAGCGAGATCGACGACTTGGGCGTGATCGCCAAGGTCGAGATCGAGAAAGTCATGGTGCCAGAGTGATGTCACCCGAAGTCGAACGGGCCTGGGGAGACCTTACGCCGGAAGAACAGGCGACGGTAATTACTGTCGATCAGGTTCAGATCAAACGCGAGCAAGTTATGGCACGAGCCAAGAAGATTGGACATTGCGTCTGTAACCGGACAAAGCCTTGCCCATGTGACATCTTGCTGAAAAAAAATGTCTGTATCTGTGCCGGCGAATCGCTGGACGATGCGCCAGCGGAAGTGGAGAACGTGACGTGAGCAGCCTGGTCCTCATTAAGCCTGATGCGATCGAACAAAAGCTCATGGGAGAACTCATCTCCGATTTTGAGTCTTTCGGAATCGCCGGCATGTATCTGACGACGATGGATGAAGCGCTGTGTGCAAAGCATTACACTGAGCACGTCAGCAAGAGCTTCTATCCGGGTTTGCAAGCGTTCATGTGCAGCGGTCGGGTTTGCGCGTTAGCAATTACGGGCAACGTGTTCAAGGTTCGAGAGGTTGCAGAGAGAATCCGCATCAATATGGCTGATCTCGTCTGCAACCCAAGGAATCTGGTTCACGCCTCGGACTCGACGGCCGCTGCCAAACGAGAACTCGACTTGTGGTTTAACTCTCGACTGACATAAGGACATTCGCCATGTGCGCTGAAAGCGACGGATTCAATTGGGAGGAAGACCCTCTCGACGACCGCGACGAGTGGGACGATCCCTGTGAGGAAGAGGATGAAGAGGACGACCCAGACGAGGATGACGACTGGGAAGAGGATGAAGATTGGGAAGACGACGATTGGGACGATCCCTGGGACAACAACTGGGACGATCACGATTGCGGCGACTCGATCTTCGATGACGACGACTGGGGCGATGACTGGGACGAAGACGACTACTGGGAAGACGAAGATGACGATTGGGATTGACTGAACGTCTCTTATCCCGACACCTTCAACCCTTTGAGCCAAGGATACTGACATGCCCGCAATTGAAGCACTGGCCTTCTTCGCGTTGATGGCAGCGGCCTTTTTACTCTACCGATGGCTGATCCACTCCAAGTGGTTTTCAGGACTCATCGGTGGCGTAAAGCCGTCGCCAGAGACCGCCGAGGAAGTCTTGAAAGACCTGCAACATGCTGAGCAGAATGCTCGACAACGTGCAGAAGAAGCCCGAAACGCTGCCCATAGGGAGCGTGAGACGGCAAGTACGATCAAGCGTCAAGTTCGACGCAAACCCACCCCTTTCTAACCCGGAGGTTCCCATGAGTGCTGCTACCCAAGTGAAGCTGGCTGCGGCCGGCATCGTGACCTTTCTCGCCCTGATCCTGGTAGGGATCATGTGGGGTGGATTGGTTGGCCACAACAATATGCAGGACTATCAAGTCTACCAGTCCGTCAGCGGCAATGTATCCGTGATCGACAAGTCTGGGTACTACGGTAAGTGGTTTGCCACCGTCTGGACTATGCCGCGCTCGATGCAGCATTATTACAGCGCCAGCGTAAAGGAAGGCAGCAAGAGCGATGATTCAATCCGTGTTACGTTCAACGACGGCGGCACGGCTCAAATCGGCAGCTTCGTCAAGATTCGTTTGCCCTCGGATGAAGCCCATCGACTCTTGATTCATCAGGACTATGCTTCCAACCAGGATAGCATCGTCGATGCAGTCAAAGCTCACCTGACGAATTGCGTAAAGAGCACCGGCCCCATGATGTCGGCCAGCGAGAACCAAGCGAGCCGTAAGGCCGAATTTAACCAGGTCGTCGAAGAGCAACTCATCAAAGGTCTCTTCGAGATGGAGAGAACCGAAGTTGAACTGAATGACGTTGCCCAAATGGAAGCCGCCGGCATTGGTGCGGATGGCAAAGCGATCATGCGTGAGAAGAAGGCGAAGGTTGCCGCCACAAAGATCGTCCGCGATGAAAAGGGACAGCCGATCGTCGTGCAAGAGTCGCCCTTGAAGAGGTATGGCATTGAGGTCATTCAATTTAGCGTGACCGAAACGGAATACGACTCCAAGACTCTGGAGCAATTTGCTGCGAAGAAGCAGTCCTACTTGGCTGCCGAGCAGGCCAAGGCTCAGCGTCAGGAAGAGCAGCAACAAAAACTGATGATTATCGAGCGTGGTCTGCGACAGGTCGCCGAGACCGAGGCCGCTGCCAATCTCGAAAAGAAGAAAGCGACCGTCGCTGCTCAACAGCAACAGGAAGTTGCCGTGATTCAGAAGGCCGAGGCCGTGACGAAGGCCCAACAGAAGGTTGAAGTCGCTCTGCAAGACAAGCAGGAAGCCGAGACCTTGAAGGCGATCGCCCAGATCAAGGCTGAACGGGCTGAACTGGATAAAAAAGCCGTGATCTCGGCTGCCGAAGCAAAAGCCAAGGAAATCGAGATTGCTGGCGGCTTGTCCGACAAAGACCGCATCCTGGCGACGATTAAGGCCGATCGGGACGCAAAGGTCGCCGCAGCCCTGGCCGGTGTGAAGACGCCTGCCGTGGTGATCGTTGGTGACAACAAGGAAGGCAAAGGCGGCGGCCTCAATGAGAATTTGATGAACCTCATGTTGCTCCGTGCAACCGGGGTTCTTCCAACCGAGCCTACGAAGTAGGGACTCCTTTCTGCTTCCGGCCTGCTTGTAGCAGGCCGGTTGACTTGGCCCCGTCTGTCTAACGGTTTAGGACGCCGGTTTTTCAGGCCGGAGATGACAGTTCGATTCTGTCCGGGGCTACTTTGCGGCGGCGGTGTGGATGGACACACAGGGCCTTGGTGGGTGCTGTCAAAGCTGACGCCAGGGTGCCAGACCCGGAATGGTAGGACGTGAAGCGCCACGTTTGTAACCTACCAGACTACAAAGCCCATCGTATGGGTGCGCCTGGGAGCCGGAATCAGGCCCGGCCCGCCGCAATTACTTTGAGAACAGCATGAACGAACCACACCTACGCCAACTGCCTCTGCGAATCGGCGGAGTAATGCGATGCTGCATCGCAACGCTCGATGAAGCTCTTGTGACCGAAAACGAAGGCGACACGTTGCATTGTCGCTACTGCACATCCCAACTCCGCGTGCGTGACGGCGCGTGGGAATGGGACTATCCAAAGGAACAGAACGATGCAAGTACGATTGAGTCGTCGAAACCTGCTGACGCTGTTGGCAAAGCTCGACATTCCCGGAAGCCACTGTACTCTCATCAAGCCAGACGGCACAGTCGTCGTGGCTGAATCGGATGAGGTCCACTACGCGAACCGTCCTCAGCCAGGCCCGATGAGTGAGGAGACGGAAGCCAGAGTCGCTGGTATCTCGGCGGCGCTTGCCAGCTTGAAGGAATTCTGGCTGAACGTCGAGGCTGAGATTGCAATCGAAGGTGCGGCGGAACGCTTGGCAGCCAAACTGAAACAATTTTGGGCAACTGCCCACGAACAGCATCAATGCTAGTTTCTAACGAATTCGCTCTGGTAGTCATCGAATGGCATGGACGAGGGCGTATCGTTAAGAAGGGCTACAAGTCGAACATGCTCAATGCGGCTCGGGCAAAAGGACTGCAATATCGAGTCGTCAAGACAAAGAAGAAGATCGGAGAGTACGTGAAGCTATGACATTCTTTATGCTTCGAGACCAAAAGACGGGCCGCTGGTATCGGCGAAGCAACGACTACGGAACCTCCTGGGTCGATCAGTCGGTTGCATCGGTTTGGACCAGCCCGGAGGGTCCGCAAGCCTGCAAGGGCGTCATCACACGACGTAATCGACAAGGGCATACAGTTCGATTACCAGAGATCGTGGCCATCGACGTTCCATCGTATGAGGAGACACAATGCGGACGAAGCACCTGATTCAGACGTTGCGCCATAAATGGTACGTGCTGATGGCCGGGTTACGCCTCAAGGTGTCGCTCTGGCGGCTGTTGAAACATGATGTGAGCAAATGGTCGGCCGCCGAGTTCGGTCCCTATGCCCGCCAATTTCACGGCGATCGCGGCGACCCAGAGGGGTTTGCTCGTGCGTGGCTCCACCATCAGAATACCAACGATCATCACCCAGAGTATTGGGTAGGGCGAACGCCGCACTGCAAGGGCAATAATGAAGCTGGTCCGCTACCTATGCCAGAAGCGGCCGTGCGGGAAATGGTGGCTGATTGGTTGGCCGCCGGCAAAGTCTATGTAGGAGCATGGCCTGATCCAAACAACTGGACTTGGTTCAAGGAAAACCGCCACAAGATGCAGATGCACAAGATAACTTGGGCACGGCTGTTCATTGTCCTTGATGAGGCGGCAAAGCTGAAATGGTAAATCCAGAGCGGGATCATATTGCGATGGAGGCGCTCCGGGCGGCCTCTAAGGAAGGCTTCCAAATTCGCCTCTCGAATAAGGCGGCCTTGGGATACTGGTGGGCGTACTACGACGGCCAGGTTGTGCAGGCCAATGATCCGGCCGAAGCCGTGCTTGGCATTTACAAGACCCTAGACGTGAGCGTGAAACATGAGTGTGAAGAAACAAATACTTCCGGTGCCAGCGACCACCCGTGAGTTCGTCGAGAGCGTAACCTGCGATCTGTGCGGCAAGGTTTTCTCGATGGCTGACACGGACAGTGACGGCATCAATTGGGAACACCTGCACGACAACGTGGCGAAAACCGGCGTCTTCATTGGCCGTGGATTCAATTGTCCCGAGTCAACAAACATCGAATTCCGCGACTACCACGTCTGCCCTGAATGCTTTGAGAACAAACTGGAACCTTGGCTGAAAGCACAAGGCGCGACGTTCACGGCTCGGGAGATCGACTGGTGACTGAGACCAAGATGAAGGTCATCAAGAAACCGGACGGCTACTGGGTCACGAAGATTCCAGACTGCGAACCGTGCGGGCCGTATGCGACCAAGGCTGACGCCGAAGATACGCAACGTGGCCTTGAGCGCTTTTTCAAGTACCACGATGAACCAGGCTTCATTACTTGCGAAGACGAAAGGCTGAAACATGGCAGAAGAACTTCCAGTCGAACTGCTGACAAATCCTCGTGAGCACTTGGCGGACGAAATCTTCAAGTATGCCCAACAGCTTCGTGCATATTGGTGCCGTCATGGCGTCAAGGATGGCAAGATACACGTCACCACGAGTCCACACATCCCAAACGCACGGGACGAGGTTGTCGGAACCATCTACGGCATCGAGATCGAAGTCGAACGTCAGCCAAAAGCGTTGACCGCAACAGTTGCAGTAACGAAACGAGACGACGGCTTCAACGTGCAATTCGGCAAATCAACTGTTCACGTCAAGGGCGGTCCCGTCCACGACTGGGCAGAGTCCCTTTTTGACTAGAGGAAACCATGAGAACACTTACCACACCCACAACCATGCGTGACGACAAGTTGTACGAGCTTCACGCCAACAACATTGCCAGCATCATTTCGAGCGAGCGTTCCTCCGGCATCGCCGAGCAAGCGGTCGAGTTGTACTTGAAGGCCGTAGGTGTTAAGAATGGCCAGGTCTGAATACATCTACCTGATCCGCTACTTGGCACCAGGTCATCCAGCGCACCTTGAGTTCCTCGCCGCGTTTACCGTGAAGCGTGAAGCAGTCGAGTGGGCGCTATTGTGCCCACATCACTTGCGATACCTTCAACTCTCACGCACGCGCGATGGTATGACCTACAAGAAAGCCGAAGAAGTAATCCCTTGGCCGCCAGAGGCAATGTATCGTTCGTCGTTGGACAAGCGAAAGCTAGAACCAAATGACTACAAACAAGAATACCAGGGTGAATTCGACGGACCTGCCCGAGGCACCGAAGTACATCAAGCGAATGCCAAGACGAAAGCGTTACGGCATCGAGCAATGGTCTAACTGGAACAAGAAGTGGTGCCTTCGGCAATGGTATGTGACTGCAAAGGCCCGTGACCAAGCGTTTGATGACTTGACCACGAAGACCTCGATACTACGAGGAACACAATGGGACACACCGATGAGGAAAGTAGACCGATAAATGAGCCGTGGCCCTTGCGCGACCGATTCATGCCGAAATTCGAGATTGACCCAGAGACCCTCTGTTGGAATTGGACGAGTCGAGTTGACAGTAGAGGGTATGGGCACATGAGATTCGGTGGACGGGAGATGCTCGCACATCGACTAGCCTGGATTCTGTTTCGCGGCGAAGACCCTGGCAAAAACTTCGTGCTGCATAAATGTGACAATCCACTTTGCGTGAATCCAGAGCATTTGTTCTTGGGTGACGCCGGAGACAATATGCGGGATTGCGTAGCAAAGGGTCGCTACGGGAAACGACGTTTTAAGGCATCCTGGTCAGAGATTGTGGCAATGAAGGAACTACGGAGTAGTATGACCAACTCCGCAATAGCAGAACGATTCGGAATTAGCGAACGACAGATGCGCAGGCTTGTTAAGGGAAGGAATCGTTCCCATTCGCGTCCTGGCTTTCCCGGCGGTGTGCCAATTACTCAAGAACAGTTTCTCCAACAATTCGCCCAATCTGCGTGATTATCCATGAAACGACCCAAGGTTGGAATCGGTGTTGCCATTCGTTGCGATGACCATGTGCTCCTGGGCCTGCGCCAAGGCCGTCATGCACCAGGCATGTGGGGCTTTCCAGGTGGGCATCTGGAGGGCGGCGAGTCCTTCGAGCATTGCGTAATCCGCGAGACAGCCGAGGAGACTGGTATCCGCCTGGTGTCCGCCACACTTTGGACCGTCGAGAATGTGGTGTTCTGGACTGAGAACAAACATTACGTGACGATCTTCATGGTGGCAGACCATCCAACCGGGCAGGACGCCATAAACCTGGAGCCAGAGAAGTGCGAACGGTGGGACTGGTTCCCCTGGGATAAACTCCCATCACCGTTAATGCCGGGGATAGAGGCGCTTGTTAGGCGAGGACTCAGCCCGGTCGAACTGTGAAAATCGTCTTCAACTACGAGTACAGCGATGACGAGTTGCGAGAGTTCGCTGCCGAATTTGGGCATCCCTGCCCAACCGACGCCCAATGCGGAGCCTTGCGACTGGAGGCCAGGAACAAGATCGAGGCCGCAGTCAAACGAGGTCTAACCAACTTCGGTTGCGCCTGTGATGGCCGGAGTTGCTTCATTCACACCACCAATGTTGAGTCTCTGATCTTTGCATTTAAGAGGAACTCAAATGTTCTCAACCCGACAGAAGCGCGAGATTGCTGAGGCAATCCAGCAAATCCTTCGAGCAACGGCACATCCTGAATTGCCCGAAGGTGAGATCAACTTCCACCTGCATGTTGAAGGCACTCAGCCGTGGAGTTGGGCTGACATTCACAATAATGGTGCTGTAGCCAATCCCGTCCCAAATCCCTGGAACGAACACTATGAAAATCCTTGTCTTGCTTTTAACACTCGCGGCACTCTCACCGAACGAACAACTTGTAGCGGTGGGCCGTGCGTTGACCGTCCGAAGCATAATGACCGGGAAGCCACATCCGGTCTTACAAGCCGAGGCTGAGGCTCAAGCCGCCTACCAAGCCAAGATTCACCGTCAGGGGCACTTCTGGTGGGACGAGATTCGCTATCCTCGGATGAGGCCCCAGATTCCTGAATGCCACACCTTCTCCGAAGTCGTCAACGAAAGTTGGCCGAAGCAGGACCAGGTGGCGGCAGCGAAGGAGATGTATAAGTCCTGGAAGAAATCAAAGGGCCACTGGAGTGCAGTAGATGGCTCATGCCGGTACTACGGCTATGCAATGGTCTTGAGCGACAACGGCGTCTGGTATGCGTGTGGCATCTTCGCAGAATGAATTTGGAAGGGAGCCGGATATTGGTTGGCCGGGCCGCTTTGCTAAAGCGAGCGCTCTTCACTGGGCGTGAGAGTTCGATTCCCTCCCCTTCCGCTTGAGTATGGCAGTCAGGCCGGCAAACCTCAGCCAATAGCGCTATGTCGCTGAGGGACGGAAACCCTTGCAAGGCATCCGTTGCCGTAGGAGCCAAAGGAGGCAACGCGACCTCTAGCCAGGTTCGATCCCTGGGACTGTCTCTATGAAACTTAAAGGCTTAAACGATCAGTTGATGGCTACGGCTGCCCATCGGTATTGCCTGGGAAGGCGAAGCTACATCGTTGGCGCTTGCTTGGATTGGTTATACCAGACGTGGGAACAATTCGACCGCAATACCCGCCGGGTAATGATCCGAGACACGATCGCTGCCCTGATGGATGACCAAGCCGGCGGCTCATACGATGTGGACGGATGGCAAGGATTTGCGGCCTTCGGCTACCTGCGTCTGAATGATGAAGATCAACAGTGGGTTCGGTCCTCGGTTGCCCATAAGGGTAAGCCGTGGCCGCTTGAAGAGTGTGGCAACGTGGCAGCGGTAGGAACAGTCGGCCGATCGGGGTAATCGCCTGCCAGCGACCTGATCGGTTTACAATCTCTCTGGGCCGGGCGGTGACTGACTGCACCGGAGCTTAGGTTCGGCACCGATCATTGCCGGAACCCGGCCCGCCACACTCTATTATGCCAGACACCAAATACGTCTTTCAGTTGATTGCCGGCGGCCGTTGTGCTGCTGTAATCGCCGAATCTCCTGACGAGGCTCGCCGTCGAGCGCTCATCATGGACCCTATGGGACCGTGGCTGGCGGCCGAAACGCCAATTATCTCCCGCGTACCGTCAACCATGACAACTCGCATTCTTGCTCTGGAACGCAAATGAGAGCCTTCCGAACATACCACGATCCAGAAGTAGCGTTATGGGTCAAGCACTTGACCGTGGACTTCTCCAATTGGTTTTTGGAGAACGTCGGCGTGGATCATCAAATCACCATCAGGCTGCGTGCCGCCGGCTCCCTTAAAACGAGTACCGGATTGGCCGCAGCCTGCTTTGGTTTACGGAATGGAAAACCGTGCATTTGGGTAGCAACTTGGTGGTACTACTGGCGCGAAGAGGGCAAGGTCAAGAACCGGCAAGAGGCTCGTGACGAGATTCTTGATAGTCTCGCGCACGAATTCGCACATTACGACAAATGGCGACGAGGCGCGGCGCGGAACCATCGTGGTCTGCAACGCCAAGTCGATTCGATGATTCGACAATTCAACTACGCCCAAGGAGCTTGATGATGCGTGACTTAATCTGCAAGTGGTTTGGACCAACGAAACCCTGTTGCCAATCGTGCGGCAGCTTCATTTCCTGCTGCATGAACCAGGTGAAGGAGTGTCCCAAGTTGAGACGGTCATGGCCGGATCGCCTTTGGCGATGGCTCAGAAGCGTATAACCGGAAAGTCTGCCCCAACCGGAAATCTTACCTTAACCGGAAACTTTCTGTGGCCGTCAAAGTTTCTCCAATCTGCTTTCCGATGACATCACTGTAAGCAGCCGAAAAGGAAACATCATGTATGGCAGTCCCTTCAATGCGCCAGGCGAATTCAAGCATGTTGTTGATTATGCCGTTGACTGTCTCAAAGAGATAGAGTTCGACACTCTAGTATTTAGAGGCTTTTCAGGTGCAGTGGTTGGTCCCACTGTAGCCCTCCAATTGAGGAAGCCGTGGGCACTTGTTCGCAAGCCTGGTGACACGGCACATAGCGGCCGGCGAATGGAAGGTGGTGTAGCGGGCAAGTACGTGATCCTGGACGATTTCATAGATACGGGCACGACAATCAACGCGATTGTGGAAGCCGTGTCGATCGTCTCGCCATGCAGGACCGAATGCGTCGGGGTGGTACTTTACGAGCAGTCGTGGTGCAGCCGCAATAATCCCGACCGCGAGCATTGGGAAGGGCGAATCGGCGGCCTAACAATCTTGAATTGGAAAGACCCGCCGCCAAAATCGAAGCTCGACTGCAACTTCACGATTCAGAGTGCGAAAGCATGTGTTGGCAAAATGAGCTTCGCCAGCACACTCTTCGCTGACCTGGCTAAGTCCCCGTTCCTTTGCGATCACACACCCGTAGGCGAGCCAGCCTTCTAGTTACACAGGAGATCAAACAATGAAGAAGACTCCACTAACAACCGAACAGCACCACTCGTTAGCGGAACGGTTACACAAGCTCTACTACCAGACCATGTATCTTGGCATTGACTTACAGTTCCTCGGCAAGAGCCACAAGCTAGTAAGGCGGCTCTTCAATGCCCACAAGAAAGTCTCCGAGGCAAGATCGGATTTGGAGGATGTCTTCTGCCGCGAACACCGAGGCGACTTCGATGTTAGGGTTTATTACCCAGGCGGTGAACGTGAGGCTGTCAGATTCGAGAAGAGTTGTGACTGGTCGGCACAGAGATTCTCCCAGCAGTAGCAGTCACTTCCAGAGCGTGGAAGACAACTGAACAAGCCTTGCGCCAACTGGAATTCGCTAGGTCGGAACTCTGCACGTTGAGGATGAAATGAGTTGGGAACGGGATATGCAAGCACTCGATGACATCCTAGCCGAGGCCAACGCCGAGGCCCTCGGTATTGACCGCAAGTACGCTGACTGGATAGCCGAGAACGTCGAAGAAGCCTACGGAACGTGCAAGGAAGTCACGCGCCAGATGGCCGAGGACTTCCCTGAGCTTGCCCGCGTGCGCGGCCACTACTACGATTGGGCTTGGGGCGAACGTGCCCATTGGTGGTTGACCCTGGATGGCAAGATCATTGACCCCACGGCCGCCCAATTCCCGTCGAAGGGCAAGGGCGAGTACGTGCCGTGGGAGGAAGGTGCGCCTGAACCCACGGGCATGTGCCCGAACTGCGGCGATCCGTGTTATGACGGCCAGACTTGCTGTAGCGAGTCGTGCGCGAATGCTTACGTGGCGTATTGCTGCAACCCAAACTGAGGAACAATCATGCTTCGCCTGGCTCACCGCATACTGATTCAACGGTTCTTGCCTCTGGACCGTGAGGTCTATGACCCGAGGCAATTTGCACTTGTAACGAAATTGCATCAAGAGTGCGCCGAAGAAATAGCTAACGGAGTGCCAATCATCATTGCAGATAACGTCTCGGACTACGTGAACGAGTCATTTAGAATATCTGGCAAATCGACCATTGACCTAACGACCTACCCACCCTGCCCGCCTGCCTTTGGTCGTTGCTTCATCGAATGGAACCAACCAGAGATATTCTATCCACATGGCGACACGATCGAGGAACAAGGCACCAAACAAATCGGCTGTCTGCTCTGTGCCACCACAAGTAAGGAATCAATGAACACATGGGCAAAGGACGATCCTGTACTTAAAGCCATCAGCGCGACGGCAAAATGGCTTCTCGTAGGAATCCTATACATCTGCGATCTGGACGGAAGAAGCCTGCCAGTCTGCGTGCTAACCATTCTTCTTGACGAAGAGGGCCGATTCATATCTGGCTCGGCGGCGAGTCACGGGTACATTAGTGACAAGTACACCACAGGTCAGTTCGGAAGCTGTTGGGCGCAAATCATAACGACTTTGGCGTTCATGCAATGCAAGAATGTCGAGCGGGTCGATGTGACAAAGCAGGAGGGGCAGCCGCGCAAATGGTGCCGGCGACAACGAGTCCCTGAGCTACAATACCATACGTTGCTCATTGACCCAAACATCGGCAATAAAACACAATCAAGCGACCGCAAGACGGAAGGCGACCGATCCGGTAAAGCGCTGCATATCTGCCGTGGACACTTCATGCACAGCGTCAACGACGGCGTAAGCAAAGGTCTCTTTGGCCGAGGAATCTACGGAACCTTCTGGGTGCCGGCCCACGTCCGGGGAACGGCCGATCTCGGCAGAGTAATTCCAACCTACAACGTACTAGCTCCAACAGGATGAACATGATCCAAATCAGAAACATCGAAGGCAATTGGGAAGTCAGAGAGGACGGCAAAACATCCTTCTACTCCGGTCCCTATGCGATCGAGAACATGCACCGCCACTATTCCTGCGTTGATCGGCTACTAGACGAAGCCAAAGCACACCCGGCGGCTTTCGACTGCAAGGAATTCGCGCCACATTTCGAGAAAGTTCTTCGATTCCACAATGGCTCCTGGGAACGACTGATGCTAGATGGGACTTGGGCGTCCAAGAGCAGCATGGCTGCCGTTCGCGGCTGTCTCGTTTACCACAACCTTCACTTGCGGCCACGCCACTTAAAACTGATGCTCGACTACTTGAAGGAGAACTGCGATGGCAACGGAACTTGATACGACGCTTACGCCGCCGCAGGTCGCCAAGTACCTGCACGTTCGGCGCATGACCGTGCTCGACTGGATTTACGCTGGCGAATTGAAGGCCGTGGACACCAGCAATGGTCCACGGCCCAGTTACCGCGTAACGCCAGAAGACCTCAAAGACTTCATGCAACGGCGGTCGAATCGGGCAGCAGTTCCAACACCACTGGGGCGGCCACGACGACGGGTGGAGACGCCGGCCGAGCGTATAGCCAATCGTGAACGCACTGCGTCACAGCCATTAGCCGTTCCCGCGTAAACTCCTCTCGGTAGTGGGGCGACATATCGCGTGAATCAGGCGCGTGCCCCATGATGAATTCGACGGCCTTCTGATCCCGGCATCCCTCAGCAATCGTGAAGAACGTGTGCCGCAGGGCATAGAACCCAATGCCGAACTGGTCAATGCCGATGGTGCGAATCACCTTGGCCATCGCGTTGCCAACAGGACAATAACCCTTGGCGTTCTCCCAGGGCGTATGCTTTTTCAGCGTAAGGAAGACTCGATTCTCGCAGTCAGCATATCGTGGTTCAGGACGCATCTTGATCCACTCGTGCAGCGCAGCACAAGTTTCGGGCCACAACGGCGACCATCGAATCACACCAGTCTTCGGACGGGGGTAGTCAACCCACTGCTTGGGAAGATCAAGGTGTCGAAACTCCATCTTGGCGCAGTCGGTATTTCCAAAGCCACAATTGATCCCGAGGAGGATCATCGACTTGAGAGGCTGCTTGGCCTCGCGGAGCATTTCCTTGATGTCGGCCGGCGTGAACAGCTTTCTCGGTCGATTGTTCCGAGCTTCCCTCATCACCCTTGAGGAGGGCTTGTCAAACCCGTCGCCGAACTTCGCCGGGCGGCAGAGCATGTCCTGCTTGTAGGCATACTTTAGTAGGGTCCGAATAGCCATGATCGCGTTGGTCATGGCGTGTGGACCCAGAGGCTTGCCCACCGACGCTCTGCCCTTCCGTCCTTCCTGTACCCGGCTCCTGCATAGCGACTGCCGGTATCCCTCGAAGTCGAACGGCGTCAACTCATCACCGATCTTGTCTTCGCCAAAGTGAGCGAGCAGTCGATCGCATTCCCGTTGGTATCCATCGACCGTTCCAAATGTCAATTCCCCGGTGGCCATTTTTGACCGTTTCGAGTTGAGGAAGCGCCGGCAAATCTCCCCCAAGGTGTAGGTCGCCGCCGGTAGCACTCGTGGCTTGCCAGCGAGCAAGTGATCCTTCTGATCGAGCCACCGATTCAAGGCCCCGGTCGGGTCGTCCCAAGGTCCAAAATAGTAGTCCTTGTTCTTGACCGTCTTGGCCCACTGGCCGTTGCGGTGAGCATAGAGGGGGAAGTCTTTGGTGGGCGGTTTGGGCTTCTTCTGTTGCGACCTGGGCTTGGGCTTGTTGGCCTCATCGACGACGTATTGCCGATACTTGGTTAAGGCTCCTTGCGGATCGTCCCAAGGACCGAAGTAGATTGTCTTCTGTTTACCCCGTGGGCCTATACACTTGGCCCATTGCCCGTTCCCGTGCGCGAATAGAGGAAAGTCAGGTGTGGGCTTTTCTGGTGGCTGTGGCGATGCTTGCAACGTGGACATTTTAGCTCCCGTGGTGTGGTGGACGACAGTACGGATGCGACGGCAGTAGCAAGGCCGGGCTAAATCCGACAGTACAACGACTCGACGGCCGACAGTACGCCGACAGTACCACAGGCAAAAATCACCGTCGAAATGACCGTCGCAAAATCCATGTGTCGTCCTAAGTCTTCGGCAACAAAGGGTTTGGAACTTTAATCAAAAGGAACCAAAATCTTTTCTTGGTTTCCTCGAATAACCTCATTATCCTCGTAAATACGAGCCTTGTCAAGGACTTAGAGCGATATTCTCTATCTTACCCAAGCTCCCAAGCGCTCCTAAAATCCCCGTTTCTGCCGTCGATAGCCGTCGAGTTTTCATGCTCACAACCGTCGTCTCCTAAAGCGAAGCTGGCCGACCAGGACTCGAACCTGGGATAACGGAACCAAAGTCCGTTGTGTTGCCACTACACCATCGGCCAGCCCGTGATCCTACCGCGCCGCTGGCCTCATGGCAATACAACCCAACAGGAAACCCCGGCCGCTTGAGCCGGGGTTTCCAACGCAACGACGAGTTGCGTTTTCCTCTAACCGAACACGCTTGATTCCGCTTACAATAGCAAGTCAAATCAGCCGGTCAAGAGCAGGCCCCTAACCAGCCGATAACAATGCTCGATGCCGGACGACCACCATTGTCACCGAGTCGTCGAGCCACAGCGAACGGGTGCCGCCCTGGACCCGTAACAGGGCCAGGGACGGCCCGTCACGCATGGTCACGACCTGCCCGATTCGGGCTTGATAAATCTGCGTCTACGGCATCTGACCCCTAGTCGTTTAAGCCACGACTAGGGGTTCCTTTTGCGCAGAAAGAAGGCCCTGGTGCGTTACCAACCAGGGCCTCCCGAAGGCTGATTACAGCCTCGCGTAACAGAATCATCCTACCACACCCAAACCAAATGGAAAGGCCCCAGCCTTACGGCCAGGGCCTTCCCGCGCGAGGCAGGTCTTGGGGCAGGAAGACCCGCTATGCTTCACTAGCGGCCATCGCTGGCCGACGCCATTTTACACCCAGAAACCCAAGGGCAGCAAGTCCATGCCAGGCGGCCCAGAATGCCTCACCAAAGCCAGCCAGAAGCCCACCTACAGCCCCCGCCGCCAGGAGGGTTAATATCACCGGCTCAACCACCCACGCCAGGGAACGGCTCCCAGGCAGCCTGGTGGCCATTGAGGCGAAATCGCCGGCATAGTAATCCTCCATGATCGTCACGAGAAGTCGGTCCATCGAACCCTCCTTTCCGGTCGCGTAGAATATCACGCCGGCCACCAAGGATCAAGACCGAAATCCGATGCCTGGCACCAATCCGCGTGCTATGCTTGTCTTGAGGAAAGTGTCGGGCGTCCGATGGAATTGCCTAGACGACTTATTTTCGCCAGGCCACCGGGCCGATACTAATTGTGGAAGGAGCCTGCCATGCTAGTCTTATCCAGACTACGGAATGAGAGCATTATAATCAACGACAACATCGTAGTGACCGTCGTTGACGTTCGCGGCGATAAAGTCAGACTCGGAGTCGAGGCACCGAAAGAAGTGCCCGTACACCGCCAAGAGGTCTACGAGCAGATACAGCGGGAGAAAATCCATGATTAAATCGGTATCCCTCGGAATTGGGGCCTTCCTACTCATTCTTGGATTGGCACTCCATGCCGTTGACAGTTATACTGTCCGGCCAAAAGCGTCCATGAACACCAGCACGTTTGGCATCGTGACGCCCACCGCTAAGGTCGTCGTGCCTGAGCCTTGGAAGCCGTGGGCTTACATTGGATCAGGGGTGGTTTTGTGCTTATGGACATGCACGCTACCTGCCAAGCTCAACGGCAAGAAGTAGACACAGGACAGTCCCCCAGTTAGACTAGCGGGATGATCGTCTACGCGCCCGACAACTTCTTCATCGCCCACTGGTTTGCAGATCAGCCCTCGGCTGAATACCAGAAGGCTACCGGCGTTGCCAACATGAACTGGATCGCTGCTATCTGGCGTCGGCCGGACGGCCTGTACGAGGCCAGGCATCGCTTCGCCTACTTTGACAAGCGAGAGCGGGTCATCCGCTCCAACTGGCATGGGTTCACGCTACGGGGCCACACGCCGAGAACAAAGTTGATCCTGCCCTTCGACCAGATTGCCAAGATGACCTCGGCGCGGCATGGCGGGTCCATGTGGGAACGAGTCGATCTCAATCTGCCAGGCGACCAGGCCCTTGAGATACTACTACAGAAGCCGTGGATGCGGATCGTGGCCACCGAGGCAGAAATGAACTGACATGCAGAAAACCTTGAAAATCCAAATCTTTGACTTCGATGACCAACGTCAATGGCGTCGGGTATTGGCTGTCGCCAACAATCCTCTCGTTCTCCGTGCCCTAGATGCCGGAATGAACGTGCTATGCTCTACATTAGAGACAACATGGGACCGTAATCTGGGACCGTGGTGGTTCTCCAGCCGGCAATCTCCCAACTGGCATCTACTAGAGGCATCGCCTCCTAAGTCTGACAGCCCAAATTGGTATCGTATCACAGGCCATTGCAATATCATTGCGCCCTGGTGTGCGGCAGTGGGCAGCCTCCTTTTCCCTGACCATCCCTGGTACTACGCTCATAACCCTTGTGTTCCCAAATTCGGATGTCATTCAGCAGGATTAGGATTCAAGGATGGCAAAACTCAGTCCCTTATCGTGATGGACATTCTCTTTGGCCAACAAGCCTTGCAAGAAGGAACCAAGAACCAATTGGCCAGCATACTGACGAATGCCCAGTCCAAGCATCTTCCGCTGCTGTCCGCAATAGAACGGTTTGAGCGGGGTGAGTACACACGATGAGAAAAGGTGATCCCATCATCGTAACGATCGCCGGCCGGCGGCTACAAGGCGTCATCGAACTTGCCAGCCGAAACGGCCGCAGCCTGACCGTTCTCTTTGATGAAGGCGTACCGGCTCCCTTCGCCTTGTTAGGATGCAAGCAGTGCGAGTTGCTGACTAAGCTCGACGACGGTTCCTGGGTAGACGCACCCTTTGGCCGTCCAGTTCAGATAGGCTGATGAACTCCAGGTTTGTACCATCGAATAGATAGTAGCCGTCCTCGTCAATCCAGACTGGCTCGATAGCACGAACTCGTGTCGGCAGGCACTTCTTCTTTACGCGGTGAACGATCTTCTTTGCCACCAGCCGACCTTCGGCCTTGACGAACGATACCAGCGGACGATCGCCGGCAAGGAATTCAAGATACCACTTGAGATGCCGTGGTGCCATCTGCACCAGGCTGCCAGGTATCCATTCGCCGTTGGCATTGTATTCGACTCGATACGTCTTCATGCGATCCTCCATGAAAAGGAAAGGCCGCCAGTGTCGGCAACGACTGGCGGCCTTAACCCTTAGCGCCGGAAAGGTGATTAACCGGCTTTGTGAAACAACTTCATGTGCTTGGCGTCGAGCTTCTTGCCTTGCTCGGCGTGCTCAGCCTGCTTCAACTCCAAGGCGGCGCGACGCACGGCCAAGTTGTTGACCTGGGTCGCGTAGGCGCGCTCCTGCTTGATGAGCACGAGCTTGGCATGGAGGTCGCTCTTGTCAGTCGCCTTGATCTTCTCGGCCAGCTTCGCTGACTTGGCCATAAGCTCCTCGGCCTCTTCGCTCAATCGAGTATTCTCCCGATTCAGCCGGCGACCCTCGGCCTCCCACAGGGCCTTCTCCACGTCGTAGATCGGCTTGCGGAGCAACTCATTGGTGACGAACACCACTGAGGTCTCGATCGGCTTCCGCGAGCACGTCCTGCACTTACATTTGTGCGTAGTGGCGTCAACCTTACCGCTGCAAGGCACCGGCGGCATGGGAGCCGCTTCGCAAGTTGCCTCAGTTTTCTCCGTCACCTTCAACGCTGAGGGCAACGGAGCCGGAGCAACCTCAGTCTTGGTCTCGGTCTTGGTCTCAACCTTGGCTTCGGTCTTCGGAACAACAATCGCCGTCACCGTGCCGGTGGCGGTCTTCGGGACTGGCGGTAGGCTCTCGGCCATCGTGACCGACGCATACGCCAAGGCCGCCAGGGTGGCGGCCATCATCAGGAAGCTCTTCATCTGGCTTCTCCTTAAAGTAGTAGGCTTCCGCGATGTTGCGGATGCGCCTACCGAGTGGATCGGTTGGTATCCTGGGTAAACTGTGGAAACTGTTCGTGCGCCCGCAGAATCGCTACAGTCGGTCACCCACCAGGCTTTGCCATTCCGATCGCGTGAAGCATAAGGATTGCGCCAAGACTGATGCAAAGGAAACGAGGCCAGGTAGGAATGGGAATGGTCTTCTTCACAGTGGCCGTTGAAGCAAGCAAGCCTCCTTCACCGGCTGGTGTTTCCAACTGCTGAGCAAGGAATTTGGTGGATTCCTCGTTGAGGGTGACGGCATCTATCTTGAAGATCGTCGCCCCGATCAGCAGCAAAATCGTTCCCAGGGCCATGTAGTGATTTCTGTTCATGCTTATTAGATCGAATAACCGGCGACCAGACTCAAATAGCTAGCACAAGGCCCGCACAAGCGGCATAACAACTATGACCCAACCTCGCTGGTCTTCGGTGCCGGAAAAGTTTCGCTAATTGGATTTGCTTCTCAGAAATAACGATCTACGTTTCCATACCTACCTAATCGTCACACCTTAACATCTCGCCGTGAGGAACCTATGCCAAACATGACTGATGAAGAACTGTTGACCAAGTATCTGGAAACGAAGGATCACGAACTGTTCACGATCCTGTATGAACGGATGCAGCCCCGACTCTATCGCCTTAGTCTCCGCATCCTAAAATCGCCGGAGGACGCTGAGGACATTATACAAGACACCTTCTCCAAGCTCCTCGAACTCAAGGCACCGGCAGAACCAATCCGTTCGGCCGAGAGCTTCTTATTCAGGATAACTCAGAACTTGTGTCTTGACCGGAAGCGAAGCGAAGAAACTGATGTACTGTCCAGCGCAAGCACCATCGACACGCTCGTAGACTCAGGAATGACAGATGACAATCTGCTGCATCGACAATCGGGAGCCAGTAACCTTCCAGACAAGGACAGTGTGTTGACAGAGTGTGAAGCTCGTGCTCTTGGACTCCAGACGGAAGCGAAGGTTGCTCTTGAGAGCCTGCCACCAAATCAGAAGGATGCCATCGAACTTTACCACTGTCGTGGTATGACGGCGGCAGAAGCAGCCGAATTGCTCCACGTCAGTCAGACGACCATAGAGAAACGTGCTGAAAACGGAATCGCAAAGTTACGCAAAGTGCTGGGCGTTACCACGCGACCGCGCATCAGGCCAGTTAAGGCTACCAATAGCAACGGCGAAGTCATTCACGAATTCCCTCGATTCGCCGACGCGATTAGTGCTGGCTTCAACAAAGAGGGCATCTATCGGTCAATACGACGTGGAGAACTCTACAAGAATCTAAAGTGGGCCTACGCTACTGCCGTGTAAGTTACAACCAATCTTTCAATAAAAGAGGATACCAATGAACCCATTTCATCCAATCCGAATGTTCTTTCGCAGATTAGCCACTGACAAAGTGCTCAGGAATCTTCCTGATGAACCAGTTGAGACCTACAGCAACAACAGTGGAAGCCTTCTGCACACGTTTGAGAACCCACGAGCCGTCCTCGCGGCCGGCTATCCCAATGTCCTCAAGGTGCTGGGAACCCGCGACAACATGGCATACGGCGTGCGCTGGCGATTCCAGAGTGAAGTTCCGACAGTTGCACCACCCGTGTCAGAGCCGCCAACACCGCCAGTGCCGCCGGCTCCAAAGAAGCCCGTGACGGACCTGCGCGCAATCGAGGCGATTGACCCTCTCACGGGAAGAATCGAGTTCTTCCCCAGCATTGAGGCCGCAGGAAAAGCAGGATTCGACAGGGACGCCGTGCGCAAGGTGCTCGATGGCAGGGCAGTGAAGCACCGAAAGATGCTTTGGCGCTATTGGGTGAAACCCAACGAGGACAGCGCCATCGCCGACGTACCGGAGATCGCCAACTCGATGCTGACCGCCGCCCAACGACGAGACGAGATCAAACGGCTGACGGCGGCTGTCTACCTGGATGTAAATCAGAACCTCTGGGGTGTACGCCTTGAGAATAGAACGATCTTCCGGCCAACACGACAGGAAGCGGTCGCCGCCTGGTATGCCAACCAGTCCGGTCAAGAGGCCCTTGGTCCCGGCGTCGTCTGGGAACCAAAAGTTGAGACGCCAGTACCGGAAACACCCAAAGAGAGTGCCTTGTCGGCTTTCCTCAATACTCGGCGTCCGGGCAACAAGCGGCCGATCCGTGCCGTGACGCCAGAGGGAGAAGTTGTGCATGAATTCGGCCAGGTGATTGACGCCTTGAAGGCGGGATTCGGCAGTTCGGGCCTCTACCAGTCCTTGAAGGGCAAGGGGTCATACCAAGGATTGAACTGGGAATACGTGCCCGCATGAGAACCAGACCCTACAGCCAGGCCGGCATCCGCCGGCTACCGTGCTTCCGCTGCGGTCGGCCATCTGAGTACCAATGGCAAGTCTGCGCCGACAACAACGTATATCGCCCGATCTGCAAACGCTGCGACATCCTGCTGAACAAGCTCGTGTTGCGATTCATGCGTGATCCCGATCGGGAACAAAAGATCGCTCAATACGTCAAACGGATCACCAAACCCACCAACTAACCCCACCTTTATTACCGAACGGGAATACCATGAGTCTCCAGTCAAGACTAGCAGAAGTTGAAAATGTACGTGGTGCCAACGAACAACAAATCGCTGAGCATGGCAGATTGTTGATGATGCGCGATGAGCGAGAAGCGGGGCGGCTAATCGAAGTCCCGCCTGACGGATTTGTTCGTTTTGTTGATGTCATGGGTAATGACGCCGCAATCGTCCAGGCTGCCCGCGTGAGCTACGGCAAGGGAACCAAGACGCCCAGCGATGATCGTTCGCTGATCCGCTACCTGGTGCGCCATCGCCATACCACACCGCTGGAAATGTGCGAAGTGAAACTGCATGTTCGCGTCGGCATGGATACTTGGCGGCAATGGATTCGCCATCGCACGGCCAGCGTGAACGAATACTCGACTCGATACTCGGAGGCGATCGACTCGATGCAAACCGCCGAGACCTGGCGATTGCAGAGCAGCAACAATAAGCAGGGATCGGGCAGCGGAGAATTGGAATGGCCGGGGGGCTATCGCGTCGAGCCTCGCAATGACGATCGAGGCGGCTACGTCGTGCTCGATGGTGACGACGTGCCCCGGATGATTACCTACGACCCAGAGTTCACGCCAACGAAGTATCTCTCGGCAGCCGAAGCAAACGTGCAGGCATACGCCCGCAAGACTTACCAAGAGCGATTGAACTTTGGCATCGCCCGCGAGCAGGCGCGCAAGGACTTACCGCTCTCGACCTACACCGAGGCGTATTGGAAGATCGACTTGCATAACCTCCTTCATTTCCTCGAACTGCGAATGGACAAACACGCGCAGTTGGAAATCCGTACTTACGCGAATGCCATTGCCGAACTTATCAAGCCGCTATTCCCGGTGACGTGGGAAGCCTTCGAGGACTACCGTCTGAACAGCATAACACTGAGTTATGCAGAACAACACGAAATCAGGAAGGCCCTGCACCCTAACTGGACAGTCTGCATGAAGCCGCTGAGCAGCCGGGAGCGGACGGAATTGGAAGAGAAGATGGAATGGCTTGGCATCGCGCCACTCCTTTTCCCATCAAATGAGGAATTAGCGTCCTGATGTGAAAGTTCGCGCTAACTGGAAACTTTCTGTAGCCTCCGCAGATTTCTCGATTGGCAGTCGATACCTATTTCACCCAGCTTGGGCAACCGAAAGAGGCGACCGACACTCGCCCCGGAACATCCCTCGCAACTTACCATAGGCAACCCAGGAGAAGATCATGCGAAGAATCGGAATGCTTTGTTGTGCCCTGGTCGCGTGTGTGGCAGTACCCATGACCATCATCAGGTCCGATGGCACTGCTGGAGCGACTGGCCACAACGCCCGCGACCAGACCGTCCCGGCAATCATCAGGCTTCCACCAGTGACACCGGAGGCCAAACCAGTCGAGCGCCCGCCAACAATCCTACGCCCCTCAGATGCCAAGGGACCGTTCCGCCTGCCAACGTATGTTGTGCCTGAGAAGGAGGAACACAAGGACTTGACCGCGCACCGCCCGCCAGGCGGAAGCGAATACTGACTATCGGTATTTCGTCTGGCACCAGCGCCACGGCCGTCTACCGTGTCGCCGGTTTACCCTTACCCAAAGCAGAAAGGCTCCATCATGTCAAAGAGAAAGAAGAGTCCTCGCAAAGTTTCCCGGCGCGCCCTGCTGAAAGGCGCTGGCGCAGCAGCGGCAGCTATCACAGCCAGCCTGTTCGTTCCTCGAATGGTCCACAGCGAAGTCGTCAGGATTGCCCCTCACCCTACTTGGGATCGGCTCCTGAACCACATCGGCCGCCAAACGGTCGGACTTCAAGCCGCAGACCGGACGCCGGAACTGAACAGATGGGTCCACGGCTTGGCCACGCGGCCTCACGAACCGCAACCGGCTTTGCTGTTGATTGGTCCGCAGTGCAGCGGCAAGCGCACGTTCCATCACGCTATGGGATTGCTGCTGCCCGATCAGGCCGTCGTCGCCTACCCACAACAAGTCGCTCATTCCCGGTTGGAGCCGGCCCCAAGTTGGGCGCTCAGCCGCAACGAATGGGAGATCATGTTGAAGCGCGCTTGGCTGATGACAGCCGATGGTCATCCGGGCCGATTGGCCGGGTTGTTCGGAAAGAACCGAAGTCGTCATGGCCGTTACCTCAAGTGGTGTCTGACCCACACCCAGGACGTTGACGAGATGCCAAACGTGCAACGGTACGAGGTAGGTCTGCTGGTCACGACCGTCCCAAGGCTGGACCTGTTGCGGCGACTGGAGGACGAACGGGACTCGTTCCGCCAGAACTTCCTACGATACGCTGCGTGATGGAGCGGTTGCCAGGCGGGCCAGGACCAGGGAATGGTCCTGGCCCGTATCGTTTTCTTGAGTATTGGGGAGCATTGACATACCCAATTGCCCCAATTATACTAGGGGCATGGACTTCTACGAGTACCCGACAACCCGTGACATGGTGAACCGAGGACCGCGAAAGAGCGGGGAGGACTCGGAGAGCTTCTACAAGCGGAACTTTGGACTCGCCGTCGCCGGCCTTCACTCGACTTCCTGCGCGATCCAGATGGTCGGCGAGCATCTATGGGAGAAGAACCGGCGGCCGTACTACAAGGTCTACCCGACGATCGCCCCGATGCTCTTGAAGCTGAATCTCGACGTGGACACCAGCCTTGTCCATCTGCCGATGCCCTGCTTCTGCATCCGCTTCTCCAAGGAACGGCCGCCTCTCCAATTCAAGTGGCAGGATGAAGACTGGCACATTCGCTCGATGCTAGTCAGCCCCACAACCGTCCAGAACAGAACCGAAATGTTCAACGGATTCGTTCTCTGGGTGGACACCGGCGAAGTTGAAGAAGCGCCAAATGGTGAATTCTATTCAGTCCACACCTATATCAACTTGCCGATACAGCGCGGTATGACGCTGGAACAATCCCTAAGCGCCTTGCCGTATGATGTGAGTGCCTTCCGAGGAATGCAGATGCCCGAGGAGATACGAACAGCCTGTGCTCGGCTCGCTTGTACGCTCTGCCTCTTGGAGAACAACCCCGACATCATCGAGCCTGATGTGTTAGCCAAGGACCGCGACAAGTACGAGATCACGAAAGACCCGAAGTATGTTGAGAGGGCAAAGAAACGGAACAAGTTCGGATTCAACATCGGCAAGGACATTGAAGTCATTCCTCACATGCGCCGGCCGCATCCAGCCTTGATGCACACAGGGCACGGCCGAATGATTCCAAGAATCGTGATGAGAAAAGGCAGCGTCATTCACCGAGAGGCAGTAGTTCGCGTTCCAACAGGATTCCAAGGTGGGCAATAGATCAAAAGTCATCCGAGAGATCGAGCGACAAGTCTCCAAGCTGGACGACCGGCCGGGTCTATGCCTCTACTACGCTCATCACGCCCTATCCATTCTCCACCGGCACGGCTACCGCGCCACGATCCAAGCCGGCTCGTTGCAGTGGCCCCGAATCAAGCCAGAAGAAGACGACGGTGTATCGAATACGCATTTCGCGTATATGTGGACGCCAGGAGCGTATGAGAGCGCCATGTCCGTGATGATGGGCAACCTGCCCGAAATGCACTGTTGGGTCGGAATTGTCGATCAGCAAGAGATTGTCGATTTTACCACTCGTCACTTGAAAACTGCCGCCTCTGCCTTGGGAATGGCATGGACGGCTCCTGATCCTCCGCGCTATCTGTGGTGCCCGGCCAAAGAGACGCCGCATTGGGTGTGCTATGCACCAAACCGGGATGCGTCGATCTATGCCGGCCTCCTCTTGAAGCGATTGTTTGACCCAGTATACTTGAGGCGTCGATGAGTTGTGTCAACTGTGGATTCTGCTGTCGGATTGCCCCCTGCCCGTATGGCGAAGTCACCAGCCCCACGAATCGAGCCTGCCGATTCCAGGTGCCGGACAAGACTCGACCGGGCCGGTGGCTCTGCGACAAGTACGACCAGATCGTTGGCCAACCCGACGCCGACGTGGTGCCCGCCTTCGGAGGCGGGTGCTGTTGCTCAATGTTCAATGCAGATAGGAGAAGAATAATTGAAAGCGAAAGACTTGCTACCGCTGCTGCAATCACAACTGGACCCGGAACTTGATGTGCATCGAATCGAAGAGACCCAGGATGCCATCACGGTGAACATCATCGGTGGAAGAGATTCATTGACCGTCGTAGGAAAAATCAAAATCATCGTCAAACCAATCAAGGAAGAACAGGAAGAACATGCTGGACTCAATTAGAAGCTGGTGGCATCGTAAACACGTAGCCATCGAACGATCCTCGAAAGAGCGCGAGAGTCTGACCGAGTGGGAGCGTGACCAAATTCATCGCACAGGGCACTGCCCGGATTGCGGTGGCGGCCTAAAGGAAGGTCCGCACGGCGGCATGGGAGCCAACTACATCTGCCTTGTCTGCCACAGCGAATTCAATCTGACGCTCATCGCAGAAGCGGTGCTCGGCGAGCGGATCAGCGATGCAGGCCCACGCGACGTGGGGGAGCGAGCGTGGGCTTATGGTCTTTGATAGTGAAGAAACCCGAGACATGTACTTCCGGCACATAGAAGCCAACCTCTATGCCGTCGAGTACGGGGACGCCCTGCGACATGCCGGAAGTACGTGTCTCGGGTTCTTCGGCGAAGAAGATGACCTGTTCGATGATTGCAGTAGGATCATGTTGGCCGAAGTCAACAAGTTCGCCTGCCGCAAGTTCTGCCGAATCTGCGACGTTCAATTATCGGTAGTGTGGCACGTCATTTACAACTCAGCCCGTGCCAAACCACGGCGGGATATGTCGATCGTGTACCAGGAACTTGGCGATGCCAATAACAACGAAGCGTTGCTTGAAGAAGCGGCAGCACTCAAGACGCCCGTGTGGTTGAGCGACATGCCGCCTTACCAATCCGTGTACGAGGACATCAAACGCAAAGGACTGATTGATGGCATACGAAGGAACCCATCAAGGGGAACCGGACCTGATTGCTTGGATCGGTGAGGATGAAAATGGATCAGGCGCGATCGGCATCAAGCAGGCGCTTTGCCCGGCCGGCATGATTCCGATCGTGGGCATCGCTGACCACAAGACGAAGTTGACCTGGCCGGCGATCGTCAGACAGATGCAATTGCAGGCCGATGCCCACAAGAAGGTGATCCGCCTGGTGCGCTACGAGGCCGTTGAGGAACTGATCGTTGTCAAACCACGAGGTCGGGGATGATTCAAGAACTACTCAACAGTGATCGACGACGTTGCTACTACCTGGACCGGACCTACCCTGATCCGAGCAGCGACAAATGCTTCCAAGTGTCCCTGGTGTTCGAGAACGAGCCAGGGCACTTCCCCTTCTCTGGCCAAGGCGAATGCGCTTCGCCCTGGTATTGGGACGAGGAGACTTGTGACGAACAGAACATGAAGCGTTTTGGCGTGAGCCGCGAGGCTGCTTGGGAAATCGTCGCCTCATCCATGTTTGCGAGGGCCTAAACTAATGCCGCTACTTGATCCCGCTGACATCATCCACATGCTCGACACGCCGCCGATCGTTTGCCCGGAATGCAAGCGACCGACGTACCAGAACTACTGCCGCGAATGCGACGAATTCTACCACGTCGGACACGCCAATGACTGTGCCCAACACGGCGAGCATAGCGGCCACCGCATCTATCCGGTCCTGCCCGTGACACCGTTCAAGACCGACCCGTCGAAGTGGGCCGTATTCCTTGATCCACTGCGCGAGAAGCATGTCTGGATCGAGCACGAGGCGATCAAACGGATGTTCGGCGAGACCTTCGCCAGTCAGGCATACGTCTACACGTTTCTCGAAATGGGTGATCGGGCTTTAGCGTGGGCCGAGAAGGCTACCTTACGGGATGGACAGGTTCACCCGATGCACTTTGATGGCCACGATCTTGATCTGCGGATCGGCGTCGTGGGTGGACAACTGATGGTATTCATGCCGAGAGCGGAGATCGAAGATGCGACAACGAACAGCGCGACTTAGGCCCTGTGACACAACCGTCCTCGATCAACTACTAATCGAAGACGGTCTGATTCGTCCGATCGAATGGGACTTGCTGCGGCGCTTTCCACGAAATGACATCCTATCATGGTGCGTCAAGAATGGCGTCTACCAGGTTCCCACCTGGGAATTGATCGACTGGCTGAGGCACACGATCAATGGTGATCCGGCAATCGAAATTGCTGCCGGCCGGGCGTGTATTGGTCGCTACTTAGGAATTCCTATGACCGATAGTTATCAACAGACAAAGCCATTGGTAGCGATCTACTGCGCGACGCGCGGGCAGATGCCCGTGATCCCGCCGCCCTGCGTTGAGAGACTCGATGCCCACCAGGCGATCGCCAAGTACCGGCCGAAGGTCGTCATTGGCGCGTGGGTGACAAAGCATAGCTGGATACCGAACGACGGAAACTACTGGGGTGTACACGAGGAGCGGATACTTCAAGCCGGATGCACATACATCCACATCGGCAACAATGATCCGCATGGGGACAAGCCGATCCTCGACTATCCTCACCTTGAATTCAATTTCCCGTGGCTGGTCAGCCGTGCGATCGACCAGACGCTAAACCGAATCTGTGTATGGGATGAAAGACTTTGACGAGTGGATGAAACTTGCTGAAATCATTCAGCGCAACATCAGCCACCGCGCTCGGCTGGTCAAGCGTCTGTGGGTGCTGAAACAGAGACCTGCCACGAGATACCAACAAGCACACCTGACTGGCGAGATACTTCAAGAGCGTCAGTTTGGTGATTTCGTAATGGAGCAATGGGAACAATGGCCAAGGTAATTGAGTGGACCGCCGAGCAACGCGCTAATTGGGATCAGTGGGTAGCCTCCCGGCCAGACATTGTGCGTGAGTTGGCCACGAAGTTCCCCGGCGATCGGCTGTATCGCATCAAGAAATCTGGCGATCGAGGGACAATCGCTTCGTACAGCGAGAACGGCACGATGACCTTGATCGTCGATGGCACGTACTGCCGGGTGCTGTTCGGCAAGAACGTCTTCGGCCTGCACCCGGATGACATTGAGGAATGCGATCTGCCGGGGCCGGATGAGCAACTAGGCGATTTTGCTTCTGAGTCAGAAGAGAACCGCCGCTACGTGGATGAGGAATTTATCCCGGCCATGCGAGCAAAGATTCAAGCGGAGAGGAACTAAGATGAATATCGGCGAGATTGTGGATATACGACTGATTAGAACGGAGTTTCTTACGTTCCGACAACTGGGCAACTTTTTTCACTGCCGCCCGGAGCAAGTCCCCACGGTCGTGCTGTCGAAGCACCGTCACGAGAGATTCGGCAATAAGGTTCGGATGTACGTCACGGACATGCCGCCTGAATACTTGGACTCGGTAGTTGCATTTACCGCACAGGAAGGGCGACGGCCGCCTGTGCGTTGGGAATGGCGTGCGCCAGAGCCAGGCGAACTGATCTGGAAATCCGAGACAGTAGTGAAATGCCAGGATGGCGAGGAGGTTTGTTGGGTTCTGGTTCCAAACGAAATTACGTGCAAATGAACGCTGAACATCCCCATCTTGGTCCGTGGATGCTGTTGAAGACGCCGCCGGACACTTGCCCAGAGTGCGCGATGAAGCATGGCCCGAACGAGCCGCACAACCAACAGTCGCTCACGTACCAGTACGACTTCTATGGCAAGCACGGCCGCTGGCCAACGTGGGCCGATGCGATGGCCCACTGTACGCCTGACGTGCGGGAGAAATGGAAGAAGGCGCTGAGCGAGAAGGGAGTCAAGGTATGAGCCGTGAATGTGTCAGGTGCGGGACAACGATCGCGCTGAACGACGGCTGCGATTGGCCGGCGGATGAAGACGACACGTACTGCTGGGAATGCCTGTGGGAGTTACTCTTGGAAGCAAGGAATAAGCGAATGACAGAGAAAAGATTTTGGATATTGATGGCGTTGGTCGTCACACCAGTTGTAACGTCAGTGTGCGCCTTGGCCGTTGTGCTCTGGACGCCACGAACCGAAGCGGCAACAGGGATCAATGGAGTGACGTTCGCCAATATCGTCTTGATCTGGCTTGCGATCTTCGCCCTCAACTACCGAATTGGGCGACTTGGAAAACCGAAAGCACCATCAGGTTCTCCCGATACGATCGGCACCGACCGATCGTGAGGGCGTGGCGGCGGTGCGGCCTCGCACCGTGGATAGCCGGACATCGAGAGCCGATGCACTACGACTCCGGGTAACTCCAATTGAGGATGCTAGCAACCCTCAATCCGCCACGATCCTTTTCTTTGCGCCAAACGGAAATCCAACCAGGCTTCTCCTGTTTCCTTGTTAGGAATCCGATACCTATAGTGCCCACCTTGCAAGGCGTTGTTGGCAACCCAACCATCGGTTACGAGGAGATTCAGACATGCGATACCGTTTATGCCAGACGTGCATCCTGTCGCTAAAGCCGCTTATCATGGCGCGACAGCGATGGAACCGAACCAGTGATGACATTCTGAACATGACCGCCCTGAACGGCCGAAAGAATGTAAGACCGGCGTTGTTATGAGCAATGCTGCCTGGTGTACTGACGGAAAACGCTGTTGTATGGCGAGTTCCTCGTGTGAGTCAGTGAATGCTCGACGGGTTGCAGGTTCGACCCCTGCCCTTCCAACGGTAGCTCAACGGTCCCTTCTGATTACAAAGCTGTGGACCCCGGTAGAGCACGAGCAATAGGATTCCACCAGAGCCAGCCGGCCTTTCAACCCGGCTGGCTCTGATAGTTTTGATGGTTTTGATAGTTTTGTTTGTGGAGTGAGCATGTTCCAGAATCGAAAAGTATTGCCAGCCCGACCCGAGGCACCAATCCCGCCACGAGTCTGCTGTTTCTGCGGCAAGGTCCGGCGCGGGCAGGAACCGTGGTATTTCTTTGCCGATGGCACACAATCATGTGAGCCATGCGAAGAGCTTCATTATCCGTGCGAGAACACAAATGAACATACTGTCAGAGCTACAATGGCGTGGCCTAATCCATCAAACGACTGACGGCCTGGCTGACCTACTGCAAACTCCGCAGACCGTCTACCTCGGCATCGACCCCACGGCTGACAGCCTGCACGTCGGGCACCTGCTGGCATTGATGACTCTCAAACGATTCCAGAAGGCAGGCCACAAGGCCATTGTTCTCATTGGTGGCGCTACCGCAGCGATCGGTGATCCGAGCGGGAAGAGCGAGGAGCGGAACCTGCTCGAATGGGAGACAGTCGAGAAAAACCTTGCCGCCATCAAGGTGCAACTGAAAGGGCTTCTCAATGGTACTACGATCACCAACAACCAGGACTGGGTGGGGAACTTCACCTACCTGAAAGTCTTGCGCACGATCGGCAAGCACTTTTCAGTCAACGTGATGCTAACGAAGGACTCTGTACGCAGTCGGATGGAGAATGGCCTGAGCTACACGGAGTTCAGCTACATGCTCCTGCAAGCCTACGATTTCGTGCATCTGCACGAGTTCGCCAACTGCACCTTGCAGATCGGCGGCAGCGATCAGTGGGGCAACATCACTGCCGGCATTGACCTGTGCAGAAGAATGAGCGGCGTACAGTTGCACGGGCTGACTATTCCCCTGCTGACAAAGAGCGATGGAGCGAAGATGGGCAAGACCGAGAACGGCGCTTTGTGGCTGGACGCCGAGAAGACTTCGCCTTACGAGTTCTACCAATACTGGGTCAACGTGGAAGATGCCGACGTGCGGCGCTGCCTATGCTTCTTCACAGACCTGGACATGGACGAGATCAATGCGCTTATGGCGCGGCACGGGTCCGATCCGGGGAGGCGTATTGCCCAGCAGCGCTTGGCTATGGAGTTGACCAGAGTGGTGCATAACGGCACACCGCGCTTACAACCGATGGCGCTAACGGCCGCCGGCGCTTGAGTGCTAACGGCCTACGGCGCTTGGCACTATCCCCACGCGGCGCTTAGCGCTATCGGCTCTTCGCGCTTGGAGTTTCGGTGATTCGTGGAAGACAACTGAGACAATATGGGCTGTCGATCGGCAATGATCGACGGCCAAGAATCCTGCCAAAATTGCCCTTGCCACCATCGGTTGATCTTGTTACCATCCCGCCCAACTTGGACGATGGGTTGCCCCAAATCTGGGTCAGGGTGCAGCCACCAACGTCGGGCCAGCCACCTGCCCCAGGGTCACTCGTCGTGACAATGACAGATGGCCGAGGATAGGATCGGTACACAGTCATCGCGGTGGCATCACAACTGTCACTTCGACTGTATGGCCGCGCCTGTCGATACTATGTCCGATCCTGTCTTTGTTCTTCTCGAAGGTTGTCTTCGTGAGCGATCAGGCGGTTCCATGATCGCTGCGCTACGCGACATCTGGCACATGGCGAAGCAGAAGGGCTTCGCCCGAAGCTATCAGGACGCCTATCAACTTCTCATCGACTCCGGGAAGTATCGTTTGATGGCCGGCATCGGCGAGCCGGTGATGGTGCGGCCGTTGCCGGTTGCGCCGGTCATCCATAGCGGTTTGGTGACACGGTTAGAAATTCCATCACAGCCGCCGGCGCTCACGGTTAATTGACCTTTAGCGGAATTTCGACACGGTTAAAATGACATTAGGGGTTTGAGGACACGGTTACATATATGAGACGAGCGGTGCCGCCGGTTGGCGGCGTCGCGCGGGTCGTGCTGGTTGTGCTGGTCTTGTCGATTGTGCCGTTCGCGCGCATAGTATCAGCCTTGCCGTCCTTGCGGGTCATTCGCGCAGCACCGGATAATCCGACCGTGCGCTCGAATCAAGGCCGAGCGCCGATGATGGTTGTCCGGGTTGCGCCGGATGCGCGCCGGGATAGGTCTAAGCCGTGGGCGGCAATTCTGCCGTCCGCGCCGGATGCGCCGACGCTGGCCGTGGAACCGGCACAATCGAATTGTCAAAGAGCAAGCCCACGTTGGGGCGGTAGTCCCCGGCCGGGAGTCACCCGGCACTCTAGCGGCGAGCTAAAACCCCGCCGATACCACAAGCATACCACAATGCTGCCCCATTGTCAAGCGAAAAGTTTTCACTTGACAATGGGGCAGCATTGTGGTATGATATAGATAGGAGCAACCACCATGCAAACGAAACGCAAACCGATTACCGTGCCAAGACTTGCAAAGGGGCGCGGTCTAAGCGGGCCAGAATTCTACGGCTGTTTTAACACGGGCATGGCCCCGTCGATCTTCCATTCGCGCACCGGCAAGTATATCGTCGGGCCGGAACTCCGTTGCCGTGACGCCATGCGGAACGGCGTGACGTTTACCGATGCACGGATACACGGCGACGGCAATCAGCGCGTGTGGATTTACAAAGGGCGCAAGCCGGCCGTGGCGAAATTCATGGCGCTTTGTGGCGCGCAGATAATGGAGAACGAAACCATCCGGCGCGACCATGCGGAAACGGCCGCGAAAGCTGCAAAGGGCGACATTGCCGCCGCACTTCACTTGGGGGACTTCTAGTATGACAGTCTATCGCGCCTACGTTTACCTTGCGAATGACGAATGGGGCAATGACACCATGCGGCGCATTGCCGACGAATACAGCCGACACCATGCCGAGCGCCCTCTGGTTGTGGAAATTCACGAACACGCCGGGTGGTTTCTTGCCTATCTATATGGCGCGGCGGGAATCGACGATGGAACCGTTTGCGGAACGGCAAACGACGCCGGTACATTGCGGCAAGACGTTATGGAATTCGGCAAGACTATCGGCAACGTGGAAGTGTTGCCGGAAACCCGACGCTAGGAAACTACCATGACCATCGGCGCTATCGTCCTGAAAATGTATGACCGTTCCCTTGCCATTCACCGCAAGCAATGCCAACGGCTGGGCTTGCAAGACGCCAAGCGGCGCGAAGAATTCCACAAGCGAATCGCCCATATCGAGCAAGTTATGGACGAAATACTGCCCCGATACTTCCCCGAACATTACGCGAAGTGACCCATGCGAATCTATCAAGCGCCCAACCCCAGTAGGAACACAATGGACATATTGCGAAAGAATGACGCCGATCTTGCTGCCCTCTATAACGCCTGTTGTGTCGAGTTGCGCCGGCGAGCGAGCGCCGCCAAGTGCGATGATGTAGCAATCATCCGGGGAAACGAAATGGGCAAGCGGGCGCTAACCGTTGGGTGCGCTGGCAACCACTCCATTCTTTTCATCGGCGAACCCAACAGCGGAAAGAGCATGTTTCGCGCGGCAGCAATCCACCATATTGGCCCCGTGACCTTTGAGGCGCGCCCCTGCCCGTGCGGGTACTACGGCAGCGCGCGAACACCATGCAATTGCACGGCCGCACAAGTCGAGCGCCACCGCGCCAAGTTGCCCGTTGCCGACATAACCATCGAAATCGTGCCGCCGGCGCAGCGCGACTTGCAAGGGCGACCGGGTACGTGTTCGGCAGACCTATCCCGCGCCCTTGCCGACGTGGCCCAATTCACCGGCCTTGACCTATGCGAAGAATGCCGCAACTTGCTCAAGGCCGCGTGTGCCGAGCTTAATATCGACGCCGACGCGCAAGAGCGAATCAAAGCCGTGGCTCGAACCATTGCCAATATGGACCGTTCGGAAACCATCAAACCGAGCCACTTGTGCGAAGCGATAAACTACCGCGCCATACTGGCCTACCGGGCAAGGTAGGGTTGTAGGGGCGGGCTACTTGGCTGGATTCTTGAAAGCGGAAATTATTTCCTTGACTATGGGCCAGCATTGTGGTATTATTGTGGTATACGAGAGAAGTCAACCACCTTTCACCACGGAGTTGCAACCATGAGTAGCCTTTGCTTACACAGTGGCGCGAAAATCATCGAAATGGAACAATTGCGGGAAGTCGCCACCCCCGACGCTACGCCGACTTGGACCCCGGTAGCCCATGACGCCCTTGTCAATAGCGTCAAGGGCGCGCTTGTGTCCACCGGGAAGGAAATCGTCAAAGAGGAACACGCCTTGTATCGCGGCGGCGACCGCTACTTTGGCTTGCTCCACTTGGGCGAGAACAACGACGGCGGGAACACGGTTGTCGGTATCCGCAATTCGCATGACAAGACGTTCCCCGCCGGCCTTTCACTCGGCAACCACGTCTTTGTGTGCGATAACCTTTCCTTTTCCGGCGACGTGACCGTGGCCCGCAAGCATACCCGCTTTATTGGCCGTGACCTTGACCGGCTTATCTTCTCTGCCGTAGGCAAGCTGGCCGATCTTCGCGTGAAGCAAGAGGCCCGCTTTGCCGCCTATCGCGGCCGGGAGCTTTCCGACTTGGAAGCGCACGACTTGATTATCCGCGCCCTGTTGGCCCGTGTAATCAGCGGGGAAGCCGTCACAAAGGTTGTCGGCGAATGGAGGAAACCGGCGCACGACGAATTCGCGCCCCGCAACGTGTGGAGCTTGTTTAACGACTTCACGGAAGTCTTGAAAGGAACCGCCCCGATGGCGGCCGTGAAGCGCACCATGACCTTGCACGGATTACTTGACGCCCATTGTCAGATTGCCGTCTAGCAATGGCGATTGCCCGCCCCGGCCTAGCGTGACTGGGGCGGGCATCCTACAATACAAGAGGATACCATGACATTCATCGTGGCAAGGCATATCGCAACGGCAGTACGATGGTACAAGCGCGGCACAATCAGCCGTACAACGTGGGAAGTGACCGAACCCGTGGGAACCGTTCGGGCCGTATCTTTCGACCATGCCCGACGCAAGGCGACGGCCGCCTATCCGGCCGTGGAACCGGAATTGTTGCGCGTGATTGTTGCCTAGCGACTTGACAATGGGGCAGCATTGTGGTATGATAGAGTATAGAAGGGAGCAACCACCATGCCAAAAACAACGATCAAAGTAGCCGACCTGATTGCCAACGTGAATGACCGCAACGCGAAGTCAACTTGCCCGCCGGAAGCGCGAACCGGATGGAACCACTTGCTAGAGGATATTCTTTTCGCCACCGACAGCTACGGCGGATACGGGTATCTGACAGCGGCGCAAGTGCCGGCCGGCGAAAAGCCGGGAATCGCGGGTGGGCCGGGGAGCTTCACCCACCCCGACGAAAGCCGGCGGATTTACTACACCGACGCCCGCTTGACAGCGAAAAGAAAATCTGCTAAGATTGCTTGACAATGGGCCAGCATTGTGGTATGATAGAGTATATGACAAACGCAACCATCATCGACGCAACGATCATCGACCAGGGCACCATCGTCGCCATTATGCCGAACACCACGGCCGCGAAAGAATGGCTTAGGGAAAACTGCCAGACAGAATCGTGGCAATGGCTGGGGATTACGCTTTGCGTGGAACCCCGCTATGCCGCCGACCTTGTTGCCGGGATGAAAGAGGCCGACTTGACCATCGAATAGACAACGCCAAGGCCGGGATTGACTACCCCGGCCGAGAAGGGGACTACCATGACAGAGAGAACGGCCATTGTGCCGGCGACATTCCAAGACAAGAGCTATCGCGTGTGCGATGGCACTTACTACTCGCCCGACACGCCCGACGATGTAATCCGCGTAATCGAAAGAGCGCGGAATTCCGGGCAGCGCATTCGCATTCACCACGGCTACACAACGCCGAAAGTCGGGCCGTGCGATACTTCCGTTCCGCCCGTGGGGCGCGACTGGTTGGAAGAGAATGACGTAGAGGGAACCGTGGGCCGGAGCATGGGGCCGGTCAAAATCCCTCTTCTACTTCACAACAGCCGATCAAACGCCGGGGGTGGAATCCTAACCGACTGCATCGTGAAAATCACCACCACGGGCAGCAATCGGCGCACCCTCTACCAACACCCCGCCTATCACGTCGGCGCAATCACGGTCAAGCGAATCACGCGCACCTTTAGCCGGGGCCGGCTGGGCAATCAGACCCTTACGGCCGCCGTGTATTGTGACGGAACGGAACACGCCGCCTTTACCACCCCGGAAAAGGCGCGCCGCTGGATTGCCCGCATGGGCTTTACGGAGGGAACTTGACCATGCCGCGCGAAATCACAAAGACGATTTACACCTTCCGCGAATTGCTGGACTTGCACAAGGCCGGCACGGCGACAAGCAAGGCAATCGACAAGGCCCGCGAATGGTTGCGGCAAGCGGCAACCGATGGCGAATGGTACGAATTCACTACCGATACGTGGAAAGAGGCGATGGCGCAGATCGGCTTTACCGACGCCAAGATTGCCTTTACCGGATTTTGGTCGCAAGGCGACGGGGCCAGCTTCACGGCGAATATCGACGTAGACAAGCTGGCTGATTTTCTGGCAACGAAAATAGAGCCGAGCAAGACGATTGCCGGGGAGCCGGAAGACTTCCGCCCGTGGCTTGCCGACAAGGCCGGCGCACACAAGGCGACGAAAGCCAAGTACCGCCGGCTGAAAGCGCTGGGCGACTTGCTCTATCCGTCGAAAGTCGAGCGGACAAGCCACCAGTATTCACACGAGCGCACTTGCCGCGTGACCATCGAATTCAATTCGACGGGCCGGGCGGATAAGGTGGAAAAGCTGCTAAACGAATTCGAGGCCGACGCCGAAGCGCTGCGCCTTGCTCTTTGCCAAGCGCTCTACAACGACTTGGAAGAGGATTATGAGGGGCAGACTAGCGACGAATCGCTAGAGGAATTCGCGGCGGGCAACGATTACACTTTCACCCTTGCCGGCACAAGAGAGGGCTAACATGCGCGAATACCAGAATGCCGACTACCGTAGCATCTACACCGAGCCGGTTGCCGTGCCGGGAATCGGCGACTGTTGGCTTATGCTCTTTGTCGAGCCGACGAATGAGTCTGACAGTAGCCGGCCGGAAGATGAAACTTGGACCGCGCTTTTCCTAGTGTCGGCTTGCTTGGAAACGGCCGCCACAATCAAAGATTGCCTAGAGGCCACCGTGGGCTACAAGGGCGAGCCGACGCCGGAAGAGGCCGCCGTGGGGCTGGCCGAATTCGGCAAGAGAACCGTCCTATGGGAAAAGGTAAGCGAAGAGGGCGACGTGGACTTGCAAGCGGCGCAAGAGGAAGCCGCCCGACTGTTGGCAAACCCCGCGCTCTTGTCGGGCTACGCCGTTCACAAGTGTAGCGTGTGCGGGGAGCAATCGGACACGCGACTTGACGCCCGTGTCCTACACGCCGCTGGTATTCACCCGAACGTCAACTATTGCCGGCATTGCGGACAATACCCGGCAAGCATCATGCGGAGCAAACCGTGACAATCACTCTGTTTGTACAACAAGAGGGCGAAGCGGAAGCGTATATCATCGGCACCGTGACGCCGCCGGCAACCGTGGCCGATGATGATACCGACGCCGCCCTTGACGCCTTGTGGGAAGAGTGGCGGGAAGAGGAGCCGACGCCCGACGCCGACAGTGAATTCGTGGCGTGGCTTGTCGAAAAGGGGTGGCGCGAAGTCGAGTCCTACGGGCAGCATACCTTTCACACGTAAGAGCAAACCATGACGGCGACAATCACGCGCTCTATCGGAATCAGCCCCGGCGTACCGTGGGGCGGGCCGTTGCCCGGCGGGGGCTTTGACGGCAAGACGAAACGACTTGACCGCGCCGTGGCCCGCTTTGCCGAGTGGTTGCAAGGGCACTTTGCTTGCAACGTGCAAGTGCGGTTTAATTCGCACCGGCTTAGCGGCGGGGCGTTTGTCTACCCCGGCGCAGACAAGATCGAAATGGATACACCGGAAATCGGACTGGGCGCGCGGCTTACCATGCCGGCCGCCATGCAAGAGAAGCGCGACCGGCTAATCCAGCGCCGCGCGTGGCGCGAAGCGGACCTATTGCAAGAGCAATGGGAACGTAACCTATCAGAGGATACGCCGCTGGACTACACCGTGCTTGTCTATCCGCAATTTCTGCGTGACCCCAACAACATGGGCGAATACAAGCCGGGCAACACGTTCGGCTACTGGACTGTCACAACGCCGCAAGAGGCATACCGCCTACTGCGCAAGCTGGTAAAGGAAGGGACGATTCGATGAATGGCTTAGCAACTTGGCAAGTGGAAGGAACACGCAACGCAACGGAAGCGGCGACGAAATTGCTAGAGCGTTCGGCATGGTTCCAAGTGGAGCCGCGCCCATTCGACTGGTATCACTTTTCCGTCAAGGCGGGTGAAGGGCACGAGGTTGTCTTTAACACGATGAAAACCACGGGGTATGAGGGCTAGAGGAAAGGGACTTGTGCAACGTCGCCCCGGCCGGCATAGCAAGCGGCCGGGCAGCGGCGGGTTTGCGGGGCCATGCCCTTGCTATACGTGAGCCGAAACACACAAGCCCCTTTCCACTAGCCTTTGGAGTCTGACAATGCGAACCACAAACGAAATGCGACCGTTGCATCCGAGAATGGGCATTCTCACCATTGGCCCGCTCAAGGTTGCCGTGCGCGTCTTAGACAGCCGGCAAGTCTTTTCGCGGGTCGATTGCCTAGTGACTCCATTGAATGGGGCCGGGCAGCAATGGGTTTCGACCGACCGCCTTTCGGAAGGGAGAGAATTATGCGCCGAGTAAGATGCAAGAGCGGCCTAATGGGCTGGCAAGAAAAGTTGCGCGACGGCTACGCCAACTATGAGGAATTCGAGCGCTACGCCGAAACGTATGGGCTGCATACTCGGCTGGGCTACAAGACGCCGCGCGGCGCGTGGAAGGCAAACCCGACCGTGCAAGGATCGGTAGAGCCTTCCGACTTCCGAAAGGTGAAAGCATGACTTGGTACTTTGACGTGTCGAGCGCCGAATTCGGAACGGAAACCTTTGGGCCTTACGATACCGACGTGGAAGCGCAGCAAGGCATAGACCGGGTTCGCGCCGAAGCGGCAGCGCTCGACGATGATATTGACCGCCACTTCTCTGGACCCTATCAGCAATCCGAAAGGTGAAAGCATGAAAGTAGAATTGACCATCACCCTTGACGTGGAAGGGCAGGAAGACGCCGGCCAGCTTGCCGACAAGCCCCGCGTGTTGCGAAGCGTGCGCGAAGCAATCGAACACGCCATTCGCTACGGGCAGGGCGAGGGGCACGTTCACGATATGAGCGAAAGCATTTCCATCATGCTGGGCGAAGTCGGCGAAGCGACCGAAGCGCCGCAAACCGACTTCCCCATTTCCTTTACCCTACACAAAGACGGCAAGCTGTTGAGCCGGCATAGCGTGCGCAACCGCGAAGAGAAGCAAAGCGTAGTTGCCGCCGCGCAACGGACCTACGGCAACGTGACCGTCGAAAATCTGCGCGGCGAAACGTGTGACCGTTGCGGAACCGCCTTGACGCCGGGCGGATATTGCGGCGACGTGACTTGCCCATTCTCTGACCACAAGCAAGACTGCCCGGCCGGCTGGCAAGACCACCCGGAACACAAGGGCGGGGCTTGCACTTGCAAAGGAACATGATGATACAAGCAATCCTAACCGATGCACTGGGCAACGGCCCGCGCGTGACCGCCAACGTGGAAATCAAACCCGATAAGATTGCCTTGGCAATCGGCAACCGGGTTGTCGCGTGGCTGGAAACGAAAGAGGGCAGGCCCCGGCTGGTTGTGTTCGCCGACGCGAGCCGTGACGATGCAACCGACGTAATCGAATTGACGCCCGGATGAAAACCTACAACGTGAAAGGCAAAGCATGGAGAAACTAGCAACGCCCTACGTGCAATGTTCGCATTGCAACTTGCCGGTCAAGATCGACGGAGAAATCGGCAAGCTGAAAATTGCCGTGCCCGGAAACCATGAGCCGCGCTTGATCGACGGGTTCGCGCTGCCAAGCGAAACCGCCGTCTGCCCCGGTTCGGAATTGCTGGGCACCGTCTACTCTGACAAGGGAGCGCAATCGTGAAGCTGTTTATCTACAACGAGAATTGCACGATGGCCGGGCATTCCGTTCCCGAGCGCGAACTAGAGCGCTATGAGAACCCGGAAGAGGGCGGGGACTGGACTGCATTCGACGGCCGAACGGAAGATGATATGATCGAACTGGCGCGCAGTGAACTTCGCGCCGCCGCCACGTCGGGGGCCGGCAGTGACCGATACCACCGGCGCGTGGCGCGCACCATCTTGGAAGCGCTCTTGTGGTCCGATGAAAAGATCGACCGCGAATTCAACCGCAACGGCCCGCGCTTCACGCGCGAACAGATTGCTTGTGTTGCCGAGTGGATTCTAGCGGCGGCATTCGACCGCATAGAGGCTTGCATTCCCGACACTATCCCGCTTGCCGAGTACAACAAGCATCGGGAATCTATCGACCATGCAATCAGCATGGCGATGGATACCGCCGGCATGGCCCTTGCCATTCTCTTCGCGCAGACAAGCGGGGAGGGCATGGGCGTGTGGGATTGGGCGGGCAGTGAAGAATTCCGCGATAGCGCCGCCCGCTTTGTGCAAGAGCGCCTAGACCCCGCTTGGCCGGGGCTGAAACCCGGCGACAAGTGCCACCCGGCAACCCGGCCTTTCGCCGACTTGTTTGCCGACGAATGGCAGGAAACCATAGAGTAGAGAACCGGCCGATACAGGCCGGATAGTCCCCTTAGCCCGTATTGGCCGTATTGCCGGCCCGCCGCCCGTCTAGTCCACGGGCCGGCGGGTCGATTTACTTGACAATGGGGCAGCATTGTGGTATGATTAAAGTAGAAAGGGAGCAACCACGATGAAACCCGTAGCAGACTTGACCGTGCCGGAGTTGTTTGACCGTCTTAGCTTGGCGATTTACTATGGCCCCGCCTTGCGGGCCGCCATGCACGGCCGCCCCGGCTTGCGGAAAGCCGCGCAAGACTTGCTTGCCGAAATCCGCGAAGACGAATACCTACGCGAGCAAACCGAGAAATGACAAGGGAAGGATACAAGTTTGGCGTGGCGTGGATTGCCGAGAATGACAGCCCCGGCAGCGCCGACGCACAAGACGCCGCCGTGGTAGCCGGGTACATTTCCACTCTGCTACTTGCCGACTTGTTTCACAAAGAGCCGGCCACCGTGGCACAAGACATAGTAAGGTATCGCCATGCTCGATCAAACTGAATTGACCGCCCTGAAAACTTTTGCCGTGACCCACGGCCGCCGCTGGAAATCGCAATTGCAAGTGCGGTGGGAACACGCGAATTGTTCCCCGGAGCTTATGCGAGTCCGAAACAAGATCGGACCTAGCGGCCTTGCGGCGATTCGACAGCTTGACCTTGACAACGCCAAGCTGCCCCCGACGCCACGGGAAGAATTCGAGAAGCGCACGGCAATCATGCCCGACGTGGTTGCCGAAACCGTGTTGGGGCGAATGGACCACGAATTGACGCCGGCACAATGCGAGTGGTTTGTCAAGCATACCGACGTTTGGACCCGCTGGTTTCACGCCAACGATTCGCAATGGAAGCGCAGCCTAGAGCGCAACGACAACCGGGGCCGTGACCGCCTCTATAGCTTTGTCGAGCATTGGGCCTATGCCTTTCGCAAAGACCCCGCGCTCTATCAAAAGCGCCACCCGCTAGAAACCATTGGGGGATAAGCCATGTATTGGGTCAAGGCACAAGACAACGCCGCCGCCATGCTGGCAACGCAAGCCACAAAGCTGGGCACGTTCGGGGAAGATACCTTTTACTACCTTGACGGCAAGGCTTGGCGAATCACCGTGACCGTGGGCGACCCGGCCGGGCAGCTTGTCTACCGTTCCGATGATGATATGGAATCGCAAACCATTTTGCGAATGTGCCGACAAGCGGGCTTCCCCGGCAACCGGGCTTGCACCGGCTGCAATACACAATTCGGAATCAATCCCACCGTGGGCGCGCACCGGCGGGGCTATTGTTCGGACAAGTGCGAAGCTACAACCGATTAGAACTTGCTATAACTAGGGAGCAACCATGTTTACCGACGCCGTTGTCTATGGGGCCGCCCATATCATCTACTCTTCCGAATTCGCCGACGCCCTAGAGCAAAGGGGCGGGCACTTCCCCGGCGGGCAGAACCTTTGCACCTACGTTGTGCCCTTGACGCCGGCCGAACACAACCCGATTATCCGCCCGCTCTTGGCAAAGATCGACAAGGCGCTGGGCAAGCCGGTTGCCGACATTTTCGCGGCCGGCGGAATCGTGGGCGCTGAAAAGGAAATCGACGCGCTTAGCGACCTCTTGCTGGGCGTCCGGGGCCACGGGGTTTCTATCCAAGATCGGTACGGCGACGAATGGGAAGAGGGTTGCCGCGCGTGTGGCGTGACCGCCGACTTGCCCTATGACGAAATGACGGAATACGCCGACGTGGCGAATGAGAAGATCGACGCCGCCGGCTACCCGCCCGAACCGGAAGAGGGCGCAGAACCCGACGCCGCCTATGAGCCTATCGTTGCCACGGCCTTTGCATGGCACGGCGGGCAGGAAAGCGCCTTGTACGCCTTTGCTTCCACCCGCGAAGTGCAATCGGCCGAACACAAGGCCGGCATACTGGCGGAAATCGACGGCAATCTGGCATGGCACAAAGACAACGCCGAGCAAGAGCCGGGCGACGTGGCGAAATTGCAACGCTTGCGGGCCGCCGTCAAGGCCGCCGAGCCGGGAACCAAATTCTTCTACGTTTGACTTGACAATGGGCCAGCATTGTGGTATGATTGTAGTATAAGGGAGCAACCACCATGCCGAGCATACTGACAAAGAAACAAGTCAAGACGTTCCGCGCCGACTACTACGTTGACGGCAAGCCGGAAACCCTGATTGCCCACGTCCGCTATGACGATAAATGCGGCAACGGACACAACAGCTTTGCTATCACCGGCGACATTTTCCAGACCTACCGACAGCCGGGCGAGCGCCGCATTGCCCACAAAGACGGGCAAACCCTTTGGCTGAATGGCGGGGGTTGTGTGCATGACGTGATTGCCGAGCGGTTGCCGGAGCTTGCCAAGTATATCAAGTGGCACCTAGTAAGCGCCGATGAACCGATGCACTACGTTGCCAATACGGTCTATCACGCGAGCGACCGCGATTGTTGGGGCGGGCGCAAGGGCGACGTGCGAACCTACCGCTACAACGTGCGCGTCAACGGCAACCTTGTCTTTGACGTGGAAGCCGGCGACGAACACAAGCTGCCCGACCGCGAAGAGGCCGAAGCGATGGCCGAGCGGGTAGGCGGGGAAATCGTACCCGTGCCGTGGCTTTTGCATGAGGGCAAAGAGCGCGACCTTGACGCCGCCCGTAGCACGGCCGTATGGCCCGACGCTACCGACGATGAATTGACCGCCCCCGACTTGGCAGAGAAGCTAAAGGCCAGACTGCCGGCTTTGATGGCAGAATTTCAGGCCGCCGTGGAAGAGCTAGGCTTTGTATTCTGACATTTTGACTTGACAATGGGGCAGCATTGTGGTATGATTGTGGTATAAGGGAAGAGCAACCATGTTCAAGATCAAATGGATTCGGCCCGTGCGGTACGGCGTGGCTTTGCCCGTGACGGGCATAAGCCGCTATCCGAACCGGGCCGCCGCCGACAAGCAAGCTGCTATCTGGCAGCGCGTCTTTCCGGCAATCCGCTACTTTGTGGAGCCGGCCTAATGACAATCATGCTGCTTGTTTCCATCGACGTTGACGATTTTCCGGGGCAACCATTAAGTGAAACGGCCACGGCCGTAAGGGCAACCGTTTGTGACGCGCTGGGCAAGGTCAAGCTGCGCCGCAAGGGCTACAAAATGAGTTTTGCCACGGTAATGCCCTACACGGCCACAACGCCGCCGGCGCGACCCAACTATGAGGGCGACGCGCAGCGCGACGCCGCCGCAACCGCCGACAACTTCCTTGACGAAATTGTCGAGGCGCTAGTTGACAGCGGCAAGGCAAGCGAAGACTTGCTAAACGATTACCCCGGCGGGGATGAATACCACCACGAAAGTCATACCGACAAAGACTATGACTTGACAGAGGCCGCCGAAGTCATACGCGACTTGCGGCAACACGTCGAAACCGACAAGGGACTATGGGAGAGCTTGGAACCCGACCGGGCAATCATCGCGCAAGCGGCCTACACCTACGGCAACGCCGTCTATGCCGAATTCCAGCGCCTTATCGAACGGATAAACGACGGGTACGATTCTCTCACCATCGACCTTGACGATAGGGAGCAAACGGCGGAAGAGCGCCGCGACCGCCGCGAAGAGCTAGAGGGTATGGACAAGCGAACCCGCGAAGAGTACAACGAATTGCGCAGCCTACGGAAGTCGGCAGAGGCCGACACTGAGGAAGCGATTGCCGCCGTGAAAGCGGCAGACATTCGCAAGATGGTCGAATCCAAGATCAAAGATTTTGAGCCGTAACATGCTTTGTTCACTCTGCCAACACGGTACGACAAGTAAGATCGGCGGCAAGCCCACCGGCAACGTGTGGCCGTGCGAATGCGGCGAATCGAATTGCCGGCATATCCGCGTGTGCAAGTGCGGCCTTGCCAAGCCGCAACGGCCGGCGCTTGGCGACTACTTGGCACTGGGCAACGAATGCCATACCGTCATTAACAACGCTATGCACTTGGCAGCGCCCAACGTGTGGCTTGTGACCGACCATTGCGGAGTTGACTACCGCGTGACGCGCGACCCCGACAACGACAACGAATTGCGATACGCTTGGAGGCTGGCATGACAATCGCGCACCTATACCCGAACGGCAACGTAGAGCGGGGCACGGCAACGCCACGGAAACCACGGCCGGGCTACCGCTGGGTTCCCGCCTATTCGCAAGTGTTGTGGCGTGGAGAGCGCGACCCCCGCATTCCGTACAATCCCGAAGTGGCTTTGATAGACCGCAAGATGGCCTATTCCCAACCGTTGCCCCGGCGTGACTGGTATGCACTAGCGCAGCGCGACGGGTTCAAGTGCAAATTCCATATCAGCAAAGAGGCCGCGATTGCCGCGCTGAAGAGAGGCGAATGATGTACACAATGGACCGATACGAGCAACGCGCGAACCCCGGCAACAAGGCAATGGTGGAATGCTCTTGCGCCGGTTGCAAGCAACCTATCGGCGATAGTCCGCTGATTGTTGTGCGGACTTGGCAAACCACTTGTATGCCAGCGCCGGCCTTTAACTATTTCCACCCGGCTTGCAACCCCAACGGAGAAAACCATGTATCTTAACGTCGATCATCGGGCATTCGCCACCATACTTGCCGGGCTGCGCTACTGGCAGCGCAAGGGCATCGGGGGAGCAACTAAGCCCCAATGCCTTGCCGAGTATGACATTGCCAGTGACGCCGGCCACTTGCAACCGCTGGGGGAATTGGAAATCGACGAGCTTTGTGAACGGCTGAATACCGAACACGACTTGGAATTTCTCACCATCCCCAACCAGTTGCTTGCCGCCCTAGAGCGGGCGAGCGCCGCGTGTGACGCCCACAACGCGGGCGGGCATGTCGATTACGATTGGATAGGGGAAGCCGAGACGGCAATCGACGCCGCCTACAAGATCGGCATGGGGTCGAAACTTTCGCCGGAACTCAAGCGCTTGCTGATGGCGGAAATCGACAACGAATCGGAAGGCGGGGATTCGCCCACTACGCTGGAAAGCGCGGCAGAATCGCTTGCCGGCGGATACCGGCCGTGCGCTGGGTTCCCCGTGGCAAAGGTGAAGAAAGAGCTTGCCGCCCTGATTGCCGAGAAGGGCAACACCCCGGCCGCCCGCTATATCAGCGCCGACGACTGGCAAGCGCGGGCAGAGAAACCCGCCAAGCGAACCGCCAAGCGAACCGCGAAGCGAACCGCGAAGCGGTAACACAACCACAACCACAACACTACCATGTTCCAACTTGTGCAAACCGGAACCGACCCCAACACCGGCAGCGCAATATGCGCCTTGCAAGGGCTGAATGCCGAGCCGTTGCAATGCCTTATTCGCGCTTTGCAGCGCGAAGCAAGGCAGGGCGACCGCTACGTTGCCACCGACTTGCTAAGGGCAATCCAAGAGCCGGAAGAGTATGCGAAGATCAAAGCGCAGTATGACGCCGCGCCGCCCGTGTACCGCTACCGTTGGCAGGAACTTGCCGGCAATCAGCCGGGCGCGAAAGACGGGCCGGTCAACGAAATATGGGGAACGGAAGAATCGCTATACCGGGTTGCCAAGCGAATCGAGTTGCCCCCGCGCCCCTTCCGCTCTATCCTAATCGACAGCGCCGGCAACACGGCCAGCTTTGGGCCGCCCATGACGGCGGAAAACACCCCCGACTATACGCCCCGCGAGCAACCGCAATTTTGACTTGACAATGGGCCAGCATTGTGGTATGATATAAGTAGAGGAGCAACCACCATGCTGAAAAGCCAAGTCGAAATCGGCCGCGAATACGTTGTCAAGGTTTCCGGCAGCTTGACCCGCGTGAAGATCAAAGGCGAATCGCCTTACGGCGGGTGGGAAGGGGTCAACGTGACCACCGGCCGGGCCGTGCGAATCAAAACGGCCGGGCGACTTCGCCGGCCCGTGACGGAAGAGCCGGGCTTTGCCCGCACTGCCCCGTGGTATCTGGTAGACTAGGGAGAAGCGAATGGGAAGCGACGAAATCCTAAGCCGAGTGTACGAAATCCAAGGCCGCGCCGACGCGAGCCACCCGGCCGAAACCCTTGCCGAGCGGATGCAGGAAATCTATGACCTTGCTTGCGAAATCATGCAAGGCACCGGCTACCAGCCCGACTAAACCATGACGAAAGAATACTACATTCGATGCAAGGGCAAGGGAATGCGGCGGGCCGTCTTGCTGGCCGGGGCCGGCAGTGACGGCAAACGCGCGAAGACTACCACCTTGCGCATTCACGCTTCCCGCATTCCAGAGCATCGGGTTGACGTGTGCTTAGGTGAATTGCAGCGCCTAAATCCCACTTGGACCTTTGCAGCGGTGGAAGCATGACACGCGACTTGACGATATACGGCCGGGCCTTGCGATTGTCAGAGCTTGTAGCTCGACAGTGGCGCATGGGCCGCAAGAGCCGTGACGAATACCGCGCCCGACAAGCCGCTATCAGCCGCGCCCACTACCGGGCGCAGCACAAGGCCGGCGCGACTGACTACCCGTGTGACCTATGAGGGGCGACAACGATTTTCGACGCATGGCTTTCCAGATCGGTGCGCTTGTGGCGCATTCGCATTGGGGAAAGCACAAGCAAGGCAAGCATAAGGTGGGAGCATGGGGACTTTACCCGCCGCGAAACGTGCCGCCACAACCACGGCCGGAACCGAAACAATGAGCTACATTTATCAGGCTGACTTGTGGTGCAACGATTGCGGCAAGGCGATTCGCAAGCGCCTGAAAAGAGAGGGCAAGGCCCCGGCCCGCCCCGACGATGAAACCACTTACGACAGCGACGATTATCCGAAGCGCGGCGACGATAGCGAAGAGAGCGACGGCCCGCAACACTGCGCCGCCGGCAAGCGGTGCATTAACGCTATCACGTTGCCGAGCGGGCGGAAGATCGGCGTATTGTTCGGCGAGTTGACCGACGATGGCCTTGCTTACGTCAAAGACGCGATTGTGGAAGCGGCGGAAGGGCAGGGCGACAAGGAAGTGACCGACCTATGGCGCGAACACTTCCACGATAAGGGCTACAAGATATGAGCGCGCCAATTGACTACCCGACGTGGAAGATTCGCGGTACGCCGACGCCCAACGAAAAGCTAGTTGTGTGCGATGAATGCGGCAATGCCGACTGGACAATCCACGGGCTAGGCCCGACAATCTGCCATAGGCGACACGCGCACGCAAGCGGCAAAGAGCGGCGCATGAGAGAAGCGACCGCCGACGAATACAAGATCGGAAAAGCGGCAATCACACAAGTCATAGGATAGAACCATGCAAGTGCAAGCGCCCGAACAATTCCAGCATACGACTTTGACCGCCTACCCCGACAAGATTGTCGGCGTGACCCTGCTTGACGAAACGCCGGGCTTCACGGGCATCTATCTGCGCGACCCGAACGGCGGATTGTGGCCCGCCCGAACGGTCAACCGGGAAGACGCCCAACACCACTTTGACGTGTGCGAATCGTGGTTGTCGAGGCCGGGCGCACTGGACAAACGCGGCCCGTGAGTGGTGGGCCGGATAGGGGGCCTTGACCCGCTTCCTACCATTGTGTAAGGTAGTCACTTTACCACAATGGAGGGGAAAGCAATGCACGAGCTTATCCGTCGATTCGACCGCAAACATGGGGAGGAAGAGGCTTTGATGGCAGAGCTTGCCGGGTTCCCCGGCACGTTCCGCGTGTACGCAACCGACATAGGACCATCGGGCAAGCGGTTCCACGTCGAATTCAAGACGCCCGACCGTGACGCCGCCCTAGATTTTCTGGAAAATGACTTGACTATGGGCTAGCATTGTGGTATAGTAGAGTATATGGCAAACGCAACCACGGCAACCATCGTGCAAACCATCCAAGTGCCGAACCCGCATGACGCCGCGCTCTTGACCGGGGCAATCCTTGCCGCCGACAAGGGAGTGGGCAACCGCGTGGAAGAAACGGCCGCCGGGTGGATGATGATTGCCGACGACGACAAAGCAATCCTCTTCACGCAAGGCGAATGCCCAACACGATGAAAACAAAACAGCTTAGCGTACCGGAGCAACACCAGTTGCGAATCGCCTACAAGACGTTGCGAATGTCTGACGTGGGCGCGCGAATCATGGGGCCACCGTCGAAAGAGGAAGCGCGGAAAACCATCGAACGGTTGACCGGGCGAAAGGTGAAAGAATGAGATTGCCCGTTCCTTCCTATCCTGCCCTACGCGAAATGAGGATAGGGGAAACGCGCGTCTTTGCCGGCGGGGCCGCGAACCGATCAAAAGTGACAACCATACAACACCGGGCAGGGGGCAAGTTTACACAAAGCGCCGCAATACTGGTTTCGCCCACGGGCGAGTGGAGCAAACCAGTTACCATCGTGACAAGGGAAGAAACGCCATGACAACCGCAACCGAAAAGAAACCGTTTACCCCGAGCGCCGCCCTGATTACAGAGGCCGCCGAATTCAAAGACGGCGACCGAACGGCCGTTGACCCCGCGCTTGTGACCTTGCTCCACTTGGATAGCGAAGACAACAGCGGATGGTTGTATACGCGGGAAGAGTGGGAGCAAGACAAAGAGCCGCGAATCTACCGCCGCTTTGGAAACCATGAGGGCTTGGAAGAGGGCGAGCGGGTCGAATTGCTGCCCGACGTGTGGATTGTCAAGATCGACGAGCGCGAACACTGGATTGCCCCCGACGTGCTTGACAAGACGGCGCGCATTTTCGGCGTGTATGTTTTCGACCGCCGGCAAGTGACGCATTGTTGTAGCTTTTCCGGTTCCTACTACTTGTCTTTTCTCGGCACCCAATGGGAAGCGAGCCGAGAATTGACCGACGATGAAACCGAAGCGCTGGACGAAAGTATCTGGGAAGGCAATTGCCAATGCGAATCGTCAAACTATTTTGACCAGCGCGACGTTGACCGGATGATTGCCAAGCCGTGCCGGGAAGGTTTCCTGCCAGAGGGCAGCGCCGGCGGGTTTCACGTTGACGTGACCGCCGTTGTGACCGACGATGCGATTGCCGAGATAGAGGAAGCATACCGGGGGAGTGAACTATGAGCTTCACGGCCGCCGACAAGGCAATCATGCAAGAGGCAATCGACGCCTTGCGAACCCGAACGCCGTTGTGGCAGCGGATAACCCGACAACTTGCCGCGATACACCGGAAGGAAAACATCGCGCGGTACGGCAAGGCTTCACCATTCACCACAAAACGACAACCATGCTAGTGAAGTGCAAACAATGCGGCTGCTACGTCGAAACCGACTACGGCAAAGACGCCCCGGCCGAACACCTTGACGCCGCCGGCACGCGCGAAGACCCGCGTAGCCCCGGCGACCACGATGATGTTTGCGACGTGTGCGACTATGGGAGCAACCGATAATGGTACACTTTGTAGAGCTTGACCAGTTGACGCCGCTAGGGCAAACCGAAATGCTGGCCTACCTTGACCGCAAGCGGGAAGAGGCATGGGAAGCGGCCGACGTGAGCAAGGCCCGCGTGTACTTCGCCGACCACGTAAGCGAATACCCGAACGATCAAATGGCCTACGCCGTGTGGCTGGGCATGGGCAAGGGAGTCCGTTGTGCATTCCGGGGAGCGGGCGACACGCGACCCGTGTATACATGGGACTTGGTTGACAGAGGATAGCAATGGGAAGGGCAGGCATCGTATCGTCGAAACTGTTGGCCGAGCATGGCCGTTGGGACGTGGCCCACTATCTGGGCAACCCCGACGTGCTAGAGGGCAACGTGGTTGACGCCGCCGAAAAGAATCTGACAGCGGCGACGGCCCGACTTGACAAGGCAAGAGCCGAACAAGAGGCCGAACGCGCAAGAGTTGCGGGGCTAGAACAGTTTGTGAAGAGGCTTTGATAGTCTGTTGTGTGTGTGGTTGCTTCCCTTGTGGCCCGGCGGACGTGGTTGCCCGCCGGGCCTTCTCTTTGCGCCACTTGCGCACGTCTGCGGAAAGGGCTACAAAATGTCCCCCTATGCGCAGCGGCGCGCAAGGGCGACGGCCGCCGGCGCTTAGCGCTATCGGCCGTTGGCGCTTAGCGCTATCCGCTCGATGCGCTTAGAGCTTCCCCGACGCCGGCCGGTTGCCGAGCTTCCCCGACGCCGGCACTTTGCGCCACAAGACGCCAATAAGATCGACCCGGCAACCAGGCTGACAACCAGGCTGACAACCAGGCTGACAACCAGGCTGCAACCAGGCTGCAACCAGGCTGACAGCGGGCCGCCCGGATCGGCCGCCCGACGCCGGCCAGATCGACGCCGGCCGGATCGACGCCGGCCGGATCGACGCCGGCCGCCCGGATCGGCCGCCCGACGCGGGCCGGATCGACGCGGGCCGGGCCGCCCGGATCGACGCGACGGGCAGGAGCCGGCCGCCCGGATCGGCCGCCAGCCGCCCGGATCGGCCGCCGGCCGGGCCGCCCGGATCGACGCCGGCCGCCACGGGGCCACAAGAGGCCCGCTAGATCGACGGGCGGAAGAAACGGCCGCCGACACCGGGCCGCCCGGATCGACGCCGGCATGGGGCCGCCACGGGCTGCTAGATCGACGCCGGCCGCCCGACGCCCGACGCCGGCCGTTGTGTCCGGCATTGTCAAGTTTTTCGGACACAAGACTTGACAACGCGCCAGGGAATGCGAATCACGTTGCCGCCGGCCGCCGGCAATTTTCGGCCGCCGCCCCTTAGCAGATTTTCCGTTCCGGTTGCGCGACCTTAGCGGTTTTTCGCGCCCGGTTAAAGGGCCGGGCGACCGGCATGTTGGACAAAATCGGCCAATCGGCACAACCGGCAGACTCGACAGAATCCCTACGATCGGCACAACCGGAAAACCCGGTCAACCCGCTACCATCGGGCAATCGGACAATGCCGCGCAATCGGCATAGGGGCGGGGAGTCTGCGCGGGGTTCCCTTGCTGCCCTCTTGCTGCCCTCTTGCTGCCCTCTTGCTGCCCTCTTGCTGGCAAGCAAGAGCGGGGCTAGGAAGAGCGGGGCGGGGCAAGGGCAGCAATGGGGCAGGGCAGCAAAGCAAGAGCAAGGCGGGGCAAGAGCGGGGCTAGAATAGGGCAAGGCGGGGCAGGGCAGCAAGAGGGCAGCAAGAGCAAGCAAGAGGGCAGCAAGAGGGCAGGGCAGCAAGAGGGCAGCAAGGCGGGGCGATAGATCGGCAAGGCGGGGCAGGGCAGCAAGAGCAAGGCGGGAAGAGCAAGGCGGGGCAGGGCAGCAAGAGCAAGGGCAGCAAGGCGGGGCAATGGGCGGGGAGTCTGCGCGGGGAGTCTGCGCGGGGAGTGTATCGGGCATAGCTTGCGCCTTGTGGTTGTGGTTGCGAAGTCTGCGCGGGGAGTCTGCGCCCCGCCTCTTGTCGAGTCTGCGCGGGGAGTCTGCGCCCCGCTCTTCCCTTGTGTGGTTGTGTCGAGTCTGCGCGGGGAGTCTGCGCCCCGCTCTTCCCTTGTGGTTGTGTCGAGTCTGCGCGCTTCCCGCGCGGGGAGTCTGCGCCCTAGTGGTTGCGAAGTCTGCGCGGGGAGTCTGCGCCCTTGCTCTTCCTGCCCCGCCCTATATGTCCAAGTCTAACCAGCAATCGGCAGACAATCCCCGCTCTTGCGCAAGCAAGCGCAATGCTTGCTCTATTTCCGCCTTGCAATAGGGGTTCCCCGCCTTGTTTCCTCTTGTGGCCCATATCAATAGGGTTTCGATTGCCTCTATCAATTCTTTCCTATGGGGTTTCGGCATTGCTGCGCCTCTTGTGGTTGTGTGGTTGTGTGGTTGTGGTTGTGTGGTTGTGGTTGTCGAGTCTGCGCCCTATCGGCATTGCTTGCGCATTGCGGCCGATTGTCTGCGCACCACCCGCAACCGATAGCCCCGCCCCCTTAGCTCTTCCGCAAGCGCGGCATACTGCGCGGGGGTTGCGGGTTTGCTTTCCCGCATACATCCCCCGTAATCGGCCGCGCAATGCTGCCCTATATGCTGATAGCAAGAGCAATGCCCGGATAGATCGGCCGCAATCGACGGGAAGAGCGCGAATACTTCCCCGCCCTTATCGACCCGAAACAATACGGGGGTTTCGGTTGTGTCCATTGCTTCCATTGTGGTTGTGTCCATTGCTTCCCTCTTGTGTGGTTGTGGAGTCTGCGCGGGGTTGCCCTTGTCAAGGGCAAGGGGAACCCCGCGCGCACTTGCTACCATTTTAGATTGCTGGGGAGTAGCTTATAAAGATTGTCGCAAGCGCTTTCCCATTGCAGCGCTTGCGGGATTAAACCCGCAAGGCGGGTTTCGATGGCGCGCGCTTTTGTTGCCGCATATTCCCGCAAGAGCGCGGGGTGGTTTGCTTGCTGGCAATATGCTTGCAAGTCTGATAGCGGCATACAATCCAAATTTTCCGCCTCTTGCTCTTCCGCCTCTTCCGCCTCTTCCGCCTTGCTGCCCTGCCCCGCCTCTTGCTCTTCCGCCTCTTCACAATAGGCGGATTCTATGCGCTTCCCGCAATGGTCGCAACTAAGCGCGGGATTCTCATAATTGCATTCTGCCCCGATAAGATACCATTGCGAATCATCGGGGCTAGCTTGCGCGCACTCTGGCAACCCCGCGCACTCTGGACACAATACCCCGCAATCTTTCGCAAGGTAGTAAATCGGATAGCCCCCCGGAAAAGCATAGGACATTAAACGCCCCGATTCTAGCGTATACTCTGCGCGATTAAACATAGCTTGCCCTTGTGGTTGTGTGGTTGTGTGGTTGTGGTTGTGGAGTCTGCTAGCCCTCTTCCTCTTCCGCCTCTTCCTCTTCCTTTTCCTTCTCTGGCAATTCGCCACTATCGACGTATCGGCCGCATGATTCGCAAACCGTATCATGCCAGTCTGCGCCCTCTTCCATCGGGGTAAACTCCCCGCAATACCCGCAACGAATAACCCCTTCCTCTTCACAATGCGCGCTTTCCGCCTCTTCCAACCATCCGCCCCATGATGTAGAAAATACTTCCCCCTCCCCTTCCTGCCCTATGGTTAGATCATAGGTTTCCCCCGTATTCAGATACGCCAATTCCCGCCCCGCGCAATCGACGTATTCTATCCCGAAAGTCTGCGCGCCCCACCCCGCGCGGCGCAAGAATTCTTCCGCCCCTTCTAGCCCCCGGTTGTGTCGATTCGCATAGCGCGCCGCATGATTGCAAGCGCTATCGAATTCCCCGCGCGCCCTGATTGCTGGCATTGTTGCAAGCATTGTTTTCCCTCTTGCTCTTGTGGTTGTGGTTGTGGTTGTGGTTGTGTGGTTGTGGAGTCTGCTAGCAGTATACTAGCGAATCATCCCCGACGTATAGGGAACACTCCCCGAATTCTTGCGCGCGATCGGTCAATATCTGCCCTATCTTGCGCGAATAATCACCATCCCAATACCCTGCCCCATGATGGTTGCGGGTCAACCAGAAATGGAAACCCGCGCGGGATAGATCGGCCGCAATCATGCGGTAGTTAGCTTGCTGGAATTGCTTGCAATCTTCCGCCATTGCAAGCAAGGTTTCGGGGGCAATGTCCCCCGCGCTTTTGCTCTTGTCAAGGGGTTCCCCGCTATCGTCGATACTTGACCATAGCGCGCACTCGACATAAGCGCGGGTGAATTCGTCAAGCGCGGCAAGGCGCGCCGATTCGCTATCCTTTTCAGAGTGTAGAATGGTTGCAAGCATTGTTTTCCCTCTTGTGGTTGTGTGGTTGTGGTTGTGGTTGTGGTTGTGTGGTTGTGGAGTCTGCTAGCCCTCTATCAAGCGCGCTTCCCCTTGCCAATCATCGGGCATATCATCCGGGGGCAAGCAATATGCTTGCATACCATCCGTATCGGGTGTATCTAAATCCCCTGCCCCCGGAACACAAGGGGAACACCCCCGACAATTCGCAACGTATGGGGATTCGCAAACCCAAACAAGAGGCGCGCCCCCTAACCACCCCATAAGCAATTTAACTTTGCCGCGCGGGGTGGTGTATTCGTATTCGTATTCTTCCTCTTCCGATTGCCAATCATCCCCTAGCCCCCCGTCAAGCAAGCTATCGACAATTTCGGCAATGTCCAGAGAATCGACGATTGCGGCCGCGCGGCAAGTGTAATCGTCGATAGCCCCGACGATTGCGCCCTTGACGGATTCGCCTAGCTCTTCCTTCCAAGCGCGATAGGTCAAGCTATCGCCATTGCTCATAATATCGTCAAGCAATTCGGGGCAATTGTTCCCCGACAATACCCCATAGGGAATTCCGGTTGTGGTATTGTAATTCGGCATTGTTCCGCCTCTTGTGGTTGTGGTTGTGGTTGTGTAGAGTCTGCTAGCCCTCTTCCTCTTCCGCCTCTTCCTCTTCCGCCTCTTGCTCTTCCTCTTGCCATTCTTCCTCTTGCTGGCAATGCTGCGCGGCCGCGCTTTCCCCTAAGCAAGGCGCGCCGCATTCTGGACACTCATAAGCAAGGTATTCCCGCGCTTCCCCGCGCGAATTCGTATATGCCGCGCTAACTACGTCAAGGTATTGCGGCGCGCCCATATTCGCTAGCCTATCGGCGATTACGCTAGCCCTTGCCCCGCCTTGCCAGCAATCGCCCCGCGCTATTCGCGCTAACTTTGCTAGGGCGCGCTCTTCCCGGTTGTGGAGTCTGCTAGGGTGAATTTCAAGCATTGTTCACCCCGCAAGCATGATAGAAGCGCTGCCGATCAAACCGCCCATTGCTTGCCGCGCAAACATCGGCGATAAGGCGCGCTGCCCTGCCCCGCTCTTCCAAGTCTGAAATTTCGGCGATTGCTTGCGCAAGGGCGGTAAAATGTTTTCGGGACATTGCTTTTCCCCTCTTGTGTGGTTGTGGTTGACTAAACGACTAGGAAACAAGGGCAGCAAGGGAATTGCTGCGCCATACGGGTCAAGATTGTCTGCGCTGCGCCTAGCGGGTATCGGGTAGCAATGGGCAAAGTCTGCGCCCATGATTCGCAAACCGAAACCCACCCGCAATCGGCCGCGCGCCATACAAAGAATACCCCGTCAAGATAACAGCAAACCGCAAAATTGCTTCCCATGATTCTCCCCTTATCGCGCGATTAGATCGGCAAGCATTGTTTCGACAATCGACGGGGCGCGCTCTTGTGGGGCGCGCCTATCGGCAACCCGCCTATCATGGCGGGGAATTCGGATGGTGCGCGAAAAGCAAACCATCGGCCGATTCCAGCAAGCTAGCTCTATCCATTGCGCGGGTATCCATTCTACTTCTCTTGTGTCGAGTGTATCCATTGCTCTTCCCTCCCCTTCTATTAAACCATACTATGGGGCAGCATTGTTGTCAAATTCAAATTCAAGAATTCCGAATTCTGAATTCCCCTAGGTCAAGCGCAGATTGCCCCGATTGTAGGCGCGCAGCGCGCCCCCTTGTGTGCGGAATACCTTGCTTGTCAGATTGCCCCACCCCTTGCAATCTTGCCAATAATAGCCCCTATCGTCGGGGCTATACCATAGCGCTAAATCGCCCCTTGTGAGAATCGGCCGCATTGTGTCCCCCCTTCTATGGCAATCGCCAATTCTCTGCTAGAGTCTGCCCCGTCCAAGTATCGACCACGTAAGCAAGCAAGGGCAACCGATAGCAGACTTTGCAAGCGCTATCAGGGCGCGCGAAACCCGCTAAGGTTTCCTGATTGTCCATTCTGGCAATGATTCTATACCGCATTGTGTTTCCCTTTCTAGGCTAGGCCGAAACGGCGATTAAACCGGATAGCGCGCCATCGGGCATACCATAGCTTGCGGATTGTATCCCGTGTTCTGCGCTTCCTTTTCCCGTCTGGCATGATTGCTTCCCCTTCCTATCTAAACCGTAGTATGGGGCAGCATTGTTGTCAACCGGATGAATTCGGAATTCGGCAGAATGCGGAAGAGCGCGCCCGTACAATCCCACCCCGCAAACAAGGGCAGGGCAGCAAACAAGGGAACCCCGCCCCGCCCCTTGCTTGCCCCTTGCTTGCCCCTTGCTTGCCCCGCCCTTGACCCGATAGCCCACAAGGGCAGCAAGGGCAAGGGCAGCAAACAAGGCGGGGCAGACTTCCCCGGATGATTCGCGCGGGGTGGTGCGCAGCAAGGCGGGGCAGCAAGGCGGGGCAATTGCTTGCAATTCTGCCCCGCCTCTTGACCACAAGGGCAGGGCAGCAAACAAGGGCGGGGCAGTATGGGGCAGCATTGCCCCGCCTCTTCCCCGTCGATAGGGCAGGGCAAGAGGGGCAGCAAACAAGAGCGGGGCAACCCGCGCCGCCTCTTCCCGCCTTGACGCAAGGGCAAGGGCGGGGGCAACAATGGGGCAGCATTGTTGTCAAGCAAGGGCAGGGCAAACCCGCCCCGCTCTTGCTGCCCTCTTGCTGATAAGATGATAAAGGGCTATGATACACCACTAAATTGACCTAACCTATTGCAGATTGCAGACTTGCAGCAATGGGAGGGCATGATAAAGTACACTCGCCCATATTACCCTGATATGCGCGCCTATATCTGATTTTAGGAATTAGAGGGAATGATATGATAATTATCATATTATCAGGTTATCAGGATGGCGCGAATAACACGCGCGCGGTTAGATGCGCGCCATAGTTGGGGTTTACCCTACTTGCTGGTTGTGCCGATTGTGCTGCCCTCCCTGCCCTCTTGCCTAAGCGCTGCCCTCTTCGCGCGCCTCTTGCTCCCCCGCTCTTCCTGCCCTCCCC